AGTAGCTACGTCACCTCACCTGCCATTCACGAATTACGTATTTATCCAATGGCTGTTGCTGTCTTAGTTACGCTTCAAGCAACTACTTTCTTTATACCTACATGAGACCTCTAACCTTCAGCTTACTCTGTAGATCTACTACAGCAGCTTCAGGGTCAGACATAGGTGTTGATTCAATAAAATCACTGTAGGATGCAACCCACTTGCGATCTTCAGGTAGGTAATCCAGGGTTACACCAACTGAATAGTCATTATCCTGGTCATCAGTAACCAGAATATCACCTTCACCATCCTTAGGGCTGGGATAGAGTACAGGACAGGAAAGTAAGAGATCTGTGAGATTCATGACTACTTCAGATTTGCGTGAATTTCCTGAATCTTCTTGAACTGATTCTCCGTGAAAGAATTTTGAGCTTTCATATCCATGTAGAATCCCAGTTCAGCATCGCTGATACCATGATTCTTATGGAGGAACTGCAACTCACGGAATGTCAGAAAACGACCGATGTCCTGAAGAACACGATCTTTGGTGAAGACATTCTTATGCTTCGCCAAATAGGAGCTAAGGAGCGGTATGCTTGTTATCTCTGAATTCTGAATCTTTTTCATGTGAAGTGAGAAAAGTAAGTATTAAACTCTTAGGATTGAGAATAAAAGCAATAATCCATCCCATTACAATATCTATTACTCTCATAAGTAACAGTACTAATAATGGAATAATAATTAAAGCTAGTATGGATACTAATTCGAAAGGCATACGAATATCATCCAGAACAAGGCTGCAACCCACATGTAAAGCATGCGATCTATAGCCAGGGCATTCTTCTTCTTTTGGTACTTCTCATAGGTTGCTGTTGTACCTAAGCCAGGTTCATAGACATCCCTAGGGTTGTTCAGAGTTTGTACCAAGTTGTCCAGGAAGCAAAATGTTGCTACCAGGGCAATGAGCAAAACAATCCAAATCATTATAAATCAGAATTAATGGTAATAGTGCCATGAAAGGCAGAGAATGAGTTTTTTTCTAATACACTAATTTCTCCAATCTGATAGTCCGGATAATTAGTGTATAATACTACTCCCATAAACTCACTTTCATCTACTTCAATTTGACCTTCACACTCATCTGTAACCAAGAAGACTGCTGAATTATTAGTTACAATATCTCCTATGTTAAACTTAGGTTTACCATGAGGACTAATACTTACCTTAGCCATTTCTCGTAAATTTAAGTGTTATTGTACAAGATCTCCCACCCAAAAAATATTCCGGGCAGGAGAATCCTTGTATTTAGTTACTTTAGCGATGGTCATACACTAATAGTGCTGGTCGTTAAAGTGGATGATGGTCTTGAGAATGATGGGATTACCCCATTTGTCCAATACCAGGGAACGTTTCTTCAGCTTGTCCTCACTGGTATACTTGAAGACATGCTGAATCCGGGAGAAGCGTTTCCCCGGACCGACATTGCTGGGTCGTACTTTGTACATATTTGCACCACGACGTGCAGATCGTGCTGCACTTGCTCCTCTTGCTTTTGACATGATAATGATGATTTAGTTGGCCATCTTCTTGGCCTGGTTCCGAACGTAATCGTTGAATGTTTTCTCCATGAATTTCTTGTAGGAGATAGGCTTCTTTCCTGCAAAGAACTTGCAGTTGTAGGAGAGTCGCTGGAATCCCATATTCGATTCATCGATGCCAATCAGCTCCTGGAAGAGAGGCTTCTTGGTCTTGGGATTGGCGATGACCCTGTGGTTGTAAGAACAACCTCTAAGGTCCATGTTGAGGTCAAAACGCATCTTCGGTGATGCTTTTCCTGAATTGGGAATAATAGTAAGCATAATGATTTGTGTAATTAAATGTTAGTGATTGTGTGATAAATTATTAAAAATTACTGCATCTGACTTAGTTAATTGCTTCCCATTAGAACTATCTGCCGCATTAAAGGGGTGACGCTGGCACTGGTATCTCACGAAGTATACCGAGCTGATAGGCTAATGGGTTGTGTTCTATATTGACTCCAGATTGTATGTCTTATGAGCCATTATTTAGGGACTGCTACATTCAAAGCAAGTTTAAATAATTTGGATCTAGACAGTAATAATTTGCTAATTTCTCAAAAAGGTAGGCATCTCTGAGATGTTTACCAATTTGCCAAAGACTCTGATATATTCACCAGCCTTAATACGAGGTCTTTTAGGACGTTTGTACTTGCTGAGTGCTGATAATACCAAAGCTTTCTTAGCAACCGTAGAATAGGCTAATTTAGCCCTTTTTATAGGTTGCATGGCTCACAATCGTATCATTATGATTACGCGAAGGGCCCTTTTCGATACGACAGAGGACGAACTGCCGACATTCTTGCATCCTTGATACAAGTCCGTGATGAGTGAAATATTTCATCTCTTAATAGAGATTAGTTTCTATAGAATATTATAGCTATAATTTCTGCTATTAATCCTATTATAGGAATAAATGCACAAAATTTAATCCAGTCGGGTATATTATACTCAGCTAAATTAACTAACACACATAGCTGTATACAATACGTTAGGAATAGAAATAATAACATCATAGAGTTAAAATTTAGTGGGCCTTACCAGGTTTGAACTGATGACCTTCGGATTATGAGTCCGCTGCTCTAACCAGCTGAGCTAAAGGCCCTAAATTAGTTCCTGTAGGGAGATTCGAACTCCCCTGTCTAAATTATCACCAGAAAGTTATAATGGTGACAAAGTAGCTCTCCATATACCACACAAAGCTAAAGGTGTGTGACTATCAGGAATCATTTCTCAAGGCAAAATTATTACCTCGGGCATGATGCAGCTATGACAATTAGTCATACACTGACAGCATTTCAAGCCCAGCTATTGCAGTTAGCCTACCTGTTTATCATTAACATCTGCAAACTGTTAATATTATCAGGTAATATTCATCTTAGACAGGATAATTGGCCTATGATGATGTAGGATTATGCATACCGCCTATGTGAGACAGTTAAGAGTGCCAAATACGGTTAAAGAACGTTGACAGTATGCACCAGTAGTTAAACATCTCTCAATGGATACTACTGTTTATAGTCTGTACTTGGAGAGTGATAATACCAGTAACTAAGACAAGTATGCTCATCTGCAGTGAGACTAAAATCTTGTATGTTCTGGAGACACCATTTGACATACCCAGCATCACTCTTGATAACCTCTAAGTATGTCTTATACTTGTATTTACCAAAGGTAAATATTCGTAAATCTTCCAAGGTCTTCTGCTTATAATAAGTAATAATATCCTGTGATGGATAAGTCTTACTTATAGCAGGATTCGTACTCGCAATGACCATAGAACCACTCGTTACTATGATGTGAAAGTAACGCTTCTGATATTGTCCATGACCATATTTGGACCTAATGCCTCCTACTAAGACATTATAAGTACTCAATTTAAGAGTTAGTGAACAAATTCCATACAGTATATCATTAGCTATTAACGCATATGTTTACATAAGATTAATACGAAAATGATTCTAAGGTATGAAATTTTGACTGAAATATTCCGAATGGACAGTTACTCCAAAATATATTTTGAGGCTGTAAAAAGTGCCTTAAAATGCGAAATATAGGGTATTGGGAGATAATCTCTCACTCTGAACTCACAACTTTGCTTTCTTATGCAGAGATTTGGGTAGTTTGAACACTTCCTTGTAGATATCTACAGGTACAGCATAAGTAGAGTCAGGGCAAGGGTTTGCATTAGTTTCAATACAGAATCTGCATTCACTCCATCTGGGATGTTCCATGACTAATTGAATCTCTGGCCAACCGACCATAACATAAGTCTTCATGATATAGTAAATTTATGGGGAAAACCTATTTAAAGAAAGGGGGAAAGAGGGGGGATTATAGGGGGGTAATAGGAGGAGGATTGTTAAGGGGGAGGGAAGAGGGGGGAAGAAAGGGGGGAGGAAGTAGAGATATTTCTCCAGTTTCCTCACTCCTATTGGATATTCCATGACCGAATCATGAGGTATGCCAACCTGAATTTTTAGAGCACATAAATGTTCTTCTTAACATCCAGAATCCTGTGGTATCTGCTCATGTAATCATGCCAATGAGCGGTGACATATTTACGAGCATCCTTAAGCTGATGAAATGATGCTCGGAACTCTCCGTCGTTCATTTCAACCCGATAACGTTTCATAGTTTTGTAGATTATGGTGATGCATACTTGGAGAGATCCAAAAAATATCTCCCCACACCCAAGTGATGAGTGTGAGGAGAAAGAAGCGGCCTACTTCAGAGCGAAGTTGACCTTTCCCGAATTCAGTGCTTCGAGAGTGCTGGTGGCGACTACGACAGCATCGCCAGGGTTGTAGGCAACCATCGAGACCTGGATGCGATCCTCGTCATCCGTCCAGACAGTCATGCGGGCATTCAGACCCTTCTTGTAGTCCGTGATGGTCGGAACCTTACCGTCGGTGAACGTGTTGGTGAACACGAACTGACTGCGAGGCGTGTCATCCCCTTCAACCTTGAAGAAGATACGACGCCGGCGAGGATCCTCAACGGGATTGCCCTGCTCGTCACGTACGAACTCACGATCACCAGTGGGCTCACCATTGGCATCGAGTTTTGCGGTGGACTTGAAGACCGGCTCGATACGAGAGATCACGATGTCCAGATCCGTCTCGTCCTTCCGGAGATTCACCGCATACAGCTTGCCGAGAATATCAGCTTTTGCCATAACTTGATAAGTTTATGATACGTTGTAACCTACTTTGTATTGGTGAGGCTACGATTAGACCAAGAGGTTTCCGTAACTACGGTGCAAGATGCACTGACCGTTCGGTCCTCCGAAGGCTGGCCGGGTCGCGGGCTTTAACACTCCTTGGAAACCTGACGGGGGGAGAACCCCAAAAGGGAGCCGGGAGGGGGCCTAAGTGGGGAATATGTCACCCTCAAACATTTTCTCCGGAAAAATTTTTTATTGTAGAAAAAATTTTCATTTTATAAAATTTGGAAATATGGGAAATTTTTTGTATATTGCAAAAGTTTTAAATTTACTTTATGAGTAAGAAGAATAATTTAGAGAAGGTGATAGATACTCTAAGGAAGGAGCAGTCTAGGGCCAGGGAATTAAGTAGTCACAGTACTACTAATGGAGAATTTTACTTTTATGATAGCATTGCCGAGCATTTAGGTGAGGTTATTCATGAAGTAGCAAGAATTAATGATTTACTAAGTTATGAGCGATCGTAAGAAGGTTCTAACACTAGAAGATTTTGAAGAGTTTTTACGGGACTATCCTTGCTTCGTTGAGAGTTCTGAGAAGTATCCTTTAAGTGAGGATACTTTAACTAAGTTTTTTGAGTATGTTAAAGAAGGTATGCATTATGCGAAAAAGAAGTGTACAAGTAGGAGAAATAAGAGTTGAGGATTATGATCTTTCTTTAGATTATCTAAGGATCCAGAGACCCAAAGATCTTTTAGATTTACGGTTAACCTATGAGGATGGTAAGTTAGTAGAAATATCTACAGATTATAGAATTTTAGTAAAGCCTAGTAAGCGGCATAAACGTAAGAGACGATGAATACATTAGTAAAGATTAGGAGATGGACTTGGGAATTTCCGCAGAGTTTATTAGGGGCTATATTATTGCCTTTTTATGAGAAGACACGATTAAAAACCTTTGAGTATAGGGATCAGGAAGTGTATATTTACGATAAATTTCCTGGGGGTATTTCCTTAGGTTATTATGTACTATTAGACTATAATAGATATGATTGGAATAATCAGAATATCAGGCTTAGTTTAAAGAATTCTGTTAAGCATGAGAGTGGTCATGGCATTCAAAGTAAGTGGTTAGGTCCCTTATATTTACCCACTGTAGGATTGCTTAGTGGATGTCATAATCTTATTTGCAGGATTAAGGATCGTTATCATAAGCGTTATGATTATTACAAGTTTTTTGTAGAGAGGTCTGCAGATAAACTAGGGGGAGTTGTACGATGAAGTGGGAAGAGTTATCGATGTCAGATAGATCTAATTTAATGAAAGCCTATCTACAGAATGGAGTGGTCCGGCTTAGTGATATGAGGGATCATTATAACAAGTTCGTAAGTGGTGGTCCTTTAAGGAATGAATATGATAATCCAGAAAGTCCTGAGGAATATACTACTTTTCCTTATAAACCTACACTTCGTAGAGTAAATAGTTTTGATCGTGGAGGAGCTGTAGATCTTCCTGTGAGAGATTCTACGCAGCCTACAGTACGACCAATTTTTGCGGGTAATTTCCAAGTACAAGAACAGCCAGAGTATGCTGGTCCTATAGTAGGGGAAATTAGAGCAGACGAGCGGTCTAAAACTCAGAAATTTTTTGATAGAGTTAGGACTAACTATAATACAAGTTCTTTTGGTAATAGTGCTGTTGCAGAAGTTTTATCAGCAACTACTCCTTATGGATTAGTTCATGAGTCTATGAGGGGTAATAATGATAGTGCTTTATTAAGTGTAGTACCTTTTGGAGCTACTATTAAATCTGGTGCTAAAGTAGCTAAATCTGCTTATAAAGTGGGAAGAGCTGCCAGTAATAAGTTGCCCTCACAAATAAATCAGGGTAAACTTAGAGCCAGTGATCTTAAGCAGCAACAAGATAGATTAGAATTATTTAGAGAATATTTGAATGATCCTGAGGTTAGGAAAAAAATCCCAGCGTTTTATGAACCCAGAATTAATAGACTTGAAGAAGATATTAATAACATGCAGAAGGTCTATAATGATGGTTTAAATAGTTATTATGATATTGAGGATGCTCCTTATTTTCTCGGATATAACACTAAAATAGTTAATCCTCCTAATCCTAACTGGGCAGGATGGTATGACCCTAATGATGATTTAATAAGGCTCACCCCTTCCTCTATAGATAAGGGGAGGACTACTACATGGGCTCATGAGTATAATCATTTTCTGGATCATAATATAGTATCAAGCCAAGGTTACATGGATATTTCTCCAGAAATACTGGAATACTTAAAATCTTTAATTGATCCATACAGATATTCTTCCAGAAAGGAGTATTTCATAAATACCCAATTAGGGCCATTAAGTAAGAATTTCTATAAACTTTCCAACACAAGTTTAGGCAAACAGTTTTCTAAGGTTGTTCCTAAAAAACTTAAGGACTTGTCACGTAAAACCTATAAACGGTTTTATAGGAATTCTGCTGCTAATATTAATGACTTTTCTTATCGGACCTCCCCACTTGAGGCCAGGGAATATATGAGCGAAAGAGCACAAACTCTATGGCAATTAAATAAGGAAAGAGGGGAGAATTATCTTATTCTATCTGAAAATGAGCCACTTCTTAGAGAAAATCCTGGTATTAGTGCATTATTGGATGGCATTCCAAAAAGGAACCGTAAAGCCTTTTTAAAGAATTTTGAAGAGAAAGGTTTTTCATATGGGGGTTACCTATAGATGCTTAATTAGAAATAATTTTAGTGATCTTGCAAAATAATTGGTAAAAAATTTGGAAATGTCAAATATTTTACTTATCTTTGTATAACATTTAAAACTTAAAGATATGGCTTGTAAAAAGAAGGGTAAAGGTAAAGTTAAGAAATAGGGTGAGGTGGGCTGAGCCTACTGAGCGATTGTCATAAACACTTTTTCATCATGTCAAATGCAGCAGGTTCTCTGCTGGCACGGGTTAGGGGTACCCTTGGTAATGTAAAGTTCTTTACAAAGTCCATAAAACTCCTTCTTTGGGAGATGGCTGACTGGTCTAGGCACTTGACTGTTAATCAAGGTTACGCAGGTTCGAACCCTGTTCTCCCAGCTAATTAATTTTAACTTTATGAGCAAGAAAACTTGGATTAAAATTGGGATTGGCACAGCTGTTGTTTTAGCTGTTGCCGCAATGATTAAAATTGTCCCTTTTTATGGGACATTGTTGAGTCTGTGCAGTTATGCTGCAGGTATCGCTTCCTACTGGGCTATTGATAAGTTTGGCAAGGAAGTAGTAAATAAGGAGAAATAATCAATAATTAATTATGGAAGCAAGAAGAAAGTATTACACCTTTGGCGAAGCCTTGGGTAAAATTCTGGAGGATCCCGACAATCTAGTCATGACAAAGTCCAAATATGCCTCAACCGGCAGTGTAATTATGGAAGTCCTACCTCGCGTAGATTGTGAGTATCCTAAGCAGCCTATGCTAATGCTGGTGACTCCCATTGGAGTAGTAGAATATACTCCCTCACAAGAGGATATTCACAGTATGCACTGGTTTATTCTTCATAGAGAATGCCCTGATAAGGGAAAGGATGAGAAGATTCCTGAAGATTTAACAGAAGATGAATTTAGTCCTGCTAATCAAAAAGCCTTAGTTAAGGAACTGGCAGACGCTGTTACTGAAATGAATAAACTTATTAGTAAGCTTCTTTAATATGAAGAGTAAGGATATAGTATTTGGTTTAGATGCCCTTTCTGAGGTTAAGAAAGGAGTTGACCTTTTAGCAGATGCTGTAAAGGTTACCTTCGGACCTAAAGGTAATACAGTAGTTATATATGAGGATAACTATCCAAAGGTTACGAAAGACGGTGTCACTGTAGCCAGAGCTATAAATTCTTCAGAGCCACTATATGATGTAGGTGTACAGCTTGTCAAAGAAGCTGCTGCTAAGACAGCAGATATGGCAGGAGATGGAACTACAACATCAACTATCATCGCTCAAGCTTTAATCAATCTCATCTATCAGCAACTTGTCGCAGGTGCAGATCCTAAAGCTATAAGAGCGGAGTTAGAGAAATCCAATGAGGTTGCTAGGGAGGTTATTAAATCCCTAGCCACCAAAGTTGGGGATACTCCGGATAGCATCAAGCATATAGCTACTATTTCCGCTAATGGGGATGAATTTATAGGTACGCTAATTGCAGATGTTATATCAAAGATAGGATATGATGGTGTTATTACTCTAGAAGAGTCTAATGGCTTTGATACATATGCCGAAACAGTAGAAGGGATGCAGATTAATAAGGGATATATCTCCCCTTATTTTATCAATGACCCTACTAATAGAGCAGTAGTATTAAATAATCCTAGAGTACTAATTTATAATGGTATTCTAAATAATGTTAAGGATCTATTCTCAATCCTTGAATATATAGTACAAGATAATGAAGAAATCCTACTTATAGCTAATGATTACTCACCTGAAGTAATTAATGCTATAGTTAGGAATGTCCAAAGAGGATTGCTTAAAATAGCAGCGATTCGAGCACCTGGTGTAGGTGAATATAAGAAAGATCTTTTAGAAGATATTTCAATAATTACAGGATCTCCAGTATACGATAAACTGCCTATTATATCTTTAAAGGGATATCCATCATCAACAGATGATATTAAGTTAGGTACAGTTAAAAAAGTTGTAGTAACCTCAGACAATACTACTATTATTGGTTCAACCGAAGCTAATGAATCAATTAAAGCAAGAGTAGAGATGCTTAAGGAGTCATTAAAAAACGATTATCCTAAATATCTTATAGATGATATTAAATCTCGAATTGCTAAATTATCTGGTGGAGTAGCTGTTATTTATGTAGGAGCACCTACAGAAATTGAAATGTCTGAGAAGAAAGATAGGATTGAGGATGCAGTATGTGCTACTAGAGCTGCTATCGAAGAAGGAGTAGTTGTAGGAGCAGGTATTATACAGGAAGACATCTCCAAGACTTTAGAGAAGAAGGGATATCATATTTTAGCTAAAGCTCTCATGGCATGTAGAAAGCTTATTCTTGATACTATGCCTATCTATTATGAAGATGCTTTAGAGTCTAATATTTTAGACCCTGCTAAAGTAACAAGAGTCTCTATAGAGAATGCACTTTCTGTAGCATATATGTTCTTATCTACTAAATGTGTAATAATTAACGAGAATGAAGCATCTAACAGCTTATATTGAGGCGTTTAATGAAGCTTATACTCCTCCCTATAAGTTAATATTATGGGGTCCATTCTCAGCTGAAAATAATAAAATATCTATTGGTCTAGAACTTCAACTCTTATATGATAAAGGATTTCAGACACTTTTTATAGTAAGTGATGAATCTGAGGATATGACAGAGAAGAATATTAGTTCTACTGAATTAAGAATTATTGATGCTTTTAGAAAAATAGATTTTAATCAATATCTTAAACAATGGAAGGAGAATTAATTAAGCCTAAATGTCCTCCTCTACAGTCTCCTTCCGATTTTGAGAAGGTTAAGTGGAGTAAAGAGGACTATAATAGAGAGCCTGTATTCTACTGTAAAAAGTGCCTTAGTTTAGCAATTATGGCCTATAATGAATCAGGCATCTCTGAATACTGTAATGATTGTGGTAGTACAGATATATCTACAACATCTATTAATGAATGGAATGCTCTCTATAGAGCTAAATATGGTAAAAATTTTTAATTATGGGAAAGAACATGGAAGCAAAACAGCAGGAAAAGCTCACTTATGATCAAGTTAAGGACATTGCAAATAATCTTCAGACACAGCTACAAACTCTTCAGAAGGAGTATAATCGCCTTATGGTAGAGTATAACAGAGCTATGGAAGTTGTTATGGGTAAGCGAATAGATAGTTTGTTTAGTGTACTTAAGTATAGGGAGCTCTTTAATGAAGATTTCGTAAGTGATGCTATTAACAGCATTGAGGATATGCTTACTATTAAAGAAGCTGAACCTGAGAATTACTCAGACGAGCCTTGCTGTGATGACCAGAAGAAAGTAGAGTAATGAGTAAGAGAGATATGACTAAGAATACTGACATTGTATCTATTTCTACTAATTTAAAACCTACTAATCTTAATTTTTTTAAATTATGGTTAGAGTTTCTAAAACCTTTACATAGATTACCTGGTAGAGAACTTACAGTGTTAGCAGCATTATTACAACGTAGATTTGAGTTATCTAGAACGATTACAGATGATGATATACTGGATAAAGTTTTATTTACTGATGAGATTAAAAAAGGTATTGTAGGAAGCTTAGGCATATCTCCGGGAAACTTTCAGTCAGTATTAACAAATCTACGAAAAGCAGGAGTTATTACTAATAATACAATTAGTAAAAGATACATTCCCTCTTTAGAATATGAAGAGGACTCTTATAGGCTATTACTAAATTTTAGGATTAATTATGATAAATAATAAGACTCTTCAAGATATAATTTTGGCTGCTGCTAAGAAATTAGATATGCCAGATGACGTAGTAGAAATAGCTTATAGAGAATATTGGAATTGGGTTAAGGATACATTAGAAAATATTCCTGTAAATGAGGAAATGACAGAAGAAGAGTTTACAAAGATGCAGACTAGCATTAATGTTCCTAGCTTAGGCAAGTTTTATGCGACATATTCCCGAGCTCAATTCCTTAATAAGAGATTTAAAGAATATGCAGAGAAAGCAGTTCAAGATAAAGAAGGTGATGCCTCCGTTCACGAAGATGCTAGTGACGTCTAATACTTACACGGAGGAAGAATGTGTTAGTGAGTCAGGTTTGATTGAGAAAGATTCTGTAGGTATGCTTAAGGACATACAAGAAGTTATCGCAGTTGGCCCTGGAGTACGAGAGTATAAACCTGGGGATTTAGTTCAAATTGACTTCTCAAAGTATGCAAGGAAGCGATACACTAAAGATGATACTAAAGCAGACCTGCCTGATGAATACTATAATGCAACTTTAGATTTCGAAATTCCTATGTTTGAAGTTGATAATAAGGTTGCATTACTTGTAGACAGTGCAAATATCTTCTTTAGAATAGATGAATTTGAGTGGGAAGTAACAGAAGTTACTCCTCCGAAGGCTAAGAAACTAGTATGTTAATTTAACGCTCCCTATCACAAGTAGGGAGCTTTTTTGATATGAAGCTATTTACATATAAGGACTATAATTTAAAGATTTCTGAAGAGGCTTATGCTCTAAGGCCATTTAAGAAACTTGTAGATAGGGATAGAACTAAGGATAAAACAAAGGCTATGAAAGAGTTAGCCTACTTGTATTTTATGTACGATCCAAGGTCAGATTTTTCCTTCGAAATTATAGAGGCAGACAGAGATTTACGTGTTAAAGATAGTATAGGATTAGATGCTGATTGGAAGCCAGATAAGCAGGTTTTAGAAGCTATAGAACTTTATAAATACCTAACTACAACATCTTCTTCTTTACTATTACAAGATACAAGAGTTATTATTGATAATATTCGTAATACTTTTAGATCTATAGATTTAACAGAGAAAGACGCTAATGGTAAACTAGTGTTTAATATAGGTCAAGTTATGACCGCAGTAAAACAAGTCCCTAGTCTTGTTAAGGAACTTACGGATGCTGAAAAAGCTGTATCTAAAGAAATTGAAGATATGGGTACTATGAGAGGTATGAAGCAAAAGGCAATCCTTGAAGATGGGATGAAATCATTCTTAGGAGGAGGTGATTAATGGTACTTATAGATACTAATAAACATCAGACACCTATTACAGAAGAACTTAGAGATTCTTTATCTACAGAAGTATGGAATGATTTCTTAGAAATTATCACTAATGTAGAATTTATTAAGAATCTTATCTCGCCAGATCGCCAACGAGCTAAAGATAGACCCCGTGACTCTTTTGGCAGGATTATAGTAGATATTTGTAAGCCACATATATTAGAGAATATGGACTACTTTAGGCCAGCTGCTATACACTATCAAAAATATGGTTGTTATACTAAGCTTCGTCCTGATGCAAATCCTAAATCAGAGTTTGGTATGTGGCTAACACGAGAAGTTCGTAGGTGCTTAGATGGTATGGTCAGACCTGAAGATGGGGAATGGATTCCTGGAGATTTTTATTTCTACTTAAATTATTTGCCTATTATTCAGACTAAGATACGTAAAGGTACTCGCATAGGTGATCGTGTTGTAGACTTTCCTGAATGCTGGGAAGGTGTTTATCTTAGGGCTCACTATCAATATCAAGCTCGTAATGGTGGTTTATATGATGATTTTGTAGGGGGAAAGCATTCTGTTGAGATTGCTTCTCGTGGTAAATCAAAGTCATACTATGCAGCTGCCATCCTATGTAAATTCTTCCTCTTAGGAGAGAATTCTATTTCTTATGATAAGGTTAAATGTCTTGTAACAGCATATCAGAAGGAGTATCTTATTAAGGACGGTACTCTTAACAAATTTATTGATGGTATAGATTTCTGTGCTAAAAATACTCAATTTCCTCGTGCTAGACTTAAGAATTCTCTTTCAGAGATGCAGTGGATTTCAGGGTATATCGATAAGGATTCAATGATTCCTAGGGGTTCTCAAAATGAAGTATTAGGGGTAGCTGTTAAAGATGATCCTGACAAGATTCGTGGTAAACGTTCAAATAGAATGCTTTATGAAGAGTTTGGTACTTTCCCGAAATTTCTAGATGTATGGCAGACGGCTTTACCTAATGTTCAGGAGAATGCAGCTGCTGCTTTTGGGCAAGCAATAGCCTTTGGTACAGGAGGTTCTGAGGGTTCAGATTTTATGGGAGCTCTTGAGATGATTAATTATCCGGATGGTTATTCAGTATATTCTCTACCAAATGTTTTTGATAAAGGAGCTGTAGGAGCTAGGCGAACAATATTCTTCTTTCCTAGTTATCTTAATTCTAAAGGTTTTTACAATGAAGATGGTGTATCTGATGTTGTAGGAGCTATTTTAGAAGAGATTAAACATCGTGTAATCCTAAAATATAACTCATCTGATCCTATTCAGCTCACACGTCGTAAAGCTGAGTATGCATTTACTATCACAGATGCTATTATGCGTAGGGATAGTAATATCTTTCCTTCTGATAAATTAAATGACCGTATTCTAGAATTAGATCAGAATCCTAAGAGTTTAGACGATATGTGGGTTGGAAGACTTGTTCAGACTAAAGAAGGGAAAGTTGAATTTACTCCAGATGCGGATGTAAAGCCTATTTTAGATTATCCTCATAAAGATAATAAGCTTGAAGGAGCTGTACATATTAATAAGATGCCCATTAAAGGTCCTGATGGCAAGGTACCTTGGGGACGTTATATAGCAGGTGCTGACCCTTATGATGATGATGTATCTGACACTATGTCTCTTGGATCAATCTATGTACTAGATTTATTTACTGATGAGCTAGTTTGTGAATATGTAGGTAGACCTATGTTTGCAGAGGATTATTATGAAACCTGTAGACGTATTTGTTTATTCTATAATGCTGAATTACTCTATGAGAATAATAAGAAGGGTTTATTTACGTATTTTTCTAAAACAAACTGTCTGTATTTGCTATCTGACATTCCTGAGTTTTTAAAAGATAAAGAGATTGTTAAGGGAAATTTCTTTGGTAATAAGGCTCACCCATATTCACAGTTAGTATATACTCCAGAGGGACCTAAACTATGGGGAGATATAAAAATAGGAGATAAGTTGTTTAATACTTATGGTGGTATTACTACAGTGATAGATATTCCATATAATGATAAAACTGATATATACGAAATATATTTACGGGATGGTAGAAAAGTAAAAGCTTCTGCTAATCATTTATGGAATGTTATTACTAATGGAAAGACCTACAAAACTATTTCCACTAAAGAAATGAGTCTTTCCTTAACCAGAGATAAAGGAAAATATAAGGAAGCTAAATATTATGTAATAGGTAATTTAGGTGCTAATTTTAAGGAAGTTCCTTTAAAATTACCAGCTTATTTTATGGGTCTAATGTTAGGAGATGGGTGTTTTACAAGGTCTAGACATCACCAAGCTAATTTTGCATCTTCTATATCAGATTTAGATACATATAAAAAATATGTTCCTTATTCTTGTAAAACAATAGATGATAGGCATCATTGGTGGCGTGTAAAAAATATCGGAAACATACTACAAGAGTTAGGTCTTTCTAAATGTAAATCTCGTACTAAGTTTATTCCAGATTGTTATAAATTCAATTCAATAGAAAATAGACTAGAACTTCTTAGAGGTCTTCTAGATACAGATGGGTGCATAGGTTATGGAGGAAACCCGGAATATACAACAACTTCAGAGCAGTTAGCACTAGATGTTGAATTTGTAGCTAGGAGTTGCGGTATTAATTGTAACATACAAAAATCAACAAATGCGTTTGGACTAGTTTATAAAGTAATTTTTTATACAGATATTCCAATGTTTCATTTAGAAAGGAAGTATACTAAGCAAAAACTTACTAAAACTAGAGCTTTTAAGACAGCTATAGTAGATATTAAACTAATTGGGCAAGAGCTAGCTAAATGTGTTACCGTTGATTCAAAAGATGGATGCTATTTAATTGGAGATTTTGTAACTACACATAACAGTAAAGGAGTTAATGCTACACAACCAGTTCAAACATATGGCCGTACACGCATCAGAGACTGGCTTTTAAAGCCTCTTAAGGTTGTAACGAAGGTTACTATAGATGGACATGAAGAAGAGGCAGAAATCACTATAAATAACATTAATAGGTGTTATTATAGGGCTCTAATGAAAGAGTTATCTATGTGGAATCCCGATAGCAACTTTGACCGATATGATGCCTTACTAATGTTAATGTTACTTCGAGAGCAAAAACTCATGCTTTGTGGTAATTTATCTCCTTCTGAGGTTATCAATGTAGATCAAGCAGATTACTTAGGTAATGATGATTTCTTTACCAGGAACTATGATTATAGGTTTGCTAAATACCTACATAAGGATAATTAGTAGTAGATATTTATGAAAAATATTAGTAAACTTTTGAACGCCTTGGAAATCTAAAGATAATTACTTATCTTTGTACAAATTATGTAATTAAGTTAATGCTATATATAAAGTATACATGCACAAGAATAAGTTGAATGGGAAAGTATACATAGGAATTACTTCTAAAGATGACCCTAATAAAAGGTGGTTAAATGGAAAAGGTTATAACCATTCAACTCTTTTTAAGAAGGCTGTTAAAAAATATGGATGGGATTCTTTTGAGCATATAATTTTATTTGATAACTTAAATAAAATCTCTGCTTGTTTAATTGAAATAGACTTAATATTTTATTATCAGAAAATCCAGATGTCTTATAATATCAATCTAGGAGGTGAAGGTAGTGAATCTATGTCTAGCGAAACTAAGCAGAAAATTTCTCAAACCTTAAAGAATCATCCTGTTTCAGAGGAGACGAGAGCTAAAATTTCTAAAAAAGTTTCTGGAGAGAGACATGGGAATTGGGGCAAACCTCTATCTCCGGAAACTAGAGCTCGTATAGGAAAGGCTAATTCTGGAGAAAAGAACGGAATGTATGGACATAAATTTACTCCTGAGGAAATAGAGAGGATGCGCTTTCAAAGAGCTAAACCAATTCTTCAATATTCTAAAGAAGGTACGTTTATAAAAGAATGGCCTTCTGCTGGAGAAGTTGGTCGGACTTGGGGAGTATGTTATAAGAGTATAAGTAAGTGTTGTCTAGGAAAGAGGAAGACAGCTCTTGGGTATGTTTGGAAATATAAATAATTATGATTGATTTAAGAAATTTACCCCCGCAAATGCTTCCTTATAGTAAGAAAACAAAGGCTTGGAGGAAACAGCATTGTGATTGGGCCGACCGTCGTACTTACTATTTTGGCAATATGGTGCGGAATTCTCTGTTGAAGAAGAGAATTAACTATAATCTCATAAATGGTGTTTTAGATATGAGAGACGTAGAGTTAATTCTTAATCCAGACAATGTCAATGCATTATATGTTCCAGAATCTATTCAGCATTTCCCTATTATGAACTCAAAGCTTCATGTTCTTCAAGGAGAAGAAGCGAAGAGAAGATTCGAATTTAAAGTTGTTGTAACTAATCCTAATTCTATTTCAGAGATAGAGAATAGTAAATTAGTAATGCTCCAAGAACAAGTTCAGTCGATGATAGAAGATGAAAACTTGTCAGAGGAGGAGTTTAATAAAGAACTAGATAAGTTATCTTACTATTTTGATTATCAATGGCAAGATATTATCGAAATGAGAGCTAGTACTGTTCTTTCTCATTACATGAAAGAGCTAAACATACCCAAAATATTTAATGATGGGTTTATGGATGCAATGATTTGTGGTGAGGAAATCTATCAATGTGATATTGTTGGGGGAGAACCTACTTTTGAAAGACTTAATCCTTTAAAAGTTCATATTTTCAAAAATGGTTTTTCTAATAAAGTTGAGGATGCAGATCTAATAATACTTATAGACTTTTGGAGTCCAGGTAGAATCTTAGATACTTACTTTGATGTTCTATCTAAAAAAGATGTTGACAGTATAGATAAGCTAGCTAGTACTTTTAGTAGTGATTCTATGTACAATATTGATGAAAGAAATGCCTTTATTAATACTGCTGAGATTGATGGTACAGACATCTCAGGAGGTACTATAATAGAGAATTTTCTACTGATGGGACAATCTGGATTTTCAGCAACGAGTAATTACTATGATCTTCAAGGTAATATTAGAGTATTAAGACTTTATTGGAAAAGTAAGAGAAAGATCAAGAAGGTAAAATCTTATGATCCGGAGACTGGCGAAGAGCTCTTTGATTTTTATCCAGAAACCTACATTATAGATAAAGGAGCTGGTGAAGAAGAGGAGATCTTTTGGATTAATGAAGCATGGGAAGGTACTAAAATAGGTCCAGATATTTATGTTAACATGAGACCTAGGATAGTACAGTATAATAGACTTTCTAATCCATCTAGATGTCATTTTGGTATTGTAGGATCTATGTATAACCTTAATGATTCTAGACCTTTCTCTTTAGTAGATATGATGAAGCCTTTTGCTTATTTTTACGACGTTATCTACGATAGACTTAATAAAGCTATTGCTGCTAACTGGGGTAAAATTGTAAAGCTAGATCTTGCTATGGTTCCTAAAGGTTGGGAGATAGATAAGTGGTTATACTATGCAAAAGTAAATCATGTTGCTGTTACAGATAGCTTTAAGGAGGGAAATGGAGGAGCTGCTCAAGGTAAGATTGTAGGAGCTCTAAATACTCAGTCTAATGGTGTTATAGATGCTGAACAGGGTAATTATATTCAGGAACACATTAATCTCCTAGAATTCATTAAAAATGAGATGGGAGAGGTTGCTGGTATTACTCGACAGCGAGAGGGTCAGATTAGTAATCGTGAAACTGTTGGTGGTGTTGAAAGATCAAATTTACAATCTTCTCATATTACAGAATGGTTATTTACGATGCATGATGATGTTAAAAGGAGAGCTCTTGAATGTTTCTTAGAGACAGCTAAAATAGCTATGAGAGGTAGGAATAAGAAATTCCAGTATATCACCTCTGATGGGGCTATAAAATCTCTTGAAATTGATGGAGACACTTTTGCAGATAGCGACTATGGAATTGTAGTAGATGCCTCTCCTGAAACTCAGAATCTCGCTTCAAAACTTGATGCTTTAGCACAAGCTGCTTTGCAGAATCAAACTCTCTCATTCTCTTCAATAATGAAGATTTATACTTCATCATCTCTGTCAGAGATTCGTAGGACTATTGAAAAAGACGAGCAGGCTATTCAAGAACGTCAAGCTGAACAAGCTCAGCAGGAACAAGAAATAGCACAGCAACAGATGCAGACTCAGATGGAAATGAAGCAGGCTGAGATGAATTTCCAAGATATGCTTAATCAGCGCGATAATGATACTAAGATTCTTATTGAGCATATTAAACAATCTGGAAATACAGAGAATGAAGTCCCAGAAGTTCAAGACAACTCTATGGAACGAGCGAAGTTAGATGAACAGATAAGGCAGTTTAATGAAAGATTAGCTTTTGATAAAACTAAGTTATCAAAGGAGATAGACATTAAAGAAAAAGATCTTGCTATTAAACGTGCCAAGCCTAAACCATCTAGCAATAGTAAATAAAGTTAGGGGGGGGGCAGGAGCTCCTCCCTTTATTATTATAATTAATTATAACTATGACTAACGAGAAAATACTTTTACAGCTAGAGAAAGGTTATGACATTAAGAATCCTCAACTAGCTCAAGCGTTATCTAATCTAGAGGATAAGATAGGAATTACTAAAGCTGAACTTGAAGAGGCTATAGAGGCAAAAGCTAATCTTGTAGGTGGGAAAGTTCCTGCTGAAGAGCTACCGAGTTATGTAGATGATGTTATTGAGTTTAACGGACTATTGGACCCCAGTACAAGAATTTCAACCATAGTAGGTAACAGTTCCAATAAGAACAGAACTTATTTTATAAATGGTTCTGATCCTAACTCTGGTAGAGTCGGTAGTTCTAATAAATATCCTTACATGTTTGTTAACTTCGGAGAGAACACTTCTGAAGAAGATTGGATCTCCGAAACTCCTGAGAGAGGGAAGATATATTTGAATATATCCAATGACCATTCTTACAGATGGACCGGATCTGAGTTATTGGATTTGGATAAAAATTGGAGCACTGCTATAGTAGGACTCAGCCAAAATACTATAAGAACGGATACTCCTCAGGATTTCTCTACTGAGAGAGAAAATCAAGCTTTATCCAATATCGGTTCTGGATTATTTGTCGTAGATCTTATAGATGGGAAAGCTACACTTACTGCAGACCAAGAAGCTAAATTGCTTAGTAGTTCAGGTGTAATTTTACGTGGTACTGTAAATGCGGGCAAAGAAGTTTTAACCAAGATATATTTTGCTGATTATCAGCAAGGAGATCAAGTAAGTTTTTGGGCAGTAAGAAATAACAGATATATTTTACAGTGTATTTACACTAAGTCAACTAAAATCTTTCAATTTCTTACATCTGGAAGTTATATAGACCCTAATGCAGTATCTATAAAATCTCAAACTTTAACGAGTGCTCAGCAGGATGTAGCTCTATCTAATATAGGACTTGATTTTGTACATGTAGATCATTCCCTCTTAGGAACTACTCTTACAGATGCTCAGGTAGAAAGTGTTTCTAATTCAAGAGGTATAATTCTAACTAATGTATCTAATTATGATGGTCCTACAGTGTTCATAAAAGGACACACTGGTTCAACTGGACAGTTATTTTTTGCTCAAGATTCTTCTTCTGTAGTTAGACAAATTAGTTTTAATCTAAACAATAAGACGTTATCTACTATATCAAGTATAGAATTGCATTTTGATTCTGTAAGATATAGTGTGACTCAAAATCTTACTGATGCTCAAAAGCAACTAGCAAGAGATAACATTGGAGCTATTAGTAGTGATGATATTCCTTCAGGAGGTGGTTTATCAGAGAGTGATTTAGTATCTATAGACTCTGATAGAAACATAGTAGTAGCTTCAGAATCTGTAGAAAGTGACTATCCTTATCCTAAGCTCATAGTACCTGAATCAAGTCAGCCTCAACAAGGTAGCTCATTAACATTAACAGATAGTCAGATTTTAGGAACTCTGAAACAAACTGTTGGCGGTAATGATGTTCTTCCGAGTAGGGTACTACTTATATTTACAGGAAGCGACTCACATCAGTATCAGTACATTCTTTATAGGTCTTATACTTACTTAGAAGTTTCTGATACATTATATCAGTACGTTTACTATGAATCTATTGGAGGAGAGTGGTCTTTCCGCTTTGATGCTAATAATATGGACCCTTCTAAGATATTGTCAAGAAAAGCTGCAAATAGCTAGACTTTAAGGCAGATAAATTAACAAAATATGTATTCATATAAAACAGGATTAGGGCAAGTTTGGGTAGGGGCTAAACTCCCTCCCAACCCTGCCAGTAATATTATTTGGTTAAAACCTTCTGATGATCATAGGGTATTATGGGAAATTAGGACCTATAATATCTATAAAGAGAAGTGGGAGGTTCTAACTAGCGCAGCTCTTACTGCAGAAGGATTATTAAAGCTTATATATGAACTTGAGAAGAGGGTAGATTCTTTAGAGGAATTAAAAGTAGTACTTTACGATCGAGTGCAGTCTCTTACTGATGATGAGAAGAAGACTGCTAGGGAAAATATAGGAGCTTTAGGTGAGGAAGATTTACCGGAGATTGTACAAGAGCCTGGAAGTGATCAGAAATCTGTCATGTCACAGGATGCTGTAACAAAATATACTAAGACTGCTGTAGATAATAATCTTTTAGCAGCTAAACAATATACAGATGTTATTGTTAGAGGTCATAATACTTCTACTACAGCTCACACTGATATTCGGGAGTTAATAGATAAGTGTACTACATTACCTACTTACGATCCTAACACTTATAAAATAACTTTCACTACTAATGATGGAGCTACTTTAGAGATAGATCTTCCTATAGAAGAATTAGGACTATCTTACAATCCTGAGACTGAGTCTATAGAGTTTACTAATCATGCTGGTGAAGTTGAAAGTATTCCAGTAAGTGCTTTTGTAAAAGAGTATTTAGGTTCTATAGGTGATGCTATTCAGATCACGATTGATAACAATAATGTTATTCATGCAGTACTTTTAAATAACTCTATAAACTGGGATAATCTTAGTAGGGAGTTACAAGAGAAGATTAATAATGCTATTAGTCTTGAAGAGCTTGAGAAGCATGCTGTATTATATGATAAGGCTCAGGATTTAACCACATCGGAGCAGAATCAAGCATTGGAAAATATCGGCGCCGATCTGATGGTTATTGATCTTGTCAATGGTCAGGCTGTACTTACAGAGGAACAGGAGACCAGATTGCTGTCGTGTAAAGGTGTCATTTTGCGGGGCACGGTAAATGCGGGCAAGGAGGTACTTACTAAAATATATTTTAGTGACTATCAAGGAGGAGATGTAGTCAGTTTCAATACAATCCGAAACAGCGAGTTTTGTCTTAGGTGTTCTTATACCAAATCGACAAAAATTTTCAGGTTTATTAGTGGCATCAGATGGTCCAATCCCACCTATGTTTCGACTGCTTCTTCTCAGAATTTTTCTGCTACTGAACAGGCACAGGCGTTTGAGAATCTTGGTTGGAAGGTCCACGTGATTTCGGAGTCTGCTATTGGTTCCTCGGATGCAGTTTCTGATGATGAGAAAGCTGCACGTCTTTCGGCCACCGCCTTATTGGTGCAGGAGACAGGCTTACTCTATAATTTTTCTATCTCGTCGGGTGGTAGCCGTCGTTTTTACGGACAGTTCAGCAACAGTTTCTGTACGGCTTTGAATGTCAACGAGACGACCGGGGTTATTACTGAGGCTTTTGCATACTTATACGATCCGAGTGCGGTTTCTTTTGACAGGAATCAGAGTAGTGTTTCTGATGATAATAAGAATAAAGCCTTAGGTAATATAGGTATTGATCTTGTTAGAATTCCGTACTCTCTTTTGGGCACTACGCTGTCGGACGAGATGCTTGCAGTTGTTGATAATGCCCGAGGTATTGTTTTAGTTGATACACCATCCGATTACAGGAATCCGACGGTTTTCATTAAAGGCAATAATACATCTGGGTCTTGTATCTTCGTATCTTTTGTTACGGGAAATACGTATTGTATGTTCACGTTGCAGAAGTCTACAAAATTATTGTCAGGTCTAAGTTCCAGTTTAACTTATACAGGTTCGGTAAGATACGTCGAGGCTCAGAGTCTAACTGATACCCAAAAGCAACTAGCAAGGTCTAATATTGATGCTGTAGGATCCAGTGGAATTAAGGGGGTAGAGATAGTATATAGTACTGCTCCTATGCAACAGGACAATATACTCTATATAGAGTTAGAAGAAACTACTTAACTATGAGTCATAGAATAAAGACTATTACCCTAAATGGTAAAGTATTAGCCACAAATGATAATACTCTTATTAAGAGGGTTGTTTATAATGGAGTAATAATATGGCCTTATACTCCTCCTGTATCCCCAGATCTTGTAGTTGCTACTTATGAGGATGGGACATATAGTCTTTATGATGAGACTAAAGCAGGCCATCTTACAGGATCTTCTTCAGGAGATACTCCAAGTACTATTAAGAGAATTGTTTATAATGGAGAACAAATTTGGCCTAGTACTACTGAAGATTATCTAAATATTGAAAAAGATCATGTTTATCTTAATTGGACTAATAACTATACCGATACTAATACAATATATACTAATTTAACATTTACAATTAATTAAAACTATGGCAGTTACTAAACAAAACATTAATGTTGACCCTTCGACAGGTTCTGGTAATACTACCCTTACCTTTACAGCAAGTCCTGCTTCGTTGGGAAACCGTGTTGCTAAAGAAGCAACATTTACAATTACCGCTCCTGGCGTAACTCCTAACAAGACCATTACAGCAACTCTAGAAGCTGCAGCTGAATTTGTATTGTTCGACGATGGTGTTGAAATGGCCGTTGCTAAGGATGGAGGTTCTGTGGTTATTACAGGTTCTTCAAACTCAGACAAACTTACGTTTACTAAAGGATCTGGTAATATTATTGGAGCTGACATTACGTCAGTTACTTATAAGGTTAATACTTCTACTAATGCAACTAATGGTACAGCTATTACTGGCGACCCTGGTGCTTCTGCTAAATACACCTTCTCACTAACATTAACTGCTGCTAAGAATACAACTATCGACGAGCGTACACAGCAGATTACTGTTACTACTACTGGTAATAAGACAGCAACTATTTCTCTTAAACAAGCTGCTGGAGATGCATATCTTAACCTTTCCACTACAACTATTACAGTACCGCAGACTGGTTCGGTTACCATCGATGTTACCACTAACACAACCTTCACCGTATCCTAAGCGGAGTAATTTTTGTAAATTAGGATTATTAGTAGGGGGGGGGTATAACTGCCACCTTCCCCTATTTTAACTTAATAAAATTGTATTATGAGTATCCAGACGATTTCAATTCCTTGGGCATCTGATACTTCAGATTCTATTCATCTTCAGTGGGATGATAGTAGTATTACTGGTGGGCAGCGAGTGACTCTACCTACTACTATTACATCAGATTATAACTATACTGGAGAGGATAGGGAGAAGACTGTACTTTTTCATACTACTGAGCCTAATAATATTGTTCTTAGTCCTCATAGTGATTGGGTTGCGGCAAAATTTAATGCTTCGGGCTTCGATGCAGCTGATACTGTACTTTATCTCGATCATACAGTAATGAGAGGGAAACAGATCACTTATCGAGTAGAACTGAAGGGAGAGAACGCGCAGGCTTCGTCACTGGGATTTGAAATCAAAGTACATTTCACGGACAACACGGATCAATGGCTTGCTCGATATGCGACACCCGATATTCCGGATAGAGGAACCTTTGAAAAGACATACACTTTCAGTTCACAGATTCAAGATAAAGAGATCGAATATTCGCGAATGTATCCGGTATTCAGATCATTGGATGGAGGCGAAGTATCCGGAAAACTTTACATGCGATGTGAATGTGTCGCTATAGGAGATAAATTACCAGCAGGAAAAACACTTAAGATTATTCAGACATCTGATAATTTAATTATAGCTACATATACTGATGTATATAGTATACATTCATCTAATAAAGCTGGTTTTAAACAAAATTAATTTCAAATATGGCTAATGTTTTTAAAGATATTTCCCAGTTTACATTAAAGTCTGCAGCTACTGGTACAGAAGAATTCCAAGTTTCAGCTACAGAGAAGGTTACTGCACAACAAATTGCTGATTTGGCCCCTGCTAAGGGGGTTAAACAAGTTGTCGTCACTAATTTTCAAACTAACACATGGACACTCAGTGACGGAGGAAGTGTTAGTTTCCCAAACGATATTAAGGTCGGCGAAATTGTCACATTTACAAGTGCACAAGATGCAACTAATGGCCCCGGTGTTGCGTTGTTTGGTTATGCCATTAAACACAGTAGTCTGATAGCTTCGTATGTTGGCATGACAATGAGCAATAAACTTAATGGTATACCGACGATATATACATATAAATCAGCCGGGGCGTATGCTACCGCATGGCAACAGTTACCTGATGCAAGTGTTAAAACAGTTGAAATTACTGACTTTGCAATTCCTGGACTTAATATAACTAAGGATGGGGAGAGTTTCTTATTCTATGCCAATGATGCATCTAACATCCCTAATTCTAATCATGGAGCTATTTCATTTGTAGGTGTAGCCATTGCAAGTCCTATCTTCATAACCGGAGACCAAAGATTGCTGTATTATATGATGATAGATACAGCAAAGGCTATGTTTTATACAGGGTATGCAAATCTGGAAGATGATACTGTAACATGGAGTAATACTCCAGTTACTCGGTTAGGACAGGCCGTACAGGTTACTGCCTTTACTGAGAGCGCGTTATCTTCACTACTTTACACTTACAAAGCAGGTGATTTTATACCTTTCTACACAGGGAATGTTACGACTTCTACGGCGAACCAATTCCCGGAGTCTGGAGTTTTCAATGGCTTTATCTCCATGGGTAGCAACGAAGGAGATTATTTCCAAATCTTTGCTTTCAAGACAGGTTCTCCCAATGCTTACATTGGAGCTTGTATTGGTAGTACCACAAGGTGGACCCAGATAGGAGGGGGCTCAAGTAATCTTATTGTCGTAGCAGATGCAGAAAATGTAGGAGCGGTAGTAGCTGCATACAAAGGATTTGAGGGTTCGAATAAATATGGAGTATCAGTACCTATCTACATAGAAGCCACGTCCGATATTTATGATGTACTACCAGCTATAATGGATCAGAGCTTTACAAAAGATGAATCTACTATATGCGGATATGCCCAATATGTCTACGACGGAGGAGATTATTATCACATAGGGTTAAGCCTGCTTATATATCCATCAAGTGGAGATAGTCCCAAATATAGAGCGGAGCTTGTTGTAGACAACAGCGGGGAAGTAGTTAGCAGTAGTCTTACCCCTATTAGCAGTGCACGTGCTCCCATCCCGGGATTCACTAGAATTACTTACTTGTCTGGTCAAACTGACTACTCCCTCACAAAAGGATCTATGGGCGTTATTAACTTTAGCACTGAGGTAAATGCGAATACTATAATGTTTATAGAAGCAGAGGTCCGATCATCTGCTGCTATATCTGCTGATGTCAGATCTGTGTGTATCCCTGTCTCTTTCTTCAATCCTAAAGAAGGTGCCACACTCATGGATTTGAATACTCGTACTTTAGCTTCTGGAACCAATATTGCTCAAGTTAAGCTAAATGTTGCTTCTGTTGTCACAGGAGCTAATGGTGTACAGGGATTAAATTGTATAGTTACTTCGAACAATCTTGGAAATCCCTCTGATATTCTGAGAATAAAAGCCGTATATGCCAATATCTAAGAAAATCCCCCAGTTACGGGGATTTTGTTAATGGGGCTGCATATGGCCCAAGTTACCTATTAACCGGAGTCTATAATATCTCAGGAAAGTAGTAATATTCCCTCCAAAATAGTTATAGATATTATGTATCATTATATAAATGAATTTGGAAAAGTATGGGTAGGCACCAACCCCCCCCCTGAAGAAACTCTTAATATTACTTGGCTACATCCTACGACTAGTGGTTCTCCTTTGTGGGAACTACTAGCCTTTGATTGTAATCAAGATAAGTGGGTTTTAGTAGGAGGTCAGGGAGGAGATGCTCCTGAAAATTTCGAAGCTACAGTAGACCAAGTAGAGTCTACTAGCCAAGCAGACGCCTCTGTTGTATTAGACGGAAACATCTTTAAGTTCCGCTTTGGACTACCAAAGGGATCTGATGGTGCTCCCGGACCTGAAGGCCCTCCAGGAAAGAATGGAACTGATGGAAAAGATGGCGTTGACGGTAGACCAGGTAGTGATGGATCAGATGGTACTAGTATTAAGATAATGTATGCTAAGACTAGTACAGCTGATACACCTCCTGTAGTTGTTAAGGATAATGCTAACCCTGGTTCTACATGGGGTTCTGCAGTTCCTATACATACTACCTCAGAGAGTATTTGGTCTATTACAGCATCTTTCAGAGATGCTACGTTAATAGGAGAGTGGAGTGATCCTCTTCTTATGACAGGTACTAAAGGAGATAAGGGTGATAAGGGAGATCAAGGCCCTGAGGGGCCAGTAGGGCCAGCCGGAAGTGCTCCTAATTATAAGACTTATGTTTATAAGTTAAGTAATACTAAGCCTGAGCCTCCTACTGGTACAGATCCTAATCCTGAAGGGTGGGAAGATTATCCTACTACTAGTGGTAACTGGTGGCAGTGTATTGGTACAGTAATAGGATCTACAGGTCTTGTATCTGAATGGTCTGAAGTATTACCTGTAAATGGTCGTGATGGTACTGCTCAGGATGGTAAATATACAGAGTTTCGCTTTGCAATAAACTTCAGTAATATTACTCCTCCTGCTCTTGATAAGACTATGAGGACTCCTACAGGATGGTCTATGACCCCTGCTGTTAAGGCTACTCAGGAGTTTATGTGGATGATTGTAGCCACAATTAATCCTGATGATACCTTATATACCAATTGGTCTACACCTACTGTTATTAGTGGTGAAGCAGGTCCTCAAGGACCTCCGGGACAAGATGGTCAAGATGGGGAACCTGGTCCTGCAGGAAATCCTGGTCCAGCTGGTAAGGATGGAGTATCAGGAATCCCTGGAGTAGGTATTGAAGTACAGTACTGTCTTGGTACGGAATCTACATATACTGGTAGTACAGATTTAGGATCTAATAGAAATCCTGATGGATGGGATACTACTGTTCCCACAGTTACTGAAGCTAATCCTTATATATGGTTTATACAGGCTCGCATTAACTATGAAGACAATTCTGATAGAGTTGGTTCTGTAGATGGAGCATGGTCTATACCTGCTAAACTAAGTGGTACTAATGGCTTAGATGGAGCTCCTGGAACACCTGGTGCTCCTGGTTCTAAAGGTCAGATTGTTTATCCTGAAGGTATTTATAATGTAAATACTACCTATTTATGTGATGAGTATAAGGCTCCGTATGTATATGATTCTGGGGATGCTAATTACTATGTATTAAACAAAGTAGGATCTTGGCAAGGAACTTTACATAATAATGAAAGCCCTAGTACGGATACTAGTGGAAGTTGGGTTAAGCTTGAAGCATTCGAAGCTATTTATGCTAAGATTGGTATTATTGCTAATGGTTTAATTGGCTCCGCAGTATTTAATGGAGACTACATGTTTAGTCAGCAAGGTATAGATAATGATGGAAATATTTCTACACAATATACTCTGTTTACCCCAGACGAACCTATAGGAGGAGCGTTTACTCCAAATATAATGTTTAACTTCGCTACTGGAGCAGGTCACCTTGCAGCAGGTAAAATTAAGTTTGATGCTAATGGTACAATAGTTGCGGATTACCTGCAATTAGGTAGTAGTATATCTCAGAGTTATACGTATGCTGACAAAACTATAGATAGTAATGCAGCTATTACTACATTTTATAGCTCTATAGGATCCGATGACACTGCATATTTTAACTTTAATTTATCTCCTGAGATAGTATCTACCTTAGAAGTTGGGAAAGCTTATAGTGGATCTATTTATAATCATTCAATATATAATCAACAAATCTCTGGTATTCATGTTCATGTAGGCGGAGATGCTCAATTTAATGATGAAGGAGATTTAAGTGATGTTGACAGTACTAGCGTGTTATTAGGACCGAATTGTGTTTTTGACTACATATATGTCGTAAACTCGATAAGTGAAGGTGTAGCATCTGGAACAGTGTTATGTCGCAATGTTGGAGATTTCACACTAACAAATAGGTTAGGAGTTGCAACTCTTGCTTCTAGAGGAGTTGGTATGTCTCTACCTTCAAATGTTATTGCTAGAGGCCGAATAACTCTTCAGGGAACAAACACGTCTAGGATATTCTTAGATTATAGAAGTATTCCAGGAATTAGTTTAACTTTAGGTGGTACGACTCAAGAAAATACTAGATTGCTGATACAGGTAAGAGTAGTTAATAGTAGAAATGCTAATAGTTATCCATCTAAATTACAGTATAATGGCATTGCTCGTCAAGTATTCGACACAACTAGTATGTGGACAAATACTCCTATTTGTAATGTAGGAGTATCGACTAGTAACAGTAAAGTAGATGGTACTAATACTGGAGCATACGTTGGAATTATGATTGATCCTGGTTCGTTTGTTCCATCAACTTCTCATGAATTACTGATAGATTTTGATATACTTATAGAAAGATATATGGCTTAATAATGCGGTGGAAGATAATAGCAATTCAAGGATTAGTAATACTAGCTCTTGGTGGGCTATGCTTCGGAGCTTATAATAAAATTAATAGTTTACGAGAAGAAGTCTCTGTTGCATATACTAATATAAAGGCGTATGCAGCAGAGAAAGATTCTCTGACTAACGAGAATAGAGCTTTTAAGTTTACTATTGAAGAGCTTAGGCAAAGTAATGATTCTGTTAATAAAAAGTTGTTAGAAGCTAAGAAGAAGCTTAAAATCAAGGATAAGGATATTAAATATTTAGAATATCAGCTAAGTATTGCATCCAAGAAGGATAGTGTAATTTTGAGAGATACAGTATTTCAACCCAATGTGAATATTGATACTACTATTAGGGATAAGTGGTATAGTCTTCACCTAGGTTTGATGTATCCTAATAAGGTATCTATAGAACCTAAGTTTAAGAGTGAGAGATCTGTCATAGGACATCTTAAGAAAGAGACTATTAAGCCTCCGAAAAAGTTTTTCTTATGCAGATGGTTTCAACGTAAACATAAGGTTTTACTTGTAGATATAGTTGAGGGGAGTCCCTATATTTACTCCGAAACTGAGAGATATATTCAGATAATTGAATAATGGATTGGCTAACATTACTGGGTGCTTTGGGAGTATCTAACCTACTTTCTATTATAGTTACGTGGAAATTAGGTGGTAAAAGAACTTCAGATGCTAACGCAACTCTTGTTGAAATTGAGGCTCTTGTTAAAGTGAGAGAATTTTATAGAGATGAAATAGCACGCCTCCTGAAAGTTAATGAAGAACTTCATGCAACAGTAAATGAATTGAGAGCAGAACTGAAAGAAGTTAAGGGTGAGAATTATTCTCATGCAGATATTCCTTAGTTATGGAGTTACTTTTACAACGTATAGATAGACAAAATTCATATACTGGAGGTAAGTTATATGTGAATGGTGTATATGAATGTGATACTGTTGAAGATGCTGATAGAGATCAAAATCGTAATGGCATCTTTGACAATGATGAGAAGAAAGTTATGCACGAAACTGCTATACCGAATGGGAGATATAAAATTACTTTAGTGCATTCTCCCAAGTTTAGTCCTAAGGTAAATAACAGAAATATGCCTTTGTTAAATAATGTTCCTTCATTTACAGGAATATTAATACATTGGGGAAACAGTGCATCAGATTCATCGGGTTGTATTTTAGTAGGCAAACACTATTTAAATGGAAGAATCTCTGATAGTAAAATAACTTTCTTAGCTCTTTTAGATAAGATGGATAAGTCTGTAGCTGCTGGTGAGCAGATATGGATTACTGTTAAATAGGAAATAAAGTAGTAATTATTGGTGTAATTTATTAGTGAATTTCTAAAAGTATTTTATATATGAAAAAATATTCATATATTTGCATTAATCTATGTAAAGAGATTAACTAATTAAGATTAAAAATTTTGGAGAAGTATGGAAGAAACTTTATCAATGGATTTACTCAATGCGTTCGGAGACGACGCTATTGATATTAAAATTGAGGAGGAAGATCTGGAGTTTGGAGCTCCCGATAATGATCCTCCTACAGATACCAGTACAGATGCGGACCCTGATCCTAATGGGATTTTTAAGGGTAAGCAAGAGGGCGGAGGTGCTGAGGATGGAGAAGGAGAAGATCCTGATCCTAGCTTAAGCGGGGAAGATACCACTAAGGACAAGGATCCTAGCGATAAAACTTCTCCCAATACACCAATACTTGCTTCCGTCGCACTGGCTTGTTACGAAGATGGTATTTTCCCGGACTTAAGCGAAGATGAAATCAAGGAGATAAAGGATAGTGAATCTTTCGCTGCAGCTTTAAAGAAGCAGATAGATGCAGGTCTAGATGCTGAGCAGAAACGTATCCGAGATATGCTTAATGCAGGTGTTGAACCTGATGTTATTCAGCGTTATGAAGGAGCTATTCAGTATCTCTCTGATATATCTGAAGAGGAGCTTGAAGCTGAATCTGACGATGCAGAAACACTTCGTAAGAAGATTATATACAACGATTATATTAATCGTGGATTTAAGAAAGAACGTGCTCAGCGTGAAGTAGAGAGATCTATTAATGCTGGTACAGATATTGAAGATGCTAAGGCAGCTCTTGAAAGCTGTTTAGACTTCTATAAAGAAGAGTATCATTCTATTGTTGAGGAAAGAAAAGCTGCTGCTGCTGCTGCAAAAGCTGCTCAGGAGAAACAGCTTAAAGAGTTTAAAGCTAAGGTGCTAAATACTGATAAACCTTTCGATGGTATTAACCTTGATAAGGGTACTAGAGAGAAGGTCTATAATAATATGACTAAGGCTAGTTACAAAGATGAGGATGGTCATATTATGACTCCTATTCAGAAGTATATTAGAGAGAATTCTTTGGATGCTCAATACTACCTTTCTCTAATGTATACACTTACAGACGGCTTTAAGAATATTGATAAGCTAGTTAATCAGAAGTTAACTAAAGCTAAGAAAGGAGCTTTACGAGAATTAGAGCATAAACTCAACAATACTAGAACTTTGGATGATGGTAGCGTTAACTTTAATATGGAGCCTGAGGAAGAATCCTTTGACTTCATTGATAGAATTGACGTTTAATTAAATTAATAAATTATGCAACTAGGTAAATTTCAAATGAAAGCCTTCACTTCGTGGAAAGGCTTAACCCGAGATAACCACATCGGAGCTATTTTTGGTCGTGCACCTCAGAAAGCTACTAATATTATGGTACAGCTTCTGGCTCAGCATCGTGGTAAGAGCCTCGATAGTTATCTCCAGAGATTCCCTGTTAAGTACTTTGAAACTGATGATGAGTACACTTGGGAAGTCATTGGCAGTTCTCGTCGTAATATTCCCCTTGTAGAGGCTCGTGATATGAGTGATCAGGTTCTTGAGAATACTGGGGATACCGAGACTTTTGCTGGTGTCAATGGGCAGCCCTTCAAGGTTGTTTTCCCCGAAGACTGGTTTGCTAGACCCAGTGTAGCGTAGCTACAGAAATTGGCACTTTATACAGTAATGTATATTGAAAATTGGGCAAAATCGGTGAAGGCCGCTATCTTAGTCCTACATTAAGATTGGCTAATACCGAGCTAACCTATTAAATAATATTAATAGGTAGTGTAGAGAGTAGAAGATGAACCTATGCTAGGTATTATCTACATTATTACAAATGATATTAATAATAAAGTTTATATAGGACAAACAATTCAGGAGTTGCAGAAAAGGTGGCATAGGCATTGTCAAAAATCTTGTTCTAAAGCTGAAAGGAGAATGGCTATTAAACAAGCTATTTTAAAATATGGTAAAGAACATTTTAAGATTCAAGAATTATGTAAATGCCCTGTTGAAGAATTAAATGATAAAGAAATTTATTATATCAATTTATACAATTCTTACAAAAAAGGTTATAACTCTACCATCGGAGGACAATCTTCAACAAAGCCTTTAAAGTTAATTTCAGAACAAGAACCTATAATAGAGCTTTATAAATTAGGATTTTCTCTAAGAGAAATTGCTAATGAATATCAAGTAGATAAAGAAACCATTAAACATATTATTGAGATAAATAACATTCCATTTAGGACGACTAGAACTTATAAGTTTTCTGCAGAAGATAGATTAAGTATTTTAGATGCATATAATAATGGAGTTTCTAGAAAGCAGATTATGAATGAATGGAATATTTCAAAAAGTTATTTATCTCAACTAATAAGTGGAAAGCGTAGAATATAATTCTTCCAAGAGTGTCCAGATCCTATATGTTAATAGGATTAAAATGTACTCCGAACTATAGAGATAGTAAATCTATAGAGCTAGAGGATAAAGAGCCTCTAGGATAACAAATTGGATGGCGAGGTAATTGTAGGTGAACTTAATGAGGTTTATCCCCTGCGTATTCTGGGTCAGCCGAGACTTGAAGGTTCGAATGCAGTTTATACCGTAGAACTTATGGGAGGCGTCCTTGATGGTATGCCCGTAAGTCAGCTTGTTGCTGGTAAGCGGTTTAGCTGGGAATATGCTCCTGTTGAGGATACGATGTCGCTGGAAGTAGGTGATGTTCGTTATACTAGCTCTACTGCTATGCGTAATGAGTGGTCACACATTCGTATCCAGACTAAGGTTCCTGGAAATATTCTTGATAAGAAGCTGGCTATTGGTATACCTTTTGTAGATAAGGCTGGTAACAAGCAAGTAGCAAATTCATGGATTCACCATGTAGACTATAAGCTGGAGGAAACCTTCTCAGAATATAAGTCGAACATTATAATGTTTGGCCGCTCGAACCGTAATAAGAACGGTGAGTATCTGAACTTTGGTAAGTCTGGCAATGTCATTAAGATGGGTGATGGTATCCGTGCTCAGATGTCTGTAGGTAATACTCGTTATTACACTAAGTTTAATCTAAAGACTCTTGAAGATGCTCTCTTCGAGCTGTCAGAGTCTAAGCTTGATTACTCGGATCGTACCTTTGTTATTGAGACTGGTTCTCGTGGTGCTGTACAGTTCCATAAGGCAGTTCTTGATGTAGTATCTGGATGGACTGTATTCCAGTATCTTGGTGGCAATGCAGCTAATCCTGCTATTATTTCAAAGACTTCGAGCAAGCTACATGAGAATGCTCTGAGTGCAGGTTTCCAGTTCGTAGAGTACAAAGCTCCTAATGGTGTAACTATTAAGATTGATGTTAATCCTCTCTACGACGATCAGGTACGTAACAAGATCATGCACCCGAATGGCGGTGTTGCAGAGTCGTACCGTTATGATATTATGTGCATTGGTACTACTGAGGAGCCTAATATTCAGCTAGCTAAGGTTCGTGGTAAGGAAGAGTATCGTGGTTACATGTGGGGTCTTCGTAACCCGTTCACAGGTGGCATGAACAACCCGTACATGTCGTATCCTGAGGATTCTGCACAGATCCACAAGATGGCTACTCTGGGTGTATTCATCCTGGATCCTACTCGTACCATGAGTCTGATTCCGAATATTCTTACTGAGTAACAAATCATTTATAGGTAGGTGGGAGTTAAATCCCACTTACCTTCATTTAAATAAAGGGAGAAGTTATGGATAAAAATTTTAGCAATATTGGTGATATTGATATTGACACCTCAGTTGAGGAAGTAAAAGTTGAGGTACCTAAACCTACGAAAAGTTCTAAAGTAGATAAGAAGAGTTCTACAACGTCTGTAGAAGATGAGCCGATAGTAAACTGTCTCAGGAATGAGAAAGTTATTGTAAGGTGTATCCTTAAGCCTACTGGTAATATTGACAAACCCTCTCACGCTCTCTATGGAGGAATGGCTGAAACCGCAGTAAAAATCTATACGCTACCGCTTCTGATGTCGGGTTCATACAAGAATGCTCTTACTAAAGCTGAGAAGAAATTCTTAGAAATGGCCATGGGTCTTGAGGATAATGCTCTTTCTATCTATCGAAAAGAAGATAACTATTGGGAGTCTGATAATGCTATTGTTAGACTTGGTAAGATGGATACTATTCTAGATCTTTCCACTCCTGATGGTTATATTAAATATAAGATTCTGCTAGCTAATTCTGATACTATTGCTCCTAGTCTTGATACTCTTAAGACCAGTCCTAAAGCAACCTATAGGTATGTGCTTATCAGAGAGGGAGAAGAGGTTAAGACTCTCAATAAGGAGATGAATGTAGCTATGCAAGCATCCTTTGAATTAGGCAAATTCCTAGAGAATAAGCCTGTACTACGGTTTGCAGTAGAGACTCTTGAGGGTAAGCCTGTTTCAGAATCTAGTACTCTTGATTGGCTCCAGGCACAGGCATTTAAGAATATGCAGAGCAATCCTAAATTGTTCATACAGATTCTTCAGGATCCGTATCTTGAAACTAAGGTAATGATTAAGGATGCAATTTATGCAGGTCTTATTAAGAAGCGAGGAGACCTTTATTACAAAGCTGACAATACTCCTTTGTGTGAAGGTATGGATGATCCTACTCTTGCTAATGCTGCTAGGTATATCAATGCTGTCAAGAATCAAGAATACAAATTAATGCTTGAGGCTAAGATCAAAGCTTCGAAGAAATAATTTACATTATGACTGCAGCGGAACTGATTCAGAAATTTAATCTACATTATGATAATATCTTAAGTGCAGCTGCACCAGGTCTTAATGAGTATGAAATATCATTATTCTTAACTCAAGCGCACAGAGAGGTTGTTTCAAGTTATTATAATGGTACTATGGGTGGTAACACCATTGATAGTACAGAAGCTGTTAAATCTCTTCTTCCACGTTATATTCTCACAGGAACAGCTGTTATTACACAGCTTATTCCTAATCAGATAGAAGGGCTTAATTCTTATGTTATAGATTTAGATGCTAATGTACTTCAGCTGTTAGCTGAGCGTATAAAGGGTCCAATTGATCCTACTCTAAAGGCTCGTAATATAGTAGTTAAACCTGTTGATATTGATGAAGCCTATAGGCTTATGAGAAATCCTTTTAGGAGACCATCTGATTTAAGAGTATGGCGTGTTGATGAGACAACAAATGCTGATACTACAGTACGTCAGGTTACCCTAATATCTAATGAAGATCTTACTTCCACAGAATTCCAATATATTTACACTTATATGAAAGAACCTGAGCCTATCATACTGGTAGATTTAGATTCTGAGGAATGGACTAGTATCGGGGATCTCTCTATTATGGGAGAGCAGAAAGCTAATGTAGATAAGGATACAATAGCTCAATTAGGAGATAAGATTTCACCAACTTTATGGGAATTAATTATTAATCGTGCTGTAGAGTTAGCTACACGTGATTATAAAGAGAATAGTTTGAATACACAAATAGCTCTGAATCGCAGAGTAGAATAATTTAATTAATGTTATAATATGGCAAATTTTAGTACAAATGCTGTGCAACATATCATCATGGCTAAGTCAGCTGATGTAAAGGTTATTGATGCTAAGACTGGTCTACCGGCTGCTTCTGGTAATACTGTAGATAAATTTTATATTCAGTATCTGAACGCCTTTGGTGATAAGATGAAATCGGATCTTATCGAAGTTGACAAGATTCGTGCTTATAACCCCAAAAAGTATGTTGCAGGTACGCAGCGTACGGTAACTATCAAGGTTAACAAAGATGAACTTGCTCCTAATACTGAGTATAGCCTTCGTGTTATGATCCGTGAGGTTATGTCTGGCTCACAGGAAGATCAGATGGTTGGAGTAGTATCATATACTACAAGTTCTGCAACTGCAGCTGCTACTCTGTCGAAAGAACTGACGGATGGTCTTGCAAATCAGATCAACAAGATGTATGGTGTATCTGGTAAGAAGTACAATAAGCTTGACTGGCCGGTTCTTACAGCTAAAGGTGAAACTGGAGGTACTGCAGATACTATTGTTATTGAGGAAGTTGCAAATGACCTGAAACCTTGGATTATTGGTAAGGTACAGCTTCGTCCTTATAACTTTGATATCTACCCCAACCCTGTTCTTTCGATTTCGTCGACTGGTAATACGAACTTTGAGTCGTATGACTGGATTAATACTTCAGATGTAGATAAGGGCCTCTTTACAAAGACTGTAGGTGGTTCGCTTGGTCATGGTAATGGTAAAGTTGTTGCTGACCTTGAATACTTCTATCACGGTGATCTTGGTGACTTCTATCGTATGAACAACTATCCTCTGAATATTAATACAGAGTATATGGCAGATCATACGAAGTGGTATGACTCGATTAACCTTGCATTTTTCTATCGTGGAGAGGCTACCTCACCGCAGGCTTCGGAGAAACAGTTGCTTATTGAGTGCGAGCGTGCAGCTGAAGGTATGGTTAGTCCGTATTTCACTACGCTGACTGCAGTACTTGATAAGATTGTAGCAGGTGAAGCTGTCGCTTAATTTATAGTTTAGGGCAATTACTATAATTAAGTAGTTATTTAAGAGTTAGTGAAAGTTGATTAGAGTAATATTGGGCTACTACTTACGGGTAGTAGTCCTATTACATATATATTTTGCGCGAAATATATCATTTATTTAGTTCAAATTAACTTTTAAAACTTTCACTAATTATGGCAGAATTTGCTTCTAAAGGCGTTGGTAATGCTGGATTAACTCTTGGCATTATAGGTACCGCAGGATGGCTCCTTCGTGGTAGTGGTTGCGGTAATGGACTGTTTGGTGGCCTCTTTGGCGGAGGTAATTGCAACGGTCAATCGGAGTTGGTATCTGCATACCAAGCCGCTGCTGCTAATTTAGCAGCTGAAAAATATGCTGACAATGTTGGCATAGAATTATACAGAGAAATTATTTCTCAGTCGAACAGAGCTGATCAGAGACTTGGTGAGTATGCCAACCAGCTGGCTCAGGGTATTATAAACCTTGACAAGAAGGTTGCTGCTATCGAAGCCACACAACCTCTGTTAGCAGAGATTTCAGCTCTTAAGTCTGAGAGATACACGGATGCCCGCACCTGCAATAAGGTTGAGGGTGAACTCCGGCTTCCCTACAGAGAGATTTGCTATCCGCCCTATCCGCAGGTAGCTGTTCCTGTGAACAATCCCTTTGGTTTCGGATGTGGCTCCTCTACTACTGTAGTTCAGTAATTGAATCTAATTAATTGGGATCATGATGGAACGAACAGTAATAACTAACTTTGGTGAGGGAACTACATTAAATCAAGTAGTTGAATTTAATGTATGTTTACCCACTCCTGCTAGGACTGACGTAGCACCTACGTCTACGTTAATTCCTACTATTCGTTATACTAGTGAGTTCACGTTGGATTCAACTACTTACTATTTAACGAAAGTAGATCTAGCTTTACAGGTAAGCTATACAGACGTAACCAATATGAGTAGAACTTTTACAGTACATTCTAGCAATGCTGCTGTAATCCAGAGTTCAACAGTTCCTACTGTTGAGGATATTACTTCTGAGAAGATTATAGGGATGATAATTCCTCCTTGTGTATGCAAGGTTACTCAGAATGTGATAAACTCTACTCCCACTGCAGCTATGTTAGCATCTAACAGAGGTTACTTCGTATATGCTGTATCTACGAAAGGGACATCCGCTCCTACTTCGTAGTAATTAGTAATCTTTACAACTATGTATGGATATCCAGTAGGGTCTGCTTATCAAGGTTTCCAATCACCGTTGACTAAGGAGAACCAGTTACGAATGTTAGAGGGACAGATAGAGGCGCTTAAGTCTATGGGAAGTGGTACTCCTCAATATTCATTACTTGAGGAGATTAATAATATCTCATCTAATTTAACAGAGGATGAGAAGAAATTAATTGAGAAATCTCCTGAATATTCTGAGGCTAAGAATGTCTATGAATCAGGGTTTATGAATTTTTTAGGCAATAAATTCAGTAATGAATACATTACTACCCCTGAAGGAAGGATAGCCGGTGAACGGTTATTAAGTGTGATTAAAGATGTTAAATCCAAGGCACAGCAAGAGATTGCTGTTAAGCAAGAGAAGCTCCAGAAAGTAGCAGATCTATTGGACAAGCATCCTGAGTTACTAGATAAAATTAAGTAAACATGTCTGATTTAGAGATATTAAAAGCCGCATTAAATTCGTCGATTCGTACTATTGCCATGAACTTAGGAGTGCCTTATTTGGCACCGGTAGCAATGTATGGCGCTAATAACATACTTAGCAAGCCTAAGTATAAGTTTATTATGGACGCCTTAACGGATGGGAATGATAACATCGACATTGAGTCATTGTCTAATGCTCTGAAGGATATGATGAGATCGATGCCTAATAAGCCGACCTTGCTGGGTATTACTTTTGGGCCAGAAGACATTGACTTGTTTAAGAGAGAGTTCTTAAACATTAAGAGTAAGAATGCCTAGTGTAACTTTTATTCAGAAGATGAAGGATTTCTTCACTCCTAACAGAGAGATTAAAGCTCTTTTAGCAGAGATTCTAATTCTCCAGGATGACGTAAAAAATTATCTTGGTCATATTGATTCATCTCAGAAAGAAATGATCGAAACTTTAAAGGATGTGAAGGTAAGTATACTGAGTCTCAAAAGAAGTCATAGCGGTAGAGATAATAAGCACAAATCACTTAAATCTCGTAGTTATGATGAAGAAACACCTGCACGTTAATCTATCTGCTGAGTCAATACTTGAGATGATATCTGAAGCTGCACACAATGCTATGAAGAAAAGTTTAGAAGGTCACTATCTTAGTGAGGAAGAGTATAAAGAGATTATTCACTCGAACTCTAGGGATCTTCATGAACTTATTCGAGAAAATCTGCATGGCACTGTAGAATGCAAGCTTTTGGATGTTCTTAAGCTAATCGAGGCTTACTTTGATGCCAGAGAAATGGATGAAGAGATGCTGATGGTTATGCTTGACAAAAGCAGGGAGTAATTATATATCTAGTATGGAAATGGATTTCGAGAGAGTTATAACCTTCGTTAACGAACTTTATGGCTCATACTTTAAACTTAAGGAGATTCATTGGAATACTTATAGTAAATCTTTACATCTACTGATAGATGAAATAAATGAAGATTTATTAGAGTATGTTGATGATATTACTGAGAATATTATGGGTCTTAATGACAGTCGTGTTGGCTATAACATTATCAATCCTAATATTCCTAATACTACTGATCCTAAGGAGATCTTAAAGGTTCTAGCTGCAAAAGCTGAGTATTTAAAGTCTGGCATGACTGCTGGCAGATATGCTGGTATTGTAAATATCTTAGATGATTTTGCTCAAACTATGAATCGTTATATCTACCTTAGTTCCGATAGATAATTACCAAAAATAATAGAAATTATTATTTTTTTACAAAAGTCCTTGGATATATGAAAAATTTTTCGTATATTTGAGGACTTTTAGTTTATAAGCTATTATAGCTAATTAATAATTTAAATTAATTTAATATGAACGTTAATGAGATTTTAGAGGTATTTAAGGTTAAACCATACCTAGTACGTATGGGTAAAGGATCCTTATCGAGACGACTTCATGCTTCTAAGGAAGATATTGTTGAAGCAAAGAGACTTTATCGTAACTCAGGAATAGTTAAGTCTGTTATAAAAGCTCCTAAGATTCTTATTCTTGACATTGAGACTGCTCCTATGAAGGGTTATGTATTTAGTCTATGGAAAGATTCTGTAAATCTAGATAAGCTTCTTGCAGACTGGTATATCATCTGTTGGTCAGCTAAGTGGCTCTTTGGCAGAGAAGTTCTAGGAGGGTGTTTAACTAGTGAAGAAGCTAAGGTCCAGGATGATCGTAGAATTGTTATGAGCTTAGCTAAACTTTTAAATGAGGCAGACATTGTTATTACTCATAATGGTAAGAAGTTTGACTTGTTAAAGATTAATGCTAGGATGTTGATACATAGACTTCCTCCTGTTAAACCTTATCAGAATATTGATACTTTAGAAGTTGCTAAGAAGCAGTTTGGCTTTACATCGAATAAGTTAGATTACTTAGCTAAGATTCTTGGTGTAGATACTAAGTTAGAGACTAATTTCCAATTATGGTCAGACTGTGTTGATGGTAAGCCTGAGGCTCTAGAATATATGTTTAAGTATAATAATTGGGATGTTGAATGTCTAGAAGCTGTTTATCTCAGACTTAGACCTTGGATACGGAATCATCCTAACCTTAATCTATATTATGAGTGTGATGAGCCTATTTGTCCTAACTGTGGTTCTAAGCATTTAACACCCGAAGGATTCTACTATACTTCGGTTAATAAATATCAGGTCTTCCGATGTGAGTGTGGTGCAACCTCTCGCATGAGAACTTCAGCTGTTGATCCTGAAGTTAAGGAAGTAATTCTTAATAATAATATGGCCTAATGATTACGTACCGTGAAGCGGTATTTATCGTATTTGATGAGCTCAAACTTTCCTCGGATGATAGTCCCTGGGAAGTTGAGCACATCATATTCTTGCTTAATAAATATCGTGCTATTTTAACAAAACAGCGTTATGGAGGTGCTAAAAAAGATGTCCCTCTTGAGTACTACCAAATCTGGGAACTGGGTCATCTAGATTTACCTACTAACAATACTGATGTTCGTCGAACATTTAGCTTTAAGAAACCAGTTCCACCTATTCTAAATCTACATGGTGTACTACTAGAGACTTCTATCTCTTACCATACCTCTCCGTTAGAGGAGCATTGCATTATTGATGGTACACCGATTCCTATTTACACACAGTCTACGGATTATGTAGAGAATAACATTGATGTTAACTTTATAAATCCTGATAGATTTAAATATCTTGGTTATAACAAATGGTTATCGTCTCAGCCGTATGCTACCATTGGTTATGACCATAAGTTGTATATAAGCTCTACTGCTGATTTCCTCAATGGCAAATACTTTAGAATACAAGGAGTTTTTGAGAATCCTACAGATTTCCAAGATACCACTGATGGTAAATTAGATATGTATTTTCCTGTAGAGCAAGCTTTAGTTCAGCCTATTATAGACTTAATTGTTAAAGAGCTTGGTAATGTATTATACTTACCTAAGGATGGGGAAAATAATTCATCTGATGACTTATCTATACCTATGGGTAATTATCAACCTCCTAAGACAAAGTCTAAAACAACTGTTGATGAATAATGGAGTACAGTGAATTTTTGAAGCAAGTAAAGAAAGTAAGTAGTTCTCGAACTTTCAAGATTACGAATTCTTTCAGTATTAAAGGAGCATATAAGTGGTATCGTCATCACAGACCTAAGAAGTCTAAGTATGTACTACTAGAAGGCCAATTTTATGCGATTATACGCACTATAAATGATATGCTGGCTGATGCCCTTGTTCGAGGAGAAGAAGTGAAATTTCCGGCTCGTATGGGCCTTTTAGAGATTCGTAAATATCATATTGAACCTTATATTAATAAGGATGGAGAATTTGTTTATAAAGCTCCTATTGATTGGGGTAAGACATTAAGGTTCTGGTATGAGAATCCCGAAGCCTATAAAAATAAGATTACTATTAAGGTTGAGAAGCATGATAATTACAAGATTGAGTACAATAAGTCTAAAGCTTGTTTTAAGAAAAAATCTTATTATATGTTTCAGCCTAATAGGGCTCTTAGAATAAAGGTACATCAGGCAGCTAAAGAAGGGAAGCTTGATGCATTTGAATATAAATATAGACCCGATGGCAGCAGAAAGATACGTTAGTCTAAAGGTTGTTGCAGACCAGCTACATAGAAATCCGCTAATGAATGGTATAGCCTTTGAAGCTATCCTAGATTACACTGTAGATTTCTTGCAGATTGTAGGAGTTCCTGCAGATTTTATAGATAAGTATTACTCTATAGAATATACAGATTATAGGGCTCCTTTGCCTGAAGATTATGTAGAATGTAATCAATTAATGATTGATAATCGTGTAGCACGATGGGCTACAGATACCTTTCATAATCTTTATGGTGATACAAAAACTACTGGTAACTATTGCATTAATGATAAGTTACCTAGGTCTGTAGATTATACTTTTACTATTAATAATAGTTACATATATTTATCTAAGGAGAAAGGTAAGATTGAGATGTCTTACAAGGCTATTCCTGTAGATGAAGATGGGTATCCAATGATTCCTGATAATCCCGTATTCCAGCGAGCTCTTCGTATGTTTATTGAGAAGGAGCATGCTAGAATACTTTATTTAAATGATAAATTGGATGGCAATAAATTCAGCAAGATAGAGCAAGACTACTGGTGGGCAGTTGGTCAATGGGAGACTGATTCTCGTAAGCTTAATCTATCCAAAGCTGAGGCACTCTTTAACTCTTATAGAACTCTTATTGTACGAGATACAGAGTTCAAGAACCGTTTTAGAAATGATGGAACTAAAGAGCACTTAATACGTCATTAATTATGGAGATTAAAAGAACACAGCTGGTTCCTAGGGGTATGCAGCAGGATCTTAGTATCTCAAAGTTTAATCCTGAGTTCTCCTATGAGAATCGTAACATAAGAATCACTGCTCGTGAGGATAGCTCATTATTATCCATAACTAATGAGCGTGGCAATAAGATTATAGAATTTACTGATGCTGAAGATACAAAGTTTACTAGCTTTAAAGGAACTTGTATAGGCTATGCATCTTTAAATAGTTACATCATTCTTTTCACACATTCTGAAGAAGATAAGGAAGCTCCTGATAGGATTTATAGGATTGAAAATCTTGATAAGACAACTCTAATGTTTGAAGGTAATCTAAACTTCTCATTAGATCATCTTATTGAAACATTACCAGTCTATGAATCTGAAGGAGTTCAGAAGGTTTATTGGACTGATAGCTATAATCAACCTCGGGTTATAAACTTTATGAATGATCCCGAGCCTGAGAAGTGGGGAGAAACTACTTATTATGATTTCTCTCCTAGTATGGACCCTTACAGCTTCATAGATGTTGAGAAGAATAGTACAGGAGGTCAATTTGCTCCTGGAGTAATTCAATATGCTTTTACCTACATTACTGATTGGCATGGTGTTGAAAGTAATATTGTAGACACGAGTAGTCTCAATTATATATCGTATGATAAGAGAGCTGCTAAGGAAGATGAAACTTGCTATAATAGTTTTAGTATAAGACTCTCAGGACTTGATGCTAGGTATAAGTATGTTAGGGTTTATTCTATACATAGAACATCTTTAGATACTACTCCTACTGTTAAGATTTTAGGAGAATATGAGATTCTTAAACCTGAGGGAGATCCTGTAGAATATCAAGATTTACGGAAAGAACTTCTTACAGTTGTTAATAAGTTTAACAGTTCAGTCTATAAGCCTACATGGTATGATGAACTTCCTAAATTAGATCCAGAATATGATTCTTTTGCTGAAGCTATTAATTCCGCCTTTAATGTAAATATTAGTTCTATAGGTAATGGAATCTTTACTTTACAGGAAGTATTTGAATATATTTGGAAGCAAAAATCTAGCTATGTAGAACTAGTAGATACTGGTGTTGTAGGAGTTAATGAAGATCCCACATCTTTACTTTACAAAGATTCTAGTAATTCCATTGTAACTACAATGGCTGTTAAAGATTCCACTCTCTTTGTAGGAGGTTATACCATTCCCCAAGATTCTAATACCGAAGAAGATAGAATTGAGTCTATTAATATTTATAAAGAGTATGGAACTACAGTTGTTGCCTTAGTTTATCTTTATACCTATATTCCAGGTGACACTGGAAGTATGGTTTCTGCAATTAAGATTAGGACTAGAGATTATCTTATAAATGGGGTAAGCTCTACTATAAAATTACGTGTGCAGTGTAATAATTCAATAGTACCTGTAGATGTGGAAATTGCTGAAGGAGAGAGTGAAGTAGCCTTTCCCCAGGGAGATAAGGGTGATGTACAAACTATAGTAATCCTTAATGATAAGCATGGTAATGCATATTATAGTGATGAAGATCATATATATTACTTAGTGGACTTTGAGCCTTATCCAAGTGATTCTTTAATTCTGAATGGGGCAGATGGAACTTATAAATGGGGTTATAAAGATTACATTACGGTTGAAGAGTCTCGGGATGTAAATACTTATACATATACTCCTTATATTCTGCAAAATGGTTCTGCATGTACTCAGTTTAAGAAGGGTCAGCCCTATAGATTTGCGCTACAAGGACAATATGCAAATGGGCATTGGGGTGATCCAATTCTTATTAAAAATCTTGAGAATGCTAAGGAAATATATGAATCTAATGGATCTTTAGAAGAGAGAGATGATAATAAGTTTTATGTGCTAGATAATCAGTGTACAACCTCATTTCTTATAGATCCCATACTGTCTCAGAAGATTACTCCACAGTATACTTTAACTGACATAGTAACAACTAAGTATTCTGACCGGTATGAGAAAGTCTCTAATCTAATGAACAAGGTAACGTCTGAATGGTTTACTCTTACTTCTCCACCTTTAGGAGGGTCATTCTGGTATTTTCCTACAAGTTGTTATCAAGGATCTAATAAAATTGATTCTACAACTGACCTTTATAGTATGTTAATTTCGATGGGGGGCAATAACATTAAGTGTAACCCGTGGATGTTAATTTATAATAAAGAGTATTTTACAGATGTAGAGAATGAGCCTAATAATGACACAGGGGAGTCTGATTATTTATGGACTTTACCAATAGATGATATACATAAATATATCCTCTTTAGATCTAATTATACAGTTAATGGGAAGGAGTTCTTTTCCATGTGGGCAGGTAATCTTCATAGACCACAGACTCAATCCTATGCAATAAAGTTTAGTGGCCATAGTCATTGGCTTAATGATGAGGGCAAGTTTAGAAATTCTATTGATATTCCGAATAATAACTTTGAAGGTAATTTTACAACTTTATATTTAAATAAGTTGTCAATTACTCTTAGCCCTAATATGTGTAAAGCCTTATATAATAAGGGTTATAGAAGAGTAAGATTATTATACGTAAAGCCTACCAAAGTTAATCGTAAATATCCTGCTCAAGGTATTGTAACTAATACTATATTTTTACCTACTAGGAGATCTAATAATGCGTGCTGGGCTTATACAGATTATCTATCTAGACCTAAAGAAGTTTATAGAGTATGGAATGAATATTCTAAGTTCTTTAAGAACTGGTCTGTCAGAATAGGAGATATGAGTTTAATGTTAGGAGATTCTACAACTCAGTCTTCAGAGACTAGATTTCTAGCATCTCCCTATTTCTATCCCTTTATTCATAGATTTTATACAGACTACTCTGATGGAGATACCTCTTCTGTATGGAATGCAGTATGGAATACTCGTCCTAATTATGGTCATTTAATGACTACATTTCATGAAGTGGGAGGTTCAACGGATACTACAGCTACCGAACGTCTTCCTAGTGATGATGGAGAATTTTTTAAGAAGGATACTAGTGAAGTAGATTCTTTTAATTATAATCCAAAGTATCAGTTATTTACTCCAAATATTAAAGTTAACAGCTTAATTACAAGTGGTAATAAAAGTGACTTTATTGCATTTGATGAAAATATTGTAGACTTTTGGAGTCCTGACGTTGAATATCAAGAGGTTGATAAAAACTACTTTGAAAATACTGTAGAAGGATTTCAACTGAGAGGGATGTCTTGTGTGGTAAGTACTACTAATAGTAACTATAAGACTAAAGAAGATGGTACGGTTTTAGGTCTATTAGGATACTCTGATTCTGCCAACTATTATCCTTTCCAAGACTTAGAATCTTTAGATGGGAAGAATGACTTCACGAAAGGGGATTATACTAAAACTTCTGATGGAGTTCCTTATTTAACAAGTCCTCAGATTGTTGGATTATCGCCTAATGTACATCGTCTTTATGTATCTAAATTAGGTACATGGAGCATGGATAATGCGGGTCAAAATTATCCTCATATGTGGGAAGACTTAGGATATAAAAAAGATGCTCTTTCTACGAGCAAGAGAGACAAGGATTCTCAGTTTTCATATAAAAAGTATTGCTTAAATACTTTAATGTTTAAAGATCTTAAGAGTTTATATTATGATATAAATCAACCCTCTTTATTTATAAAAGGAGATCCTATCAGTTCTCTTAGTTATTATAAGACTGCTTATTCTGGTAGTACTATAGTATATAATCCAGGAATGGATGAATTACTATTTAAAGCTAGTGAAAATACTGGTTATAATGTTCCTATCCAGTATAAGGCTAACACGCATCTAGCATTTTCTTTAGCTAAGGGAAAGACTCTTAAGTATACCACTGATATTGGATTATATGATAGAGAAATAAATACTTTCCCAGTTATGCCTGAGCTAAGTGCTTATGCTAAATATCATGATAGTAATGTAGTTATTGGATCGGCAGATGGTAAGATTATCTTCCTGAATTTATATTGGTGGCCTTCTAAAAAGTCTCAGCGTCCAGACATTTATAAGAATGAGGCTTATAGTGTAACAGATTCAAGGAATGGTGGAGTTAATGGTGCAGTATGGAAAGTGGCCTTAGAAGCTAATGTTCCTCTTCCTATAGATATTACTGTAGATCTTTCATACCGGTTAGGCTTCTGGAAATCTGATAAGGAGTCTCAACTTGGCAGAACCTCAATTTCTTTAAAAGCAGGTCAAAAGTCCGCACTTAAAATCTTTAAGGAAGATTTTACTACACTAAGAGATTGGTCTACTATTAATGTAAAATCTTTTAGAATTTCTAAATCTAACATACCTACAGGTTGGACTATTGACCAAGGTCAAATGTCTGTTAGTAATAATAGTTCTACTAGACCTATTATTATACTTTTAGTTGATAATAATAGTTATATTAATGGAGAGGAACCTACTGGTTCAGATCCTTTCTGGATAGGTTCAGAAGGAGTTTACACTAAGGATTTATATGATCCTTTACAAGAAGAATTATTAGCTTCTGAGTATGATAATGTAGGAATACAATCTATTATTTGGCATCGTAATCTCCCTCATTTCTTATTGGTTGATTTAGTAAGATCTGATGCATTTTTATATGCTGACTGGACTGACAGTGGAATATATCAACAGATGTGGATTCCTTGCGGTAAACCTACAGTATTACCTATTCCTGATTCAGAAAAGCCTCAATCTTGTATAGTAGAAGCTACTGAAGGAGATGTTTTTGTAGGACGATACGACTGCTTAAGAACAGCTTCAGATAGTGATAAGATCGAGAAGGTGAATGACATAGTATCCTTTATCTGTGAGTCCTATGTTAACCCTGATGGTAGGGCTGACGTTAACAGGTATAATACTGATACTAGGGCTATGAACTTTGATAACTGGAATGTATGGAATCCTGTATATAGTCAAGCTAATAACTTCTTTAATTATACTAAGAATGATTATAGAGTCTTGGAGCATAGTGGACAATTCCCTAATCAGTTCTCGTGGACATTACCTAAATATCCTGATAGCTTAGTAGATAATTGGACTAATCTAACCTTTGCATCTACTTATAATCTTGATGGAGAATATGGTAAGCTTACAAAGATTGTAGCTCATAATAATCAGCTATATGCATTCCAAGATAAAGCAATTTCCAATATATTATTTAACACTAGAGTTCAAGTTCCAGTATCTGATGGGCTTCCTATTGAATTAGGAAACAGCAATAAAGTTGACGGTGTAAGATATATTACTACAACATCTGGAGCTCAGAATAAATGGTCAATAGCTGCTACTCGTAGTGGTATCTATTATATAGATCATATTAGGAAAAAGCTGAATCTTATTACTGCAGAAAGTATTCGGGAAGTTACAAACTCCTCAGGATTTTCTAAGTGGGCTTTAAATAATTTTGGATACTCTCTTAATGAGCTTAATCTACAAGATGGTATGTCTAATTGGATGGTAAGTAAAGATAGTATTCATGATGATGTTTATATCCACGACAAAAATGAATGTCTTGTATTCTCTGAAAAACTTGCAGCTTTTACAAGCTTCTTTGACTACAAAGATATTCCCTTCATGTTTAGGTGGGATAATAAATTCTTAAGTATATTCTCAGAGAATAACTCTACTGAAATCTATGAACAAAACGTTGGGCAATATAATCAATTCTATGGGAAGCCTAAGGTAAGTTCTTATATAGATTATATAGTAAATCCTGAAATATCTAGGGATAAAATTTTCAACAATATTGAATTCAGGGCTGATGCATTTAGCAGTGAAAATGGGGATTACACTAAGTATGTTTCTAATCGAACCTTAGATCATATACATGTTAGAAATGAATTCCAAGATACAGGAGATGTAGCACTCAAGCAATATAAGAATCTTCAGAAGAAGTTTAGAATCTGGAGAGCTTATATACCGAGGGATGTTAAAGAAGTTGAGAATTATAAACTTAATAGAATTCGAAATCCTTGGATAAAGATGAAGTTATCTTATACTCCTACCGAGGAGGAAGATAATAAGCTTGTCCTGCATGATTTAATTGTTAATTATACAGTATAATGGATAATGCTAAATTACAAAAGGGTGTAGGAATAGCCTCAGCAGTAACTGGGGTTACTTCCTCAATCCTTGGGAATTTTCAAGACAATGGTGAAGTTGATGCTATTGAAGCTCAGGGTGAAGCCTCAGCTAAAGAAGCTAAGAGCCAGATGTCTAAAAGTTCTCTCTCTAATTGGATTGCAGATTGGACACCTCAAGAATTAGAAAGTGTGAGCGCTGCAGGTACATCTGGAGCTATTTCAGGCACTTTAAGTGGTGCAAGTGCAGGGCTCTCTGCAGGACCTTGGGGAGCATTAGCTGGAGGTGTTGCAGGGCTTTTTGGAGGGCTTTTTGGTGGCAAGAGTGCTGCACGGAGCCGTAATCGTGCTAGAGAGGAAGCTAATGAAAGAGTTCGTACTGCTTTAAGTGCACAGAATGCTTATCTTAGTCAGAAAGAGGCAAGAGATGCTCTTGCGAATATTGTAGCTTTTGGTGGCTGGGTTAATGCTCATGGTGGAGATTATCCTACAGGTTTTAATGAATTCAATGAAGGAGATTCACATGAGCGTAATATCAATGGTGGAGTTCCTCAGGGTATTGATTCTAATGGTGTCCCTAACCTTGTTGAAGAGGGTGAAACCAAATGGGATAATTACATCTTTTCTAAGAGATTAAAGATTCCCAAAGGATTTAGTAAAGCATATGATTTAGGAAATGTAGATAAAAGATCCTATGCAGATGCTTCAAAGAGCTTATCTAAGGAGAGTAAAGAAAGACCTTTCGATCCTATTAGTAAAAGAGGTAGAGATGCTATGTTAAATCGTTTACAGCAGGCTCAAGAAGCTCAGAAGTATATAGATAAAGCTGATGAAGCTATGAATGAAATATTTGATTTAAATGAAATTAGTGACGTTCTCTATGCCGAAGGTGGTGGTATACATATTAAGCCTTCAAAGCGTGGTACATTTACTGCAGCTGCTAAGAAACATGGTAAAGGGGTTCAAGAATTTGCTCGTCAAGTCTTAGCTAATAAAGAGAATTATTCTTCTGCTATGGTTAAGAAAGCTAACTTTGCTCGTAATGCTTCTAAGTGGCATGCTGGTGGGGGCCGACTGTTAGCTGAAGGAAATTATCTTTATAAGTCAGACTGGATGACTCCTGTAGATAATAGGTATTCTGCAGGATCAGCTTATGATGTAGGTCCTAAAGTAGGATACAATCCTATAGGAAGAGTAGGAATGAGAGTACCTACTTATGACTATGATTCTCAACCTGCTATTAACCTAAGAAATAGGTCTACTGAGTCTATTGCTTCTGGAACTTTATTAAATAATTTTAATAATGATTTTAATACTCGAATAGCAGGCAATACTTCTGTACCAACAGATACATCTTTTATAGATGTAGAAGATAACTCTGAAGGTCCTAAGAAGTCTCAGAAGCAAAATTCCTGGCTAGAATCTTTGGGATTATTTGCTCCTGCCTTAGCTAACACAGGTTTAGCAATATCTGATGCCTTTAGTACTCCTGAGGAAGTATCTTATGGTAAAATGGACTTGAGTCCTTATATGACTAGGCGCCGTTTACCTTATGAACCTATAGATAGAGAATACATGGCTAATAAGTATAGAGCACAAGCTAATGCTACAGCTAGGAATATTATTAATACTTCTGCAGGTAATCCTGCTTCGGCTAGAGCAGCTTTAGTAGCTCATAATTATAATGCTCTTAATGCATTAGGAGACATGTATATTAAGTCAGATGAAATTAATAGACAGCGTAAGAAAGAGTCTATTATGTTTGATGCTGAGCAAGATCGTCAATTAGCTACTTTAGCAGAACAACAGCAGAAGTTTAATATTATGACTGACATTAACGAACAGCAAGTTAATGCTCAGAATAGGGCCGCTGCTCGTAATGCTCGTAGATCTGGCATCTCCCAAACTGGAGAAACTCTAGGAGAAATTGCTAAGTATATTGGTAACCTCAGACGAGTCAATAATATGTCTGACTATAATACATGGGGAGAATGGCAAAATAAAGCTGATGGAGGATTTCTCTTCGATCCTGAGATTGGCAAGTTTTTGAAAGGTATTAAGAAAGGAGGTAAGTAATGGCTGCTGTTAATGCTTACGATAAAATAACATATGGGGAGTTTAAGTTACCATCTTTGCAAGAGCTAATGGTTGCTCCCATGTACATGCAGCAGTTGCATAATAAAGCGGAGGAGGAGTTTCTTCAAAATCAGGCTTTAGCTGCTGATGCTGCTACAAGATTCCAGCCTGGGATCGATGATGCTGCTATACAAGCTAATCAACAATTCCAATCCTCGGTTCAAGCTGATATAAATGATCTCTCTAAGAATGGTCTTACTCCTGGTATTAGACGTAGATTAATTCAGCGTAAGACTGACTTTACTAATAATATTCTACCTTTGAATAAGGCAGCTGTTGATAGAGAACAGTGGGCAAAAGCTGCTAAGGAAGCACAACTAAGAAATCCTTCTCTCATAATAAAAGATCCTATGCAAGTAGGACTTGATAGATGGATTGCGGATCCCACTTCTCATGAGCTTCATCCCATTAGTGGTCAAGAGATTTATGAGAGAACTCGCCAAGAAATGATTCCTATTAGTAAGTATATTTCTCAGAATCTTCCTCAACTAGCCAAGACAGGGCTTCCTTTCCAATACTTTACTGTAGCCCAAGCAGGGGCTACTGCTGAAGAAATCGCATCTTTAATGGGTCGTCAATATAAGGATATTGATCCTAATCTATTAAGCCCTTTAGCTAATCTCATTAAGAACGCTGCTGATAGAGTTGTTACATCTACAGGAGTATATGATTACTACGGAGCTGATTCAAATGAAGCTCGTAGAGCTAATGAATATGCTGCTAGTGCTTTTAACCATGCCTTAGGAACTAAATCTTTTGGAAATATGTCTGATAGATATGGAATGGAAATGAGTTTATTAAGGGCTAAGTTAGCTGCCAAGGGTCAAGAGGAAGCAGGACTTCCAAGTATTAGAGGATTTAACTATACTAAGGTAGGAGAAACTGCTGAGGGTAAAGCTATTGATAAACGTATTAAGGCTTTAAATGATCTTAAGAAAGAGGGAGTAGGGTTATCTCGTGATGAAATTATCGCAAGGCTTCAGAAAGCTAAAGGTGATGTACAGTCGTATGCTCCTAGTGGAGATCCTGGTGTTGCAGGACGTAAACCTGTAAATTCTGCTAAGTATAATGATGCTGTTAAAGATATGCAGAAGTATGAGGATCTACTGGAGACTTTAGATATGTATGAAGCTAGTGATGCTGATACAGCATTACAAGGGCTACAAAGCGACAGAAATGCTTTAGTCCAAAGATACAAGTTCTATAGTCCTGACCTCACATCTTCTGAGATGTTAACTAATATTATTAAAGATTATTTTGCTACTCAGACCGACGATGAACTTCCTTTATTAGATTCTGAATATAACCCTAATAAGAATATCTTTGGGTCTGAAAGAACTGTAGGATATAATGGTAAGTTTAAACCTGAGGAATTCTTTAATAAGGATGTAAGATATCAATATTCCCCAGGTTTTGGTATAGTAGCAACTAACGGTGAAAATAAGGTTATTATTAAACCTGAAATGCTTGGTGATAGTTTTACTGATAGGTATAATATGATTCAAGAGATGATTGACCAATTACTTGAGACTCGTCCTGAGGGATATGGAGAAGCTATTGGACGATTATCTATGGGATTAGTAAACTCTGTTAAGAATGAGCAAGCAATTCTTAATCAAATTATAGGTAAGACGTCATCTAAAGCTAATAAATAATTATTATGGGAGAAAATGATGTAAAAGATCCTAGAGAGACTGGAGTAGGGGGAATGAAAGGCATTCCCTCTCTTATCCAGCAGGCTAATACTATAGCTGACATTTTAATGGGGACATCTCCTACTCAGTATAAGGCTGAGAATGTTGAAAGGTTATCTGAAAAACCTGCTATAGAGGAAATCGGCTATATGCTTCCTAACTTTAGTAAGTATGATGAATCTATTCATACAGATGAAGACTTACTAAACTATCAAGAGCATAGAGCTAAAGAACAATCGGGTTTCCTTAAAGCTACCAATGCTGTTGTGGGTGGTGTAGTAAGTGGTCTTGCTACAGCTCTTGAGGACATTGGTTATATCCTTGACCTTGAGGGTCATTACAATACCTGGAATAAGCTTGATAATGACCGTGATAATTGGTTGTCTAAAGCTATGAGACAATTTAAAGAAGGTCTTAATGAAGCTATGCCTATATATGAGACTGAGAGTGATAGTGCTTTAGGCCAGTTCTTTAAGTTCAGTACTCTAAAGGGCATGATTGACTCTGTAGTAGGCTTTGCTATCCCAGGAGGTCTTGTATCTAAAGGTATTGGTGCAGCTGTTAAACTTAGTAGAGTAGGATCTTTAGCTGCTATAGGACTTGCTAAGCTGAATGCTTCTGCAGGTACTAAAGTACTTGCAAATTCTTTAGGAGAGATTGCTAAAGATGTTACAGCTGGTGCTATTACTAACTATGCTGAAGGCCAGATGATGGCTATTGAGTTAGGAGAAAATGCTAAGCAGCATTACATTGAATCTAAGGCTCAGGAATACTATGAGCAATATAAAGATGCTCCTATTCCTCTTAGTATTGAGAATGCTCGTAAGTTAGCAGAAGATGAGTTTAATAACGACACTGAGGTACAAGCTAGAATAGGCAAAGAACAAGCTGAATTCGTCCGTAACAATAGAATATTCATGCTAACAGATGCCATAGGTCTTCATGGTCTTGTTAAGAGTAAAGGAGCTTTTAGGCAAGCACTTCTTACTAATCCTAAGGAGAAACTTAAGGCTATTAAGAACCTAGGTAAGCTTTCTGCAGATAATATACTCATTCAGGGAGCTAAGGAAGGTGCCGAAGAAATTGGGCAGAATATTCTTCAGATGGAGGGAGAATATCAGGTTCGTAAAGCTGCTGGTACTTTAACTGAGGAAGATGAGAAGCTGGGGGATACTTTCTGGGATAGAGCTCTTGCCTTTGGTACTTCAAAGCAGGCTATTGTAGAAGGTCTTATGGGAGCCGTTACAGGCCCTGGACAAAGAGCTGTGTCTAGAGTTGTGGCTAATGTAACTTCTGGAGATATTCTAGGTCGTAAACGTCGTGATGAGGAATATCAATCGTATGTTAAGCAACAAGAATTTATTAAAGGAATTAATAATAAGCTTAATAATATTCTCCAAGCCGAGGCATTAAAAGCTGAAGCTATCTCTAGGGGAGATGATGTAACAGCGGATGCCATGTGGAATAAGGAGGCTGCAGATCTCATTACTGAATCTATCCAGAATGGTACTATTACAGCATTAGAGAGATCTACAGAAGATATTATTAATGATACTAGCAGAACTCCTGAGGAAAGAGAGCAAGCTCAGAAGTTGAAAGAATACATTAATGAATCTGAGAATGAGTATATCTTAGCTTCACATAATCCTAATAGTCAAGATATCTTTGACAATCGTATTCGACATAATACTCTTCAAACCTGGAGTAAAGATTTATATAGGGATATTCAAAATAAACTTACAGATTTAAATGAATCCTTAAGTGCGAAATCTCCTGTTTATAATGTGAGCTTAGATAAAGATCTTAATTTCGAAGCTAATGCAAAAACCTTAGCACAATCTGAAGCTCCTGAAGCTTATAAAACTCTTACTGACCGTATTAAGCAGTATCGAGATGTTAAGAAAGCTTTAGATGATGTTGATAAGGAATATAAGGAGATTACTAAGAAGGAGTATCAAGAGAAGTGGCTTGAGAACGAAGTTGAGAGGCTGCAAAAAATAGCTGCTGAAGCTGAAAAGCAGGCAGTTGAATCTAAGGTAAATAAGCCTTTAGTACAGTATGATGATAATAATCAACCTATACTTACTAATAGAGCTCAAGTAGTTAAGGATGGGGATAATTATTTCCTTCGTGGCTATGATGATGAGCTCGGTACTTATAGTATACCTTTACTAGAAGAGAATGGTGTTGAGCGTCCTGTAAATTCTGCAGACTTAGAATCTTATAGAGAGGAAAATATTGAATCTGCTGAAACTACGGAAGCAACTGAGCCTACCCCTACTACTCCTGAAGTCAAATTTTTTACTCCTGCCGAACGTAAGGAACTTCGTAAGGAAGTAGATGAACTTAAGAGTCTGGATGATCTAGCTATTTGGAGAGAGCGATATAAGAATGACTCAACTCTTAGTGAAGAAGCTATCGAAGAAATTGATGATTTATATCATCGAGCTCAAGATAGGATTATTAAAGCATCTGGAGAAGAAATTAAGGATGCTAATCCTGAGAATAACGATGCTCAGGAGATCGAATTTGTACGTTCTGATAGCTTTGATACTCCTGAAGCCAATGATGCTTTGTGGGATCCTCCTAAGAGATCTGCAGAGAATTACTGGCGAGGTTCTAAGGGCTCTGATATAGCCAGCCGTGAGAATGGCAATGTAGATCAAATACGATGGTTTGACTTCCTTGATAAACATGATGCTTCTCAATATAGAGGTATTATAGTACCTTTCAAATATGAAGGTAAGACTGCTGGTAGATTAATTCTCACAGATCACGAAGGGAATTATATAGATGCTGATGGTAACTCTATTGGAAAAGAATTTGATCCTAATAGAGCTATCTACACTACTGTAGCAGATCCTACAACTGATGCTGATGGTAAGTACTATGGTACTCAGAAAAGCTTTGATTACTATAGAGCTATTTACATTAGAGATGTTTGGGAACATCTACAAGATGGCGTAAGTGTACCTGTTGTTATTCAAGGAACAAGTGCTGGTATTATTGATGATAAGTACAAAAATGATGTTATCAAGAAGCCTGCACAGCTTAAGCCTTTAGCTGAGAGCTTACCTGCTAATATGGATATAAATACTTTAACGGTTTATATCTCAAATATTGGTAGAATTATTACAGAGAATGGCCAAACCTTTACTGTTCCTGCAGGAACAATGGCTATCCATGATGCTACAAATAATAATTTCTATAGGGCTAACTCAGTACCCATTCAAGCAGGAACTAGGCAGTTCTTAGTAGATTTATTTAGGCATTATATTGCTAAATCTATTAAAGGAAAGACTTTTGTAAGTAACGATAAGTATACTCTTAGGAGTGGTAAAGAATTTGTACATTACGACTTTTTTGGAGTTCTGCGAGATTTACTTAGGTATAATAGTCATGGTGATCCTGCTCGTACTTTATATAATATTAAGGATGAGAATGGTCAGAATACTGTAAGGTGGAATATTGGAGATAAAGAGATAGATGCTGCTGTAAGAGATGAAAATGGTAACTATGTTATTAACGAAGAGTTTCTTACAGAGGTTAATAACTTCTTAAGTAAGGCTTTCTATAATCCTCGTTATTCAAAGATTAATCCTGCAAGTAAAGATTCTTATTACTTCCCTACTAAAATTAATAAAGATGGTACGTTAGGAGCTAAAAAATACCAAAATTACCATACTTTTGTTAGAGAAAATTTAGTAGACTTTGTAGTAGATCCTAATAGCCCTTACGCGCATGCTGAGCGATATGTGACATATGATCCTTTGAATGTAGAAACTGTTACTTCTGATGAAGTCTCAGAGGCTAAAGAAGAGGTTTCTAAGGAGAAGTCTTTAGCAAGTGTTATTGATACTATTAGATCAGGTACTCCTGTAAAGATGATACTTGAGGTTACCAATCCCGCGAATGGTAATATTAATAGGTTTGACTTTGAAGCTCAATATGATGGTAAGAGTATTGTTAGCTCTGATCAGGAGAATGCTTTCCCTATAGTTGTTGCGGATCAGCTTAATCAATATGCGGGTAGAGAGGGAGCTACTTTAGCAGATGTTGCGAATGCTGCTCAAGCATACCTTGCTAACAGGATGGGTATTAAGGATCCTACTCAATTTAATGCTAAACTTACTCTTGTAGAGGATAAGAAATCCCCTGTTTCAGAACCTACTCCACAGTCTAGTAATCCTGCTATAGCAGCACTTCAACGGCAACTTGAAAGTACTACAGATCCTAAGACTAGAGCTCAACTTCAGAGAGCCCTAGATATGGCTAACAATCTAAACGCTACACCACAGAAGTCTAATGATAGTGTTCGTATTTCTACAGTTACAAAATTCCGTAGGACATATGAACAAATGAGTAATTCTGCAAATGAGGAATTAGATAAAGCAGGAGAATGGTTTAAGAAGAAGTTTCCTGATATTGACTTCAAGATTGTTAAGTCTGCTATTGCTAAGAATGTAGTTGGTAAATTTGAGAATAGTGTAGTTACTGTATATCAAGGTACTGGTACAGAAGCTGTATATCATGAGGCATTTCACGTTATTTTAGACTGCTTACTTACAGCAGATGAGAAAGCTAACTTAGTAAGGGAAGCTCTTAATAATGATGAATATAAAAGTTATTTTGATTCATTAAAACCTCTATATCCTGAGTTAGGCAGTGAAGAATTAGCCGAAGAGGTTCTAGCAGAAGCTTTTGCAGACTTTATGGTAACTGAGGATGAAGATAATAATTTTATTAAGAAGATCTTTAAGTATATCAAGTATCAATTAACAAGGTTATATAATAGTATTCGGCATCTTGGTAAACCTAATAGGGAATGGACTCAAAGTATACAATCTATTGTAGAGAGAGTTCGTAATAAAGATTTTCTTATGAATGATTATCTTACATTAAAGGCAACATCTCCTCACTATAAGGTTATCCCAGGTTTAGATGCTATTACTACAGCAGACGCTGTAAATAGTTTACACTATTGGTTTCTACAGTACTTTAAGGAGAATGGTAATCTAATTGATATACTACAGTCAGAAAATGCTAAGATTGTGTCTGAGGCTTATGAATTTGCTCATAATGAGTTTGTAGGTCGATACAATGAAATCCTATCTTCTATAGCTTTCGCAGATCCTAATTTGATGGAGCAGTATCTCTCTGATCTTGAGAAGTTACAAAAAGTTCTAGAAACTTGGAATGATCCCAAGGGAATCAAAGCTTTACATCAGCAAGAGCGGCTAGCACAATATAAATTAGAGTTAAATACTTCTGAAGATTATCAAGAATCCGCCTCTGAGATCTCAGGTGGTGAGAATAATCAAGGTCGAGACTCTGCGGCTTTATTTGCAGAATCTATTACTGTAAGTAGTAAGATGAACTCTAATAAGATCATAAAGCTACTTCTTAGTACCTTACCTAAGAAGCATTATGATTTTAAGACTCGGGAAGCTATACCTTATAAGAATAGCTTAGGAATGCCTGAGGTTGAACCTTTTGGTAAGGTCTTTAATATCTTAGCAAATAAGTTAGCTAATCTTCCTACTAGCATTTCTATGCAAGAGCTGCAGAAGAGATTATCTCAAGTTGCTGAAGAATATCCTGCTATTTATCCTCTCATTCGAGATGAGGTTGTTTCACTTAGAACTCCCGAAGGAGAGATAACTACTCAAGTAGTTCCTTCTTGGCTCAAGTTAGATAAGGTTGATTCCTGGTCTGCTTCAGATATGCTCCAGGTTGTACAGTTCATGCAGGCATTTAATAATAACAAGAATAATTATCTTATAGGTATTACTAAAGCTAATGGGCAGTACACTATCTTCAATGCTTCTACTGTAGGTCATAGAGCTCGCATTGCAGGAGCATGGAGAGCTCAGTTATCTAAGTGGTTGTTAGAAGGTAACCCTGATATCATTAAATTTTATAACCGTAATAAATATAAAGTTTGGCAATATAATGCAGATGCTATTAAGAAAGCTTTTCCTCGTATCCCTACTGCTGATAATGCTGAAGAGTTCTTACGTATCTTAGGAATAACCTATGATATCAATAATCCTGAGACTCTTCAAAAAGCTTTGCATACTAAGAGATTCTTAGATAAGATAGGGCAGGTTTACTATCAGATACTCAAGGGATCTTTAAAAACTCCTATTGTTAATGAGAATCGTGATGGAGAGAACGAGAACTTAGACGCTTTCTTAGATATACAATCAGATCTTGGTATCGAAACTCTGGAAAATTCTCACATTTCACTTGGAGATGAAAGAATTTATGATCTTCAAAAACCTGGTTATATTAATCAGACAATCAATAAGATTAATCGAGTTATAGATAATCCTGAGAAGCTATATTCAGAGATGCCTCATCTAGATCCTTCTCACAATATTTACGTAACACACTCTTTATTACTTAATAGAGCTCTTGTAGATAGAAGAACTCCTAAATTATCAATCTTGATACATGAGGGTAATAGAGAGAATTCTAATGGTACAGGAACGGATTATAAGGATATGAAGCTTATAGATAAGCTTTCTACAGTCCTTAATATGACTATGGAAGGTAGAGATAATATTATGAGACCTGCTGATAATGGTCAAGAGCGATTCCTAGATCATGGAGATACTTGGATTAATGTAAATACTACTCGTGGAGAAGTTATAGATATTTTCAGAGGCTACTTATGGGATGAAATTGCTAGATCTCATATCAAGGATAGAGCATTTACGAACTTTAACAAGAACTATACTAAGGGTACAGTAATTGAAAGTTTGTTAACTCCTAATGAGATTAAAGAATTCTTAGTAGACACTGCTGAATCTCCTAATGATTTTGCAGATAGAGTTCTTAATACTATAGGTAGAGATGTGTTATCTACTCGTATAGAGAGGATGATTAATACTTGGACTAGCAATGCTTATGATAAGCTAATAGACCTAGGAGGTCTTAAAGAACTAGCTAATGATCAAGTATTGAATATGTCTCTAAAGCTAAGTACTAATCCTACTACTAATCAGTACTCTAAATCTAACGTCATAAGCTGGATACGTCACGCAGTAGTAAATTATGCTATCGGTAATATTGAGCAAAGTAAGATATTATATGGAGATAATATATTCTATAAATCTTTAGGTGATGAATTCAAACGCCACAATGGTGCCATGGGTTCTAAGAAAACCTGCTTAACATCTGATGGTATTAATACTACTATAGCACGTGACTTTAAGCGTATGGATGGTGCTGAAAATCTCACTGATGAAAGTGGTAAGCCTATACTTAAAACTGCTGTATTCTCAGATGTTTCTAGCTATTCTAAGCAGTTATATCAGATTGCTGAGATTGTAGATGCTGAGAGTAATAAATATAAGACACTTCGTAATGATGTTCTTGAGGCTTATGAGCACTCTGATAAGAGTAAATCTTTTGAGGATATGATGACAGAAGCTCTTATTAAGAATGCAGATAAGTTAGGTCTCAATAGTGCTCCTTATGCAGATATGACTGAGGGTGATGGTTTCGGAATGATTTCATTAGATGCTTACCGAGAATTCAAAGTTAGAGTAGGAGATTGGAATCTTGATTCTGAAAAGCTTTATCAATGGGAAGTACAAGAAAGAGCAGGAGTTCCTGTTGAGGAGAGAGTGTTTGTAGATTTTGATGGTAATAAATCTCCTTTAACTCGTGGTAGTTGGGGTTCTCAGGTATTTAATTCCTTAAAACCTCAACACTTTGGTCCTTTAGCTAATGTTGAAGGATTTAAACCATCTTTCTATAAACTCTCGTTGATGCCTCTCATACCTTCTGTTCTGAAGGCTTTAGGAGATACTAACCTCTCTAAGCTTCATGAACTGATGATCAAGAATCAGGTTAGTGTAGCCGTACACTATTCAGCTAATAAAGGTGTAACTACTAAGACTAATTCGGTTACTAATGAGGAAGGTGTATTAGTTACAAATACAGAGCATCCTTTTAATGACTTCTACGATAAAGAAGGTAACTTCTTAGTAGATACTGAAGGTAATTATACTGGGCCTTTAGATCTCCTTACTCAAGATACTTATTGGGAATATTGGGGTATTCAAGTAGACACTGGTGAACATAAACACCATGATGTAGTTACTGGTACTCAGATGATGGTGCAGATTCTTAACGGTCTATTTGATGCTGGAGAGATTAGTGAACACTTTGAGGAGAATACTCCTAAAGTTAAAGCTTTAGCTGAGGAGTATATTAGTCTGAATAATCAACGTATTGCTATAGGTAGAGATCAACTTGTTAAGGAGTTAGGTCTTGTAGCAACTAAGAAGGGATGGAAGATTTCTGAAGAGGGTATTGTAAGTCTCGTTAATTCTCTACGTCGAGAAGCTATTGAAAGGGGATTAGCGGATAATTACATTACTGCTATAGAACTCTTAGACAATCTCGATGATGGTACTACTAATATAGATATTCTTCCTACACGTGAGAAGATTGAGAGTATTCTTATGAGTAGAGCTGCAAGTATGACTACTTCTCAGAAGCGTCATGGTACAGCAGCATTCCAGGTACCCTCAACTATGTGGGAGACTAAGGCAAGCCGTACATATAATGAAGGTAAGTATAAATCTTCAGACTTAGACTTCGTAGTAAAATATGTAGATGGTAAGCCTAAGATTACATCTATGGAAGTATATCTTCCCTCACCATTTAAGGGTATTACAAATGTAGGTAAAGTACCTCCTGAATTGCTACAGCTTATAGGATTCCGTATCCCTACGCAGGGACTTAGCTCAATAGAAACTATTGTTGTTAAAGATTTCCTCCCTGAAGCAGCTGGAGATATTATAGTCTTACCTACAGAGATTGTTGCTAAGGCAGGCTCGGATTAATATCATGGTTCGAGTAAAATTCTGTTAATTGCGGGGACCCCCTGAGAGTCTAAACTACCGAAGTGTAACAATGTTTAGAATTGGGCAATCCGCAGCCAAGCCCCATATGGGGAAGGCTCAACGACTAATACTTAAATAACGTTTCCTTAATGGATAACAAAGCGTATGAAAACTAAGTTAAATAAAGATTCAAGAAATTTATTAATTGCATTATTACTAGGAGATGGAACTATTAGTAATAATAATGTATTTAAATTATCTCATTCTGAGGCACAGAGAGATTATTTAGAGTGGAAAGTTAAGCAACTTAATAATGCGGGTATTCGTAATAATGGAATACATGAATATGTTAGTACATGCGGATATAATACTGGTCAAAAAGTTTTATATACTCAATTAGGAATAACAACTTTCATTAAATTGCTTAGGAGGATATTTTATAAGCCTAAGAAGTATCTTGGTAATAGACGTCTTCTAAATAGGTTAGATGCAAGAGGTATTGCTATCTGGTATATGGATGATGGATGTATCAATTATCGAATTACTAAAGGTAAATGCCATGGATTCTATATAAGAATATCCCTATGTGAGGATAAAGAAACCATTCAGAATGTAATAAATTTCTTTAAGGAAGAATGGAATATTTCTTTCTATCCTATATCAGAAGGTAGAGGTACTTATTCTTTATGCTGTGGTACTAAAGAAGGTATTAAATTTCTTGAAATTGTCAAACCATTTGTATCAGAAGTTCCATGTATGATACATAAAATTACATACGACTTAAGTCAAAGATCTAGATCATTGTATGATAAAGAATCTTTGGGTAGGGCTTTAGAGCCTGAAATGCAGAACACTACTATTAGTAGTGAAGATATAGTCTAAACTTATATGAAAGTATAAGAGATTATTGTATGATATTGATAAAATGTACTTATATGTACCTAATTATTATAAGGTTAAGGGACAGCTTAAGTACATAGATTATTCTCATTGGGAAGAGCAATATGAGGAACTAGTTAACTCTTTAAAGGATGAAAAGAAGGAAGGTATCCTTGAAGCTCTAAGTGGATTCTTTGGCAATAGTGAGCTACTACAAGAGCTTGCTGACACCAAGCAGACTCCTAAAGTATCTAAAGAAGAGTTTCATAAGAAAGCTATTGAGAATCGTATTACTCAGATTCAGAAAGAGCTTGCTCATGTAGCTGAGAATGCTTCTAACTTTATAGCACCTATTCAGACCGACATCTTGGAAGCTTCTGCCAAGAGAGCTATGAAAGCTGTCTTTGGAGATACTTATGAGATGGAGGCTGAGTATTATAAATCTAAAGCAGCTCTTCCTAGTATTCTAGATCCTACATATGTTCTACAGGTAGCTGAGAACTATATGGCTGGTAAGAAAGAGGTAGGTATTGCAGCTAATGCAGGTAAATTCTATGTATTTGCCTCCATGTATGACTTAGGGATACCTGCAGAAGAAGTTCAGATTAATTTTGAGCATAATGAGGAAAATGGTGTTGTTCAGCTTGGACGGAAGTTTACTGCTGGTACTAAGAAAATTCCTATTTCTGAGCTGTTAAATCAGTGGATTAGTGCTGCTGTGGACGCTGCTAAATCACCCTTTGGAGTGAATTTAGGAGCTACTCCTGCAACATTAGGAACGCTAACAATGCTTACTATGGCAGGAGTTCATCCTGATACTCTAGCACTCTTCATGAACCAGCCTATCATTCGTGAGTACCTGAAGCTACAGCAACAATATGAATCTCAGATTGCTCAGGAGAACTATGTATCACCTAAATCAGCTAGGGTTAAGGCTGGCACAGCTATGGCTCGATATAATAAGAACGAGATTCGAGCATATCTGTCTATGAAATATCCTCCTATCGATGCAGCTGCTCCTGCTAAGGTTTTCACAGCTGATGAGCTTGAGAGTTATATTACTACTCAGAATTTAACTTATCAAAATCAGATTCTTGATGATTTCATTCGGTATGTTGAATGGGGACGTAATGTTGCAGATGCTATGCAAGGTACTACCTATGATACTAAAGATGGTGGTAAAAATCTCTCTGAACTACTCATGAAGTTACACAAAAGTCTTACAGCAGGTGAGAAGATAGTTAACTATGAGAAGCTAGTTGATGAGGGTTATATAGCAGGTTATAAGAATGCTGTTGCTGAATATAAAGACTTCTTTAAACCTCTCTTCCTCCTACTTAGAGATGAGCAGTTCACTAATGGGCAAGATGGTTTATTTGATGACGTGATTAGTAGATACACAGCATCTCCTACTCCTGATTATAAAGCTGTAAGTAGTCTTAATAAATTTAAGAATGATTTCTTAACGGCTATTATTCTCAATACTCCAGATGCTAATGGTACAACCTTAATTTCTGAGAGAAAGAGACTTATGGTAGGGGATAACAGTGTACCTATGAAGTTAGCTAGACTTCGTTCTGAGCCTGCATATAAAGATAATCCTTTATTCCAGGCATTAGTACCGATCTTAGATACTGTAAGAGAAGATATCCATAATATTAAACCTTACGTAGATAAAGATCCTTTGGCTTCTAATGCTGTAACTTATGCTTGGGAACAACTTTATCTACAAGATAAGGAATTTGCAATGGATTTAATGAAGTTCTGCTTGTTACAATCAGGACTTCAGATGTCTCCTCTCAATTATATTGACATTATTCCTGCCTCTATGTATAGGGATTATATTAAACCTATGCTAGATTCTTATCAAGAGAGAGGTTATGGTGTTATGAGAGAAGCTTTCTTATATGCTTGGCAGTTATCAAATTACAATGATGATAGTATCTTACCATTTAATCTGAGAATGGCACTTGCGTTTCCTCTTGGAAAGAGATATGCTACAGATGAAGATGGTAATAAGACTAAGAAGATCTATCCTATTGTAAGATATTACAACGAGAAGAAGCAAGATATTGAAGGTTCAAGGATTAACTTCCCCTTAGATTCTCAATCTGTAGCTAAGAATCACCAACGTCAGATTTATAATTTTGAAGCTGATAGTCCCTTAGTTAAGCTTATCAATGAGATTAGAAAGATCAAGGAAGTGAATCTTGATAGCTCTGATATAGAGAGATCTCAACCTAACAAGCCTTATACTTGGGAAGAAGTTGAGATAATGAGGGAAGCTCAGATAGAGGAGGAGATGGCTAATTCTGCTCCAGAAGATTTTTATAGTGATCAATCCTCTTCTCCCAGATTTAAATATAGTTTAGCAATGAATTTTGCAGATGGAACTGGTGGTAGAACTATGAGATCTGAATTTAAGGGCAAAACTACTATGGAGCTAGTCCTTAGTGGAGATAGAACTGCTACTTCTAGAGACTGGGGTAAATCTTATAATAGGATGAATCTTACAGAAGGGGATATACTTAGAGTAACTGGTTCTGCTGGAGGAGAGTTACAAGAAGCCTTCGTAGAAGTTACAAAAGCTCCTTATCCTGTAGATTCTATTTCAAAAGAAGAGTGGTCTAAATTAGAAGGATGGAGTGAAGCAGGATATGATAGGATTAAAGGGAAAGGTTATTATCAATTCCAATATAAACTATTAGAATCCTTTAACAACTCTACAAAAAGTAAAGGTGCTGAATTTATTCAGTCGGGAGAAGAACGTAAAAAATTGTGTAAATAATTATGGCTAATGTATGTCCTAACACAAGCTCTCAGGCTTGGAAGGATTTAGTCAACAGGTTTGGTGAAGACATTGCCTGGGCATTGTATGTAAAGAGTGGGGATAATATCCCTACTCTTCGCCAAGCTTTGGAGACTGTTAAATCTCTTCGTATAACTTATGAACCTATTTCTGCTACAGAAAAGATGGCTCTTGGTGTTGTAGATAGTAAAGGACGACCTGTCGTATATACTAATAGTAAAGCACAGTATGAAGCAGCAATTAATAAAGCTGCTCAAATTAATGCTAACTATGGGGCTTATAGAGCTAAAGTTGTTAAATCTGCAAGCTCTCCTATGGGTAAAGAGTATTCTGAGGTATACGTAGAGAGATATGTCCTTCCTGAGCAATATAAGCCTGATTTAAGCGCTTATGATGTTAAACCTGAGGAGATGTACCAGATTTCAAGAGAGTCCGCCAAATCGCCTATAAAGGGCCTTGATGGGCTTTTAACGGATTGGGCTGGCAGAATAGGCTTCCAAGTTAAGACTTGGGGAGATATTACCGATAAAGATGGTAATCCTGTATCTGCTATAGCTCAGGTTGATATGGTAAGGAAAATTATTACTGTAGCTTTAGATAAAGCAGATGCCACTACTCTTAGTGAGGAATGTGCTCATATCATGGTGAGGATGCTTGGTAAAGATAATCCTCTTTATCAAAGATTATTAAAAGTTGCTAGAGAGAGTTCTACTTATGAAAGAGTTAAGCAAGAATATGCTGAAGTATACCAGGGTGATGAAGTAAGGATAGCAGAAGAGGCTGCTGGTAAACTTATTGCTCAAGAAGTTGTACGTTTATATGAAGCTAATTCCGACCAATATGTTCTTGAATCTACTGGGATAGTATCTGCTATTAAGAAGCTATTTAACTTAATAAAGTCTTATTTTAAACGTAGGGCAGAAGTTGCTAATATAACTGTAGAAGGAATGAATGCAGATATGCAACCTTTTACAGAAGTAGCACAGATGATGTTACGTAAACAAATTGTTGGACTAGATAATCTTGAAGCAGATATTAAGAATGGAGATTATTACTATGAATTAACTCAAGAGATGATCTCTACTCAACTAGATGCTGAGGATTTTCTTAAGAACCTTACAGTACATTATGATGTAAGACAAGGAGCTTATATTAAAGCAGATGGTACTCCTGTTGGTCGAAGAGTTTCGGATATTGTAGCTAGAGGTATGAAGAGAAGATTTAGGGTAACATCTGATAGTGAGAATGAGGATACAGACCCTAAAGCACGAGTTCGTACTGTTAAAGGTACTACTGTTCATGCTTACTTAGAAGCCCTGATGAAAGATCGTATAGAGGGTAGAAATTCTACTAAAGAGGCTATTGTACAGCAAGTAGTAGATAAGTTAAGAGCTTTACCTGAATTAGCAGAAAAGTCCAATAATGGTATTCGTGAAATTGCGAGAGTTTCTGATAGACAATTTAATAATCTTAAGGAAGCTGTAAGTAACTCTTATCGAGAAATACTGTCACGTCAGGCTTATATTGATACTCAAACCGGTACTAAAGGTAGTGTTAAAATCTTTACTGAGCAAACTATATATGATGAAACTAGAGATCTTGCAGGAACTTGTGATTTAGTAGCAATATACTCTAATGGAGTTATTGATATCTATGATTACAAAACTCACGAGTTTACTATGGAAGGAGACGAAATCATTAGTGAGATTTCTGATATAGCTAAAGAAGGTTGGAATACTCAGATTACTCAGTATAAAAATGTTTTCACTAATGGTATTAGGAAAAAAGCCGAGGCTGAGGGCAGAAGGGTTAATGTACATTTTGGAGCTACAAGAGTACTTCCTATTAATGTACAGTTTGCTAAAGATGAGGAGACAGGTAAACCATCTATCTTTGGATTCGGTAGAATTGAACCTTGGTCTTTGGAAATACATGCTTTGAATCCAGTATCTCTTAGTGAAGAAGTAGATTTAAACCCTAAGTTAGCTAAGCAGTTAGAAAAATTGTATCAAACTAGTAATGCTCAACGTAGTAAATATCTACGAACTAAGTCCCAGCTTGATAGAGATGCATGGCACAGAACTCAAGATCTTATCCAAAATATTCTTATCAAACAAGATTATACTTATCTATTTAAAGAAATTGAGGATATGTCGAGATCTCTTCAAAGGAGATTAACTATCCCCTTTGGACAACCTGGATCTCTTACAGCTAATGAGATACTTGAGCTTAAGCAAAGATCTGATGTATATCTAGATTTCTTTCAAGGGTCAGTAGATCTAATTAACTTGGAAGATGATCTTAATGTTCGAATGCAGCTAGGTAAAGCCTTGAGAGAGGTATTATTTATTAGAAATCTCCTTAGTCAGAAGCCTATAGATATGCTGTTAGCTACTACAGGAGAAGATATTACCCAGCCTGGTAGTCATGTAGGCTGGTGGGCAGGTTGGTTTAGTAAAGTAAGTGAAATAGCACATCCTATATTTAGAGCATTCTCTAAACTTTTGAAAGGTGCACAAGCAAATATCTACGAACAACTTGAGAAAGCTCATGAGAAGATTAAAGTTCACACAGAAGCTCTTCAAGAATGGGCAAAGGCTAATAATAAAACTTTGCAGGATGCTTTTAATATGATCGTAGATACCTCAACAGGTAAACTTATTAATAAGTATTCTAGTAAGTTTTATAAAGACTTAGAGAAAGCTCGGACATATAGCAGTCGTTCAATAACATTCTTTTTGAATAACTATCAAATTGAGCGTGATCCTAAGGGTGGCTATAGGTATACAGGTAAAGCATTAGAGGATTTTAATAAGGCTAAAGCTGAATGGCTAACTCGTATAGAGAATGCTAAAGGAACCTCTGCAGAAGAACGTGAGGAGAGAAGATACTTAGCATGGCGTAAAGCTAATGACTTAAGTTATAATAAGAAAGCAGTCTTTCATAAATATAATATGTTTATCAGAGATAAATACCGAGTGGAGAATCCTAATTATTATAGTGAGGAATTCAACAAGATTAAGGATATTAAACCTCTGGTAGACTACTATAATATGTATGTGAACTTTAATGTAGAATTTGAGAATATCACAGGTCGTAAGATTAGTCAGAAGTTTATTGCTAACGTAAGAAATGATCTTATGGATTCCATCTTTAAGAATGGTATTGGAGCTTTGTCAGATCTTAGATCTATAACTCTAGGAGCCTTAGAAACCCGAGATGAATCAGATGTAGTTTATAAGAGTAAGGAAGAAACATCTGGCTTAGATTATGCTGGTAATCCTATTAAACATGTACCATTATTCTTTATAGATCCACTTAAAGATAACTTAACTTCTGCAGATATTGCAAGAGCAGAAGCTGCTATTAATCCTAATCTTTCTAGGGATACTGAGGAATGGCGAGCAGCAAGATACAATGAGCTTCGTAAGATAGCTGAGGAGAAAGGTTTGAGACATAAATCATATGATCTCTCTAGAGTATTACTTCTCATGGCCCAATCTGTGTATACATATAAGCATATGAAGGAAATTGAAGCTAATGCACAGCTATTACTTTATCATGCTAAAACTAATGAAGCTAAGGTCTTTGTTGAGGATAACATTCCTAACATGGATAAATGGATAGGTAAGGTAAGCACAGCTCTAGGCTTATCCGTAGATGACGTCTCAATATTAGAGAAATTCATAGATCTCTATGTATATGGTAAATCTATTCAAGAGACCGGTAAACCTTTCACCTTCATGGGTAAAACTTATAGTTGGGGTAAGTTAGCTAAAAAGGTAGTTCAATGGTCTTCTCTAAGTACATTAGGATTTAAACCTATCTTGGGATTTCGAAATTTTGCTCAGACAATGCTTAACTTCAAAATGGTTGAGATAGAAGGTAAGTATTATACTAAAGAGTCTACTAAGAAATCTAATGAACTTAAGAAACAGGATCCTACTAAATATTATGGAGCAATATCATTCTTTCATATAGGTAATGAAGATGTTTGGAAGAAAAGAGCTCTTGAACTTTCTGCAAATAAGACTAATAGAATATTTAATGTAGAAAATGCATTCTATCTACTAGAAGCTACAGACTCTAATATAGATCGTAAAGTTCTTACATCTATGCTTTATGCATGGGGATATGATGAGGATAAGAAGAAGGTAGTTAGATTAGCTCGTAGTCCTAAGGTTATTCCTATTGCAGATTTACTACATGTAGATGAGAATGGTAAGATGACTATTGATAAACTTTCTAATGAAGATATTATAAAGTTTAGGACAGCTGCTCAAAGTGCTGCTACATCTGTTAAGGGTGTTATGCCATCTGAGGATAGGTATCTTGCTAATACTACTATTGCAGGTACATTAATTATGCAGTATCGTAACTGGCTTCCTGGACTATTGAGAACTAGATTTAAAGGTCTTCAAAAGGATACTATCATAGATGAATATGATGTTGGTAGATTTAGAGTCGGGATGGGAGAGTTTGCTACAGGAGGTATAGAAATATCTAAGGCATTTGGTAGAATGCTCTTAAGGTCTATGCCTATCTTAGGATACTTAGCGGGCGAGAATATTGGCCAGAATGAAGTAGCTGCTAGAAAGCAGTATGAAGAATATTTTCATCAGCATCCAAATGAATCTAAACAAGATTTCACATTTGAAGATTTCTGCCAATTAAGACTAACTAAGTTGAAAGCATTAGGTTATGAACTACAATCTATTGTAGGATTATTCCTAATGGCTATGCTAGCAAAAGCTATGGTACCTGACGAGCCTGATGATGATTTCTCAGGATGGGCCAAGAATATTGCTACACAGAATTTATATAGAGCTCTCTATGGAGCATATCTTGAAGCATCATTCTTTGTAGATATTAGTAGTGCTACAGATATTATTTCCTCTCCTATGGCAGTCATGTCTTATGTAACTAATTTAATGGGATTCTTTAGGAATACTGTTGATGAAACTAGGGACTTGGTAATGGGAAAGGATTACAAAGGATTAATATGGTGGGAGGAAGATAAGAATGATAGAACTCAACCTTTCTATTACTTATCGAGACTAACTCCAGGATTTAATGCAGCTCAGGATTTCTTTGATATTTATGATACATTTACATTTAATCAAAGATAATTTTCCCTGAAGTCTAAAAAAAATTCCCCGGTAGGCGTATAACCTATCGGGGATTTTTTATTACTCTACCTTAACATTAAAAGGTTTACCGTATTCATAGGGTTCTTCAGTAACGAAATATCCTAAGACATCTCCAAACTCCTGTAATCCTTGATAAACATATTTCTCTGTAGTACATTCACAAGTTTCTTCGTTAAAATAACTAACTTTCATTAATGTCCACAGTATTCTGTTAGGTAAAGTAGCAGAGGCTATTCGTGAAAATTCTATTGGACTATACAAAGTACCATTATACTCAGCAACTGGGTTAAATTGGTTCTTTATAGGTCTATAATTCTCAACGAATTCTTCATAAGAAATTGTCTTCATACTACTTAAAATAAGCTTGCCTAGCCTCAGCAGAGAGTTTGTAAATCATAGCCTTAGATTGGAATTCTATAAGATTAAGTGAATCGCAATAACTCATTGCAGTAGTCAAGTAATCCTTAAAATTCTCAATCTTTTGACTAAGGGTATGAGTAATCTTTACAGTCTTACTTATACCTTCAGAGGTCCTCAAAGAGCTCTTACCCATCTTTTTCTGAGCAACCTTCGTAGACATCCCATAATACTCTCGTTCTCGACTTCCATCAGGTAGAACAGTAACTTTGCCACAAGCTTCCTCACATTCAGCAAAGAATTTACCACACATCACAAAGTCAGCTCCCAGAGCTATAGCTTTAATGATATCATCATAGTTGGAGAAACCACCATCTGCGATTATCTTTGGGTAAGTAGGCAAATCTGTAGCTATCTGTAATTTTCGGATATTATCTAACAACGATGCCATAGGGAAGTGTACTCCAACATTAGCAGATGTCGTGCACCGAGATCCTGAACCAATTCCAACACGTACATAGTCTATTCCTGCTTTAGCATATAATATATATGTCATAGGATTAGCTATATTACCTGTCATGAGAATTAGTCTATTCCCAAATATCTCTTTTGCTATAGTGCAAAGATCAATGAGAGATTGCATATGGCCATTAGCTATATCTACACAGACTTTTGCTTGTAGGTCATTCTCTTCTAAGACTTTTGCTATATCATTAGATTTATTCAGGGTACAGAAGATCTGCATAAACTCATTCAGAGACATTCCAACAAATGTACTCGTCATAAGATGCTTTCGAGTCTTGAGTGGAACTGTGCGTGGAACAACTGTTAAGACTCCCGCTTTAGCAAAAGTTTCCCAGTTAGTTTCATTTATAACACAATCCATAGGAGCAGCAGCAAGGGGTAGTCGTCCTTTTGAATAGTAAGGATCACACTCTGTTCTACTAGCAACTCTTGTAACTGGGGCTGGTATTAAGCATACATCATGTAAGCCTAATAGTGGGGGCTGAGTTTCAAAGAGCATATTATCCTAGCACTTCATTCATCATATCTTGATTGGGTACAATTCTAGGTCCTTCAGCTTCTGCAATATGATCTCCTAAGTCTTGTGCTATGCCAGCCATAGCTCGATTAATTATAATATGAGGAGGCTCATCTGCAGCAACCGGCTCTCGGCGCAACATTTGGCGATGTATTTCTCTTAAGTCCTCTAATGTATACATGCGTGAATCCTTGCTACTAGATTTTACTTCATTTACCTCAGAAGCCAAAGCTTTCTTAATTTTATCTGCTAAGAAGCGTGCTTCATTTTGTGCTCCAGGAACAAATCTTTTCCTAACAAGATCTGCCCAATCTTTAGCAAATCCAGTCATAACTTGCTCAGTCTTGGTGAATAGAGTGAGATAGTCTCTTGCAACTTCAGGTCTGTTACCTTCTTGGATTGCTGTGAAGTAGTCCAACTCAGCAAGTTTAGAACGAGAGAGAACCTTATGGAGATGAGGATCTTCGTTCATAGCATCAATGATGTATCTGTTCTTCTCATCCTTAGGCCAATTGTTTTCTAAAGATGGTGATTCCTCATCAGGAGTAAAGTACCACTTTTCATCTATACCCTCTAGCTTACCTGTAACTCCTCCAAACCACATCTCTCGCCCGAATGGAACTACAATAGTAGTTTCATGATCGAACCGATCCTTTGTATAGTTACAGTATCTTGTACTTTCCTTAGAATGAGAAAATACCCGATGCCTAACATACTGCTCAGAAATCTTGAAGTTAGTAATTAGTCTAAAAGAGTACCTTTTATAAGGGTCATTCTTTTCTGGGATAAAGAATTCTACTCCTTCTGGAAGATGCTCATCTTTCATAATTGCTATTGCTAACTCAGGATAGGCTTCACAGATATATCGAAAGTTAGTATAGTAATACCTCTTCCCGTCCTTTCTGTCCTCTATGTGACACCACGGGGATTCCTTTAAGGAAAGAGGAGAAGAACTGGGAGTTGTTAGATAAATACTTCCATGTTCTAGTACTGAAAGATGTTTCTTACCTAGGAGCATTTCAACAAATGCCTTTGCTGATGTCTCCGTGATTTTTTCCTCTGACTTATAACAAGTTCTTCCAGCTACTTCGATATTTTTCAAGAGTCCCTGATCAGGGAGTAACTCTACTTTGTGGAAGCAAATTCTCATATAGTAATTAATTTTGGTGAATACGTAGGTTTGTAATCTTCATCTAAATAGCTAACATTAACTATTTTATGAGTCCCCCAATCTGAAAGCTCATGATTGCCTGTATGTACGTGTCCACAGATTATCAGATCAATATTCTTGTCAATAATCTCTCCACGTAAGGCATAGCTTCCATAATCAGGATAGTGATCTAAACCAAAGACGTTGCCTGTGTTGGCAGCATCAAATGGTGGGGTGTGAGTAATAAGCACGTCACAGTTAGGAATATGACTGAAGATCTTATGAGCTTCCTCATCTGTTATACTGAATGCCCATCTAGGGAGATCAGTAACATGAGGTGTGCCATAGAAGGTTTTATGCCCATATTTATAAGAGCTATTTCTCAAGTAGATAAGTTTATTATTCCTACCTAACTTGAGTGTTACTCCTCCAGGTTCATCATAATCTTCCAGGAAAAAGTCATGATTTCCTGCAACTAAAATAACTTTAATGCATGGCAAAGCTTCACACCAAGGAATAAAGGTGTTTCCAAACCATATAGCACTTAGAAGTTTATTTCGTTGTATACGAAGAGGACTAATGTCCCCAGCGATGCAAACTACATCACTTAGGGGCATGTCCTCAACTTTGGGCAGATAACCATGCAAATCAGATATTGCGCAAATCTTCATAGCTACTTATCACGTTCGAGCCATGCAGCAGCCATAATGCAGTAGTTTGCCATATCCTTCAGAGTATCTGCAAGGGGCTCATCTACTTGCGCGTCTGATAATCGCTCTCGATCACATAGATTGGCAAGCCTTTCGAACTTATCACTTATCCTAACTACACCAGCAATAAGTCCAAATTTGTCAAGAGACTTTTCAAAGGAGTTACCATAGTCACGGTTTTTAGCGATGTATGTTTCCTTGATCTCCGCGTGTACTCTATTATAATCCATTGCCATCTACAATTTGAATTAGTTCTTGAATAGTAATTTTACCAGTATGTCTACCAATTTCCTTACCATCCAATCCTATAAAGATTAGAGTCGGAAGACCTCTAACCTTATACTTCTCAGTCATAGTTTCATCTTCCTCGATGTTAATCTTAGAAATGATAATTTCTGGCCTCATAGCTCCTAGTTGTTCTAGAGCTGTATCTGCTGAGATGCATCCTTGACACCAAGGAGCACCAAACTTGATAATTTCTTTAATCATTTAATGTATCCAATGATCCCCTATAGCTACATCGGCATCTAGAGGAACTGTTTTACAGAACATACGACCTGCATCTTTCATGCATGAAACCAAAGCATCAGCAACGGTTTGAGCTATTTCAGCAGGAGCTTCGATGTTGGCTTCATCATGTACAGGAATGCAATATTTGACAGTGAAGAGTAAGTTGTTTTTACACAACCATTGAAAGAACATTATAGAGAATCTCTTGAAGCATATCGCACCACGAGCTTGAATACGGTAGTTGATACTTTGCTTCTCAGAATCTGCTTTTCTGCGAAAGAATCTCTTAACCATTTCTACTTCTGGATTCTTAGGATCTTGAACTTTTAAGATCTTATACCTATCCCAAAATCCTGGAGAAGACATTGTGGCCTTATCAGCCATAAGTTGATCATAATCATATATAAAAGCTTTATGCCCATACTCAGGACAATGCTCAATATACCCTACTCTCATAACTTCCTTACGACACCAAGATTGGTAAGCAGCTACTCCTGAAAACTTATTCATATAGTTATTGTACACAGAAGTTGCAGCTTCAGGTTCAAATCCATATGTAGCCACTAATGTAGCATCATTTCCTCCATAATTAAAGCAGAATTCTGGTCCCTTAGCTTTCTTACGAAGCGCTGGGTATTTATCCTTTATTTCCGATACAGGACAATCAATCTCATTGGGAAAGATTGCTTTAGCTACTAGAGAATGCATATCCCCACTACCATGGAGAAATTCTTCTATCATAGCTGCATCATTAGCTACATTCGCAATGAGTACACTCTCTTGTCCTTTATAATCCGCAGAAATCCATAGATTTCCTGGTTCAGCTACAAAGCATGCTCTAGTATCTGCATCATTAGGCAGGTTTTGAAGATTCACCATAGGTTTACCTATGTCTTTATCTTCTCCACCACCACTAGACAATCTTCCTGTGTCCATCAACTGTGAGAAGTTAGTATGGATACGCTTCGATACAGGATTAATATTATCTAGGAAGTTCTGACCATATGTAGAACAAACTTTTTCACATCCCTTATATGCTAAATATAGGTCAGCTATAGGACTAACTTCTCTCTGGGGCTTAATGATTTTAGCCTCCACAGATTTCTTCAATTCCTTAGTCTTCTTATCCTTAGTCCAAAGGTTGAATCCTAGTTCTTCGAATAGTTCTATAACTTGTTTAGGGCTAGACCAATTAACTTTACACTTAGGTCCAGTGCTTACAGGATTAAAAAGATCTTGCTGAACACATTTTTCAACATACTTTTCTCCACAATTCTCTACAACCCATTGGTCTAGAGCATTTACAGCACTAGTAAAAGTTTCTAGGTCTTTAGCCATCTTGGCTTTCCACTTACCTACATCTAACTTGACTCCACAATATTCTATATAAGCTAGGACTACCACGAACATATTCTCAAGTTTGATAGCTCTAAGGAGATCCTTCTCCTCTAGGGCTTTAATTTGAGCTTCCATAAGTGGTATGAGATATTCCACATCTCTACATCCATAGACTATAACAGCATCACTTGCACCTTCATAAATGATATTACCTCGAATAGTTTTGTCGAGGGTTACTCCTAAGTAATTCTCACAGCAATGCTTTAGAGATAGACTATGCATACCACCTGGGTACCCAAGCCATAGAAGCTTCTCTGCAAGAAAAGTATCGAAGACATGTTTAATTACAATTCTCTTATGAAAGAAGAACTTTAAATCAAACTTGGCATTATGAAGTATAAATGTGTATTGTGGATTCTCAAAGAAATCTTTTAGTTCTCGTATATCTACTGTGTCATCTATTGCAAACTGGTTCTGAGTATCCCCAATCTGAACTAATAGGAGATTTTTCGTATAAGGACTAAATCCATCAGTCTCAGTATCGAGACCGATGAATTTATGGTCCTTGAAATATCTTCTTACATCTTCTAAGGAAGCAAGTTCAAATGGGGTATCATCAGATATTATCCGGGATTGATTCGTTACCAGATACCTCACGTTCTAATTCTACTGTCCAGATGTCTACTTCATCATTATGATTAATTTTCTTAACCCTAAATAAAGTTCGTTCTCCGGTAGTTACGTTAATGGCAGGTAACAATTCCCCTTCACATACTTCGGGTCCCTTATCACAGGAGACACAAAGTCTAGTAAAATCCTTATAACTTACACCTAAAAAATTCTCGTAATGTAATTTAGCTATTATATTAGAAACATTCTTAGAAAGAGGAGTTAGGATAGTGAAGAAGTGTTTGTTACCTCTACCATACCTAAATTTATTCATCCTTCTGAGTTGTTTCTAATGGGTTAATCCAAATACAACGTTCGTCAAAATCTATAGCCCAACGATATTTATCAAAGAATGTTGAGCCCAATATTCCTACAATAGTAATATTAGACTTTTCTTTAATAAAATCAACAGCATCTGTTATATCTGTTATTAGGAATGGGATGTCTTCAAAGTAGTCTCGCTTAAAAGACAATGTTGTTTCCATATAGGGACATTCCTTCGTTGTGCCATTAGTTGACACTATAGGCTTTGCATAATGTAGGTCGTTGAAATATTTGTGATCTACGGTATCAAAGAAACTCTTAGAGATTACATTGTCAGTAGCTCCACTATCTACTAAGAAATAATGAAGTTCTTCACCTACTTTCATCTTGATAAGAGGAACTTTGACCTTCTTAAAGTGCTTCTTAAATGAAACTTTATACTTATTAGCAGCAAGATTTTGTTGCTTAATAGTTTGATAGATTCCCAAATAAATCTTACCTACGGAGGCCAAAACCATACCTCCCACGATTATACCAATTACAGTACTTAATACGCTCACTACTTTACTTCTTTATATCCTCCAGACATGCCATATCCTCCTCGATTAGGATTGCTAAGGTATTCTACCTTATTAAACTCAATCTTAGATACAAAGAGCCACTTAATCTTAGTCCAGATAGAAGCTCTCTGAGAAGGTTGTAGTCTGAACTGAACGATTCTTTCTCCCACATGAATAGTACTAACTCGATCTGCCTTAAGATAAGCAGACCAAATATCATCGTCACCACTATATGAGGAATCGATTACGCCTTGACTATTTACTAATGTTACGCCCTTAGTTCCATAAAGACTGCTGCGAGGAACCATTACAGCTTCAATCCCCTTAGGTAAAGCCATAGCAATACCTAAAGATACTTTCTTTGCATCATACTCTGTGATACGAGTATTATATGCATTATGGGGGGCTGCGAATTCTACATTTTCTGCAGCCATTAGATCAAACCACTCACCATTCTCGGTAATTACAGGTTTGATCATAGGATCTACCGAGCGATAATTAACTACTAACTTCATTTTACTAACATTAATAAACACAGTGAATAACCACAATTGTTACATTTCTTACATCCAGCTTCACGTGATAGCTTAGTACCACACTCAGGACATGTATCTTCTTCGATATCCTTAGTGCAATACTTCATAAGTACACGACATACAGCTGACGTGAAAGAAGCAATGTTTTCATTCACTTTCTTTGCTGTAGCTATGACATATTCTATAGGTGCACCATGTCGTAGAAGCATAGAAATATAGATCGAACTTGACCTTTCCTCCAGCTTATCATTGGCAAGGTGAATATTCTCAATAATAAGGTCATGATCACCTACAAAATTATAGCATCCGCGTTTAACCTTAATGATCTTACCAGTTTGGGGTAGGAAATTTCCTTCTCCTAACTCAAATGCGAAAGTTTCATAAGGTTTGCCTTCCATTAAGCCTACAATTACTGCATACTTAACTTTCTTAACTTTAACTACATGAAGTTCAGCATTGAGAACTTTCGGTCTCTTAGGAGCACTATGTTGCTCGAAGACTTGTTTAGGCTTAGTGTCTGTTACCAGCACACCAGCTCTACAGCCATCTCGATAAACAGTTACTCCTTTAAGATTATATTCCCAAGCCTTGAAATAGATCTTGCTAATTTCTCCTTCTGTAGCACTACTGGGAAGATTTAGAGTACTAGAAATACTATGAGTAGTATAGTGTTGAACTACTGATTGTATTCTAAGACGAGTATCCCAGTCGATCTCAGGGGCAGTATTCTTATACCAGGGAGACCAAGTGATAAAGCGAGATAGTTCTTCAGCAGACATCTTCTCAATGCATTCCAATGTTACTTCTATAGTAGGAAGGTCTAATTTCAACCTTGCCCATTCTAAGAAGGGTCTATGGAATACCTTGAACTCTTGGAACTTCTCACCATTCTGATCTACAAAATTGTGAGGTTCTCCTTCTACACACTTCTTACGACGTGTATAATATAGGGAGAATACGGGCTCAATGCCTGAGGATGTCTGAGTAAGAATACTTACAGTTCCTGTAGGAGCAACAGTCGAGAATGATACATTTCGGCGGCCTACTTTCATCATCCGATCATAGAGATCTGGGAATGATTTAGCTACCATCTGATACCATTCATTGCCTTCTACATGAGCAAGTTCTCTCTCCTTATTCCAGCCTGCAAAAGTACCTCTTTCTTCAGCTAGGTCTATAGTACTCTCAAGCTCTGCTTTGAAGATAGTGTTCATAATAGCATCAACTGCGCCAATGCCGTCATTATTAAACCCTACCTTAAGCATTGCAAGAGTATCTGCAAGCCCTGTGAATCCTACTCCGCATCTTCTACTCGATAATGCAGCATCTCTAACAGACATCCAGAGATTAAACTCTCGACTGTTATTACCTTTAGAAGCTGTTATATGCCCTAATATACGATCTATAGCCTCTACTTCTAGATCTATGAGATCATCTCCCAGCCTGATTGCGATTTTTGCAACCCTATACAGGTTATCCAGATCTAAGGAAGCATCGGGATAATAAGCTTTTTTTACGAATGAAGTAAGATTAAGGTGAATCAATCTACAACTATCGTAAGGTTGCATGAAGATTTCTCCACATGGATTTGTTGATACTCCACGATACTGAGGATATACTCCATCAGGACTATATTCAGTATGTCTATCTACGAACATAATCCCAGGTTCAGCAGTATTCCAAGCACAGTGGATCAATAATTCCCACAGTTTACGAGCTCTTACTTTCTTGTAGTAATAGCAAGTATCTTTACGTGGATGCTCTAAGCATAGAAGTTTACCATATTCAAGATCAGGGAATGCGGTATTCTCAGCTCTCGTAGTTACAGGCCAGCGAAGAATGTAATCTTGATCATTCTTAACGGCTTCCATAAAGTCATCAGTAACCTTAACACTAATGTTAGCTCCCGTAACTTTAGAAAGATCCTGTTTCTTAGTGATAAACTCCTCAACATCAGGATGACGAATATCCAATGTTAACATCAGAGCTCCTCGTCTTCCTCGTTGAGCAACCTCTGTAGTTATTGCAGAATCCACATCCATAAAAGATGCAGCACCTGTAGAGCTCTTAGCTGCGTTCTTAACAGCAGCACCTGAGGGTCGTAGTGTTGAAAGGTCCTTTCCAACACCACCACGTCGCTTCATAAGGTGAGCTTGCTCCTCTCTAAGCTTCATAATACCTGAGTATGAGTCTTCAGGCTGCCCGATTACAAAGCAGTTAGAGAGAGATCCTACAGCATTACTTCCAAGTCCTGCCATTACTGATCCACCAGGAACTATATAACGAAAGTCTTGGAAAAGTCCAAGAATCTGCTCTTCACTAAGCTTATTGGGGCCACCATAATTAGCTTCTATTCGAGCAAATTCTTTTGCCATACGAAGATGCATTTGATCAGGATTAGACTCAACAATCTCGCCCTTCTCGTTACGAAGAGCGTATTTATCAGTCCAAACTTTAGCTGCCAAATCATCTCCCTTAAAATACGTTAACGCATCGATATTTCTCATTAACGAAGATATTTAGAGAAATCAATAGTTCGTTCTCCTCCAGACATATAAGTCTCGTAAGAATAGTCAAACTTATTGTTCTCAATGTGCCACGCGGCTTCTTTAATAAGCTCACGCCAACTCTTATACCCATTCTTCTGCAACAAAGCTTGCTGGTCATCTATAATATTTCTATTTAGACGACTAAACGGGTATGACCATACCATAGGAGTTCTTTCGAACCTGTTGATGACAACAAATTTGAAAGGAAGAATTGTGAAATCCTTGAAGTACTCATCTTCAGAAATTACATCTAGTAGAATCTGAGTATACATAGATGCTTGGATATAATAATCCCATTCCAATGCTGAGAGCTCAAACTTCTCCTCCTTCTTACCAGAGGTTTTGAGATCAATAGGCTGGATTGTTTTAGCATCATGGTCTACTATAATTCTATCAAACATACATCTAATGAGATTCCCATGATATGTAGATGAGAATTTTAACTGATTAACCTTCTCAATCTTAGGATTGAAAGGATCTTCATCTCCCATATACTTCTCAGTAAAGGGATGAGTCTTAAGAATCTTAACACATAGGTTTGCTAGTGTAAGATCTTCTTCAGACATGACAATCTTTCCTTCACTTCTTTGCAACAATGTATAATAGAATGATTGCTTATCTAAGCGATCTAATCTTGTTTTACTACTCCAAGATGTTGCATAATCAAAATTATCTAGAGCTTCTAGCTTTACTTCGTTAGGCACAAAGGTAAAGCTCTTAGCATTAGGAACTTTCTTGTAGATATACAACATTATGGAAGTGATTGTTGGAGAAGGAGTTTTCATAGATGTAATGAAGAACCTATCTTCTAGAAGATCTGGTTCTGTCATCAGGCAGTCTACTAATGATCCAAATCTTAGTGCATCCGACTCATCGTGAGAGGGAGTAACTAATACTTTGGGATCTCCGGAGCGAAGGAACTTAGCAAGCATAGAATACGAGAAGCCTCCCAGCTTTCGATATTCCGGCTCACTAATGTTGAGGGATAGTTCTTTAATACTCTTCATCATAAGGGATGTTGAGTTCATCCTCTTCGTAATCATTAAGTCTAAGATATTCCACGATCGTTGATTCTAACTCTGCAAAGATGGCGAACATCTCGTCATACATTGGTTTATCTTCCAAACTCACGGGTTTCTTAGATTTAAACTTAATAAATTCTGAAGTAACTATTTCCTTGATAGACATCAGATTTCGACGCTCAAGCCAGCTTTTGACTCTGAGAACATCTGAATCTTTCAGGCATTGCTTAGACAGTTCAGCGATCTTGTCTACGTAATTCATCTAATAAAATCCTTATAGATTGCTCTATTTGAGCAATGTTGTGAGGTTCAAAGAATACGTAGGGTTCTCCTACGCTTTCTAAGTAGTGGAGAAATAATTTCTTCTTAAGAGGATAAGCATCGTTAGGTTTGCCTTTAGTGTCAAAATATACATGTGTTCCACCTATGAAGAATTCAAAATCTGGTGTATAAGTAATCTCTCGATAACTTTTGTACTCGATTAGAATCTTCTTTCGGGGAGCATAGATATTACCAACTTCTAATTTTGAGGAAGGAAGTAACTTATATCTAACTGGCTCATAGGCTGGATCAAATCCTGCATCTTTGAGTAGCCTATAACAGTTATATTCTAAGCGACTTTTGAAGTTAATACCATCATAACTGACACCTTGAGCATTTTTTACTTTCTTATTCTCAGCCACTAGAACTTAATTTCGTCACCATTAAGATCACGAAGTATCTTATTGATATCCGTAAACATGGTGGCTTCAAATCCACATCCTAACCTACAAAAGTAGGCTGGGTGAGGATATGTTAATACGTGGTTATTAGGACCCACGTATTTCCTAAATGTCTCAGCAACTTTCCCTAACAATACATATATTAATCCTGGATTATATTGATTAAGTGCCAGGATAAGATCTCGTATAAAGGGATGCCAGTAATGTGTGTGGCTTCCAGGCTGATGGGCTCTTACAGTTAGTGCTGCATTAAGTAACAACACTCCTTGCTGTTCCCAGGATATAAGAGTTTGGTCAAATTCATCATTACGCCTTCCAAAATCTCTAAAGACTCGATCTCTAAGGATTGTTAAGGAAGAGCTAATGTTCTTTACTTCTACAGGATTTGCAAAAGCTATACCTGTAGCGAATCCTTTTTGAGGATATGGATCTTGACCAATAACAACTACTCTTACTTTCTCGTAAGGGCACTGTCTAAAAGCTTCAAAAACACACTTTTTGGGGGGATAAACCTCATACTGCCGGTACTCTTCATTGAGTACCGACAGAATAGGTTTAACAGCGTCAACATTTAGTAACTTATTCCAACTACCAAACATTCATTTAGTGTTGTACTGTGGTAACTAAGTTAGTCCCGAAGTCTTGCTCTTGGTCAATACGTAAGTCAATTAATCCTGCCGGATCATTGTACTTATTAGCCAGCTGCTTAAAGAACACTTCTCGATACTGAATATAGTCAGTAAGCTGCAGCGAAATACGACGAGAATAAACATTTGAGATGATATCCTCTAAAGTAATCGCTGTAGCTCCTATACTACTCTTCAGCAATCGATCTTTATTCTTAATAGCGAACTGGAGTATACCCGAGCAAATAAACATCCAGTTTACAATCTTCTGAATGTTAAACGTCGGAGCGTGAATTCGGAACTCTACAGTCTTACCTTGCTTTTTGAAAAGCATGTTGATAAGATTCGCCCATACATAGCGAGCATGAATATTCCACTTAGCACGGTCTTCTTCATCCATAGGATGAGGATATGTCAGGTTACCATCAAAGCGCATGCGATCTCCCGAACAATAGGTATAGTATTCCTCAAAAGAAGCATACTTACGCAACTTCATACAGTAGTCTTTACCCTTTGACTTGAACTTACCCGTGTTAAATGCGAAATAAGGCATAATACGAGCGATTTGAGGCTCTATAATCACTAGGAGCTTATAAAGGGCCCAGATAGATTTAGCCTCGACAGGAAAGCCTCCTAAATGTATGTGAAGGGAACAATCCTTATCAAAGGTAGTACTCTTCTGTAGAGTCTTCACCTGGTTGATTAAGAGATTAAATCCCTCAGGTCCTTTCATAGGTATGGTAGTATACTCAATACCTGAGATAGAACCATCTCGCAGAGGAATAAGTCCTAAGTTAAAACATTGTGCTTGGCTTAACTTTCCAGCAGCAGTTTCAAACTCTAGACCAAAGGAGAACTCTCCAAATTCTTTTACATCAGGGATATTGATAGGGTTATCAATCCTCATATCACGGGGATATTTGAGGAACTTCTCCATGTGTTTACTTGAAGAATACTCCTGATTAAAAGAATAGTTGTATACACCTTGTCCTATAGTGTTAGCTAAAACACCTTCTACCTTCTTAAGGATAGGATTAAGTGCTGTAGTGTCTTCGAAGATTCCCAGGTTTTTGTTATAATGGACCGGTCCTTGGAGAAGAGACCGATCCATATACGTAACCATATTTTGAATATTACCACGGGAATCCAGCTTAGCAACATCAATGTTGCGAGTGTGGTCTACTTCAAAAGCTCCAATTATAGGACGGGTATTTGATGAATCCCATCCTACAATTCCCTTGCAGATGTTAACACCACGAGTCTTCCTCCAGGATTGTGAGCCATAATCATAGAAGATTCTCGGATCCTGCTTCAGATACCATGATGTTCCGATCTTAACAGCCTCCTCTTCTTTGATGTAGTATTCACCATTGATAGTGCAACAGTTCGACTTCAGAACTCTTTTACCTGAAGCCGTTGTAATACGAGTTGTTCTCTGTAACATTACTAATGTTAAACGTTGTAAATAGACATGATTTTCTTAGCTGACTTTTCAATCAAGTTAGCGAACTTTACCGGAACCTCCGGACCCTCATACTGCGGACAGTACGTTTTCCATACACTACAGGAATTCGGATTATAAGACTCTGTGTATTGATAAATCTCTCCACGCTGAATCTTGTATACCCGATTGGTAAGAGTGAAATATACAGGATAAGTTCCTGTAAATAACTTACCTTTCCGAGTGTAGAACTTCTTTAACTCAGGATCATAGAAACATCCCATAGTTAACTTCCGAAGCATAGTATCCTTGAACTTGTCCCCAGCCATCTCATAGATTCTGCGCGCTATATGCATGCAAAGAGCATCCTTCATCAGGAAGCCTTGGAAGAAATAGAATGTCTTAGGACGTGCTACAACATCAGTTCCGAGATTCGAGTAGGTATTCTCAAAGCCATATTCTGAGATTCTGTAGGGACCACTCATAAGGACTTTACCCTTATAATAACGTCCATCAGGTTTGAAGATAACCTTATTGCTATTGACATAATCATAGCGGGCCTCTGCTTCACCTGCTACAATACTTGTAGCTTCGAAAGTCTTAGTATCTCCTACCTTGAACCACGGCTCCTCGTCTTTCTTCTTCGAAGTCGTCGCCACTGCCGATGTGTTCTTGTAGCCATATGACCCATATCCATAGTAGTCTTCCCTGTCGTAGTCTTTAGCATAGTATTTCGAGCCATAACTGACCTGAAATCGGCCACTACGATCATACTTTCTTGTAGATATGACACGACCATTCTGGATAATGATAAGGGTATTCCCAGGAACACTTTCAATGTCATAATCTCCGTAGGTTATGAGTTCAAGAGATTCCTTAATTGAAGAAAACCATATTCCTTCAGGAGTCTTAACCCAGAAGAGAGGACGTTCCTCAGATGAAGTAACACTGCTTCTGTACTGAGGACTTTCTCCCTTGAATAAGTAGAATGTAGGAATTTTCTTCCTGTAATCTACAAATGCAAAAGCTCCTGCACCATCATATTCCTCTAATACTTTGAAGCCATGATAGTAAACCACATTGGCGAATATTTGGGAGTCAGTAAAATGATCAGGCACTTTTGCGAGATACTTATCCTTCAGTTCGTTATGATTCAAAAGAGTACCATTATGAATCATTGCGAAGTCGATCTTCGAATCCTCATCATTAGGAATACATACAGGCTGAGCTTCCTTGATGGTTTTAGCTCCTACAGATGCTTTCCTACAATGACCGAGTGCGTGTTGTACTGATACTCCCCTGTAACCCTTTAGGAACTTATTCTTGGTGGCAAAATTAGCAAAGAGTTTTTCATCACCGATACCCCATTCACACTCACCATCAATGAACGCTCCGGCAGAATCACCCCCTCTGCTATCGTTAATTGCCCCAAGTATAGAGAACTTAAGGATATTAAATTCGTGATTGCCGAGTTTACCAGCAAATCCAAATATTCCACACATTATTCTTAGACTAAATTAATTTTATACTTCTTAATTAAATCTTCTGCAGCTTTGCGGTTGTTATTGTTAATAGCATCCACAATCTTTGCAGCATCTTCATCTACTGAACCCCCGTTGTTCAGGAATTCAATAGCTGCCAGGATCTGATCGAAGCACCATCCAATAAGCTTGGGGGAATCAATGAAGTATCCAGACATAACTCGATATTCTACACCATACGAAGTGAATCGGAAACATCCTGCCTTACCGTAAAGCTGTCGTCTCCGATCATCCTCATCGATGAGAATTGAAGGTACCCCAAGGAACAAATCCAGAATTCGAACTAATTCCATTGAAGTGTCACGGTCATGACCCTCATATCCGATATGGAAATGACAACCTGTAGTTCTCAGGTTTGTAGTATCTCCCTGGGGACGAGGGTTCTGCTCTCCCAGCCATGCATTGTAATCCGGTGAACATCCAAACAGCTTTGCCTCATCACTCTGGAGTTGATCCTCATCTACTAAAGCAGATGCTTTGCAGCAGATATCATAATTCGGATTCTTAGATTTCACATAGTCTCGAATATAATCTTTCATGATCATCATGTGAGCTATGAAATCCTCCTTATAACACGTGGGAGGGATATTAAACTCCGCGAGGATATTGTCAATCTGCAGGCCAAATCCTTCAGGAAGCTCCGCAGGTTTGTAGGCATGTCCCTTAACACCGGGGATCAACCCAATGGAAGAGATAATCTTATTATCCTTAGATTTGTCTACGATGAACAGCTCAGGATCTGAGCCGATTAAAAATTCTTTAATTTTCATTACAGATACTTTTCAATGAGTTCATTAATATATGCAATTACAGGTTGATCCTTAGGCATCCATTCGGGATGTCCTTGAATGCATAAAGCACGTGTCTTTGGATAATAGACAATCTCAGGTTCTTTGAAGTTTTGCGGAACTTCTACCGGACCTGCTCCGATACAATATGCTGAGCTCAGGTTTACAGTAGACCAGGCTAGCAGCTCATAGTCTTCCTCAGGAAGATCATAGGGATTCATCATCTGATGATGACAGGAGGTAATCCTCACTGTGCGATTATCAGATGTTGTAATATTATGACCTCCAGTACCTCCACCATGGCCAGTAACATGCTGGAAAAGCTTACCACCACTGAGGGCTGTCAAAAGTTGAGCACCTCTACAGCCTCCAATAAGTAGAGCTTCTTTAGGAGCATCTTTGAAAGCTAATACCTCCATGTCATCTCTGTTCGTGAAATGAGTTGTGGGGTGAGGAACATCTCCATAAAGGGCAGGATTAATATCCTCGCCTCCAGTAAACATTACGATATCAGCTTCTTTAATATTGTCAACTTTCTCGAAGTCAAACAATAAAAAGCTTGTGATGTTGCACCAATCGTAGCCAACAACATAAACTTTGATAGGTTTTCTCATGTAACTAATTGATGTAAGGACAAATTTCTTTGTACATTGCTTTGTAGAGATCTACAATAGGTTCAGGAATCTTATCCTGAAATACATACTCTCTGACATATGCCATCTCTCCGAATCTAAAGGGTACTGGCTTGTTCGTTGCAGGTGCATCAGGATGTGATACGGTGTGCCATATCTTATCTGCAATTTGTTTGAAGCTTAGTCCTTTAGTGGATTCATAAGGGACTTTCCTAGGAAAAAATATTTCCTCATGCCATTTATCTATGTATACACCAGGACAAGGAAAGTTACATGCATTTACTACTTTTTGGATACTCTCCAACGTTCTGGGAGTATATACACGTGTTTCGGGGTATTTAACAAATCCTCGTGCTACCATTGCTGTAAATGCATGAGTATTCATTCCTGTTGTATTCACAAACATAAATGCTGACAGAAGTGGGAGATCTTTTAACTCTGGAATAAGATTTCGCAGAGTAAAAGTTTCTCTTAGCACTAGCGAAGTTGAACCTTCATATATTAGCCTGACATAGCTCATTATCCATTTGACATAGAATCCTGGAATATTTTGAGCTTTGACTACTATATGTATTCCTTTGAGAGCAGAACCTGTATGATACTCATAATCTGTATATATAGTAGCTGGTATAATTTTATACGTTAAACTATACTTACTAAATATTTCACACAGGTGATCTAACCACTCTATAACTTGAGCTTCCTTAAGACACACTAGGTTCTCCTGGTTATGTACTATATTAATCCGAGCATCTGTACAGGCACTAATTCGTATTCTAACCTTATCATACTCTTTAGGAGAGGCTGAGTTTCTTATGTAAGACCATGAATTTGAGAAGCAAGCATCATAATTCCTAAAGAGTCTATGACACAGTTTGCCCCCCTTTACTAGAACTACAGAATAGTTTGCTCTCAAATTCATGAATCCTATATTAAGTCTTTGAATTTCTTCTAAGGTCATATGCTAAGATTTTAACTCTTGCGGATAGTCCACCTTCAGTTTAGGAAACTGATATTTGATAGCTGCCAGAATGTTCTTGAAGCATTCTACGTGATCTTTAGGAACATCTCCACCAAAGATAGTTGTGATGATCTGATTCGTATCAAAGAGCTTTTTTCTACCAGTCTCATCACCTCCTCCCATTGTGTATCTGGGTAAAACAAATTTGCTCTTATTCTTAGGACCTCTTTCAACTACTTCATAGAAATTCTGAACCTTGTGGTGTGTACTTGCATAAGCTGCAGAATCACACATCATTCTCTTCTGAAGGAATTCCAGACATGAAGGTTTGTAGAAAAAATCTCTGTTATCCTCTCTCCACTGTATGGGTCCTTGGTCATAAGAATACTGCAGACGATTTTGCAGCAGAGCAAAGAGACTCATGATGGAGAACTCCTTGAAATACCCTTTCTCTTGAAGGTTAAAACATTCTTTGAGCAGTAGAGCATTCGGATATTCAGAAGAACATCTGATGAGAGTAAGAAGACACAGAAGCTGATATGCTTTCATCTTCTTGGCTTCTACATGGATTTTAATAGCGGGACAAAGAACTTCTTTCTTGCATCGATCCTGGTCATACAACCTTGTGGTTTCCTCTACAGAAAGTTTTACTCCTGTATCTTCTTCAGAAGAAAACTTAGCGAACACAAATTCGAGCTCTCGGTGGTACTTGTGTAGTTGGTCAGGAGCCAGAGAACAGTAGTTATTCTCATGATTTCTAACTAACATGTCTTGATCAATATATTGATAGACATCTGCTTTGATATCCACTAAAGTGTTAGTTCGGTCATTGCTATTGGGAGCACTGTTAAAATACATTCCAAAGCAAGGCTTATTATGTAGCTCGTAGTTATACGAAGGAGATTTGCTCCCATCTCTCTCAAGTATTTTCACCGAAATTGCTGCCTCACAACAGAGGGCAGTACCTGTAAGAATAGTATTAGGCATTTACGATTTGTGTTAACTTGTTGATATATTCTTCTGTGGTTCTTTCACCCAACGAGGGTGCACTGTTTGTTTCCAGGATGATGAACTTAGGATCCTGACCTTTATTAGCAGATTGAACTTTGACATCAATAGCAGCAATATCTAACCCTACAGCGTTGAGGGCTTTGACACATTCTGCTACGATAGCATCCCAGTTAGTAGGTTTATCGAATTGAGGATTTTCCTCGACAATCCATACACTGTTATTATCATGACGATGCCAACGTTCTTCTGCATCTCTCCGAAGCATCTTTCGACAGGTATAGAAATACCCATCCTTAGTTACATGAAGTCGGTATTCACGGTTGTACGTGTAATACTTCTCTATGATGTGATTAGCAGGATTATGAGATCCCAACCAATCTCGTAGAGCTTCTTGATCTTTGATGTAGTAGATACCATTCCCTTTACTTGAATGGTTATGTTTAATGATCGCAGGGAATTTATCCCATTCTTCATTTACAGGACCCCATTCGGAGGAGGTAACTTGTGCTTCATCAAAAGCTTGCTTCATCAGGGTTTTGTTACCTGAGATTTTACATGCGTCTATAGAGTTCAGCTCAAGGACCTCAGTTCCTGGGTGTAAATACGGGAAAACTACTGCTGTAGGAGTTGTGCTTCCAAGCCTCAGAATGGCTCTTTTAGTACTCCTGATCACTCTACGAAGACCATTCGCAGTGTGATTTTTAGAACGAATTTTTAGATAGAACATAGGAATGATACCTACTTAGATTTTATTTGTACAACAACTTTTGAGCTTCTTTTAGTACCTCAATAAGAGTATCTCGTGGAATTGAGTTATACCGGTAAAAGTGATCATATACCTCACCAGCTAGACGAGCCTCTCTGAATTCGTTTCTTTGACGATGAAAAGTAGCTTTGTCATAGAGCATCTTTTTGTACTTGAGAGCATACTTACACAGTTGTTTATATGTCCATTTTGGATTATCAAAACGGGCAAGTTTGATCTTGTTCATAACTAGTTAATTTAAATATTGTGTCCCTTAAAACTTCTCTACCATGTAACTGATATAGATCGGAGCTATCTTTAGCACCAAGTTCTTCAGGTAACTCAATCTGTGGTAACCCAAAGGTACTAGCAAGAGTTTTACCATATTCCCTACCATGATTCACAGGTTTATTGAAATCATTATCATAGAGTATAAAGATATTCTTGAACCTACCTTTCAACTCATTGATGACACTTTCTTTAGGGAGATATGATTCTGCTTGAAGACTACAGGAAGGAATTCCTGTATTACACCATATACATAAAGCATCTTTTCGGGAGCTAGTAATAATAAGGTAGTCTCCAGTCAGTGGTAACTGTTGCCATAAATCCCATACATCAGAAGTATGCTTATTTATCCACTTATAGTCTTTACTAAATGGTTGATAAACTTTCAGAGAAATCTTGTTATCTTTCTCTTCAATGTATACATAAGCATGTTTTTCTGCTGGTACAGAAGTACAGGACTCATCTTCTCTTATTAGGAAGATGTGACTTACGGGAAAAACTTTTCCGAACTTAAGAAATTCTTTGGTTATACCATAAGAACTCCAGTATTCTCTGTCCCAAGGCTTCCAAGGTCTAAGGGCAACCTGGATATCCACGACAGAGGACTTTTTAGCTGATTTAGCACTCTTTCTATTATATTGTAATATAGGAGTACTAGTAGTGCAATTAGTCGATTCTACGAGGTTTAAATAGATATTCTCCATAAGCTCTCCAAATGATAAATTGAGTATTTTCATAAGGAGAGTATACAAAGATCCTCCTTCCCCAGTAGCAAAATCCTTATATACTATATGACCACTTTTGTTGTAATGCAACCCTAAGGAAGGATTAGTATCCTTCCTCAAAGGGCTGCAAATTACTATTGGCAAATGTGTTATTCCGAGATAGAAATATAGGATATCGCTTTCAGAGACTTTTGAAAAGACCTCTTCTTTAACATCAACTACTTTCCCTCTCGCTATAGCCATTACCAGTCAGCTTCTAAGTCATCATCCATACCTACTGCTACAGGTACTTCTGCTACTGCAGCTCTCAAGTTCGTAGGTTTAACTACGTATTCTTGAACTTCATAAGGCATATCACCAAAGTCTGTGTTGGGATAAGCACCATTGGCTTTAGCTTTCTTCAGGGCAGCATCATAATACTTCATGTCATTAGATCCTCCCTTCATAGGATAGTCTATGAACCAGTCCTGATAGACGCGATTATCATCAGTAGTTCTGGCTCCAGCACCCATTTTGAAAAGCTTCATAGCCGGAATAATACTCTTCAGCTCAACAAGGTTTCCTTTGCCTATCATATCTTTGAGAGTATCAAATCTACAGCTAGCATCGGCTTTATTCTTGATAAGCTCCCCAGTAGCAAAATCTGCTACAACTCTGGGAATGTTTACTGAGGCTTGCACTATTCGCATGAGCCTTTCCTCACCTATGAGACACGGGCGGGGATCCTCCATTAGGAACATGGATGCAGGCACATTATCAGGCAGACGCTTCTCCTTGAATTCTTCCTTAGTGAGCCATGCTGTTTGTCCATATGGATTAATTACTTTAACCTTAGACTTGTCAGCATTATACTGAACTGCATCACTTACCCATGTAGTGATACGAGTAGTCATCTCGATACCATTACATTTCTCAGGAATAGTCTTACCAATGAAATCTATACGAAGACGCTTAATACCAGTTCGAGGATCTACACCGAGGTACTCAGGCTCGTTCTCAAAGGGTCTCCCATAGATTGCTTCCAACTCCTTCTTGTTAGGGTTAATAGCAATAATTTTCATCGGTACTACACCAGTGTACACAGGAAATGCATTACCTTCAGCAACAGGCTTACCTGCAGCAATAGCCATCAATACGAGTTCTTTCTTATTCATTGTCATCTACTTTAATTTCGAAAGGATCAATTTCTTGGTCCATAATTTGCTCCTCAGGAGCTTCCTTGATCTTAGTAGTCATTGAGCCGTTGAGAGCTTCGATTGCACTATCTATAGATTCAAGTTTAGCTGTCACTTCTTTTATATCAGAATCAATCTTTTCAAGAAATGCAGCTTTCTTCTTTTCCAAAGTACCTAACTTAGTTAAGTAAGGCTTCTTGGAATTTTCAAGCATCTTTTGAATGTTAACCATAGCTACTTCATATCATAATATTCCCGAATTGTTTGATCTACTAACTTCAGAGAATTGGGGATTAAGAAATCCTTAAACATTCCGAGAGGAGTTTTGCCAGAACTGTGATTTGCCTTAGTCTCGAAGTAGTATTTGTTATCTCCTTCAAGACCAGGTTCTATACGAGTAAATAATACTATAGGGAGCATTGACTCAGGAAAAATCTTCTTCAGCTTTTTACCTGATGTGGCAAGTGCTTTGCGATCTACTCCATCAATATCAGTTATTAACTCTACATGGCCCATAATATAACATATCTGGTCATCACGTAGAATAACATTCGCTGTATTGATAAGATCTACAACATCAATTGCCATATCTCTCCATGCATCAAAACTCATCTTACGACGGTCTAGCATTTCCTTAAATGTGATGTAACTATTTATAGTGTCAACACTACAAGATTTAATATTGGGATCTTGTGCCCATGCTTTAAGAGTCTTGATGATTGTGTCAATATCACAAGTCTCTCTATAGTTCTTATTCGCGCTACACCATTGTTTTGTTAATGATGCAGGGAAGGGGAGTGCTTTTTGATCGATATTAAGAATACCATGACTCTTAGGATCGATCCCTTTGTAACCTTCAGCAGACAGATCTATAGAACCATCAGGATTAATGATAGTACTAGTAGTCTTTCCGTCTCCAGAAAAGCCAAAGATTCCTACTACTTTTGCCATAAAGTTTAAATTTGGAATGAAGAGAGCTAAGAGTTGTTGCAACCAAAGCTCCACCACCTCTGAGGGATCTTAATAGTGAGTATACTCTTGCTAAACCTTTCTCATCCTTTGGGAGAGGAAGTTCTTTAAAGAAATTTACTGCACCATCAAAGTAGAGAGGACAAACATTTCCTCCTCCACCCTCACGCCCACCAACAAGCTCCAAGAATCTGATGTTATCCTTGAATAGCTTGATGTCATATCCTAAATACTCTGCTATCTTATATCTATAGGGTGAATATAACCCGAAGAAAAGATCTACATCTCTAAAGGTCGTTTTACAATCGCCTAATCCATCAGCTGTAGGTCTCAATTTATCCATCTTGAAATTCTCATTGGACTCTTGGGATGCTGCTTGCTGCTGGATAACAACGAATGTGAAATTATACCTATTTCTAAGTTGCACTAGGAACTTATTAGAGAATAGCTCTATTGTTTCTCTAACATCCATCCCTTTCTCTAAAGATATTAGGGATATGTGGTCAAAGATAACAATATTGTAGAGTTCTGGATCATTGGGCTCATAATAATCAAAGACCTCCTTAACGTCAATGACGTTACCCTTTTTATCAAAGAATTGCTTCTTAGTATAATGAATTGTGCCTGTCTTTTCAGCATATTCATCTAGGAATATTTTAATTCCTGTAGGGTGGCGAATGTCTTCGATGAATGTTACATTTTCCTCGAAATATCGAATATAACGCTGATACTTTTCTTCCTGTAGTAAAGTAACAATCTCATCAGGAAGAGTATGGTCAGCATCTATTGATCGCAACTGCTTAGTGTCAATACGAGTATCTCCACCAGATAATCTGTATAGCAGGTGACATAGAAACTGACGGTACTTCTGCTCAGCGCTCATCTCCCACGTAAAGTAGAACCAACGTATCCTCACATCATTTCGCTCTATAGCGTAGAATAATGGTTCATAGAGGCATACATCATCAGCAATTTGAGTCTTTCCTCTAGTACGTGTAAGTTTCCTTACGATTGTTTAATCTTGTACTTTGGACCATGTCTTCATCCTACAATGTAGGAGCTCCTGCATCTGGCCTCTGGGGCTGAATCTATATGATATTATCATATAGCCTATGCCTCTTCAAGTTAGCATATTGATTTCTCAACTTAGCTTCCGAAGATATTCAGGAGTAATTTTTGTAGACAATTACTTATCTACCAGGCAGTCTGTTGTAATTCTGTACCTTTTTTTATACAAACTATTAGATTTCAGAACCTGAGTAATCGAAACAGAGGATTTTAACTTAAGATATATAGCTGCATCTTTCTTAGAAGCAAAATGCAGTACTTCTTTAGTTACAATGTCCTCTATTCTAATAGGAACTCTGTGATAATTCCACTCAGATCTATCTAATACTTTTCGCTCAGGAATTTTATCAGCCTTTGTATAAGACCATAAAAAATTTCCTCCTTTCGTATAAGTCCCGTTTAAATTTCTGCAAATAGTAGATTTAGAAATATTTGTTTCTCTACTTGCAAAGTCAAGAGATCTAAATTCTTGTAAGAAATTTCCATCCAAGTCATATTGATATATTGGTTTCCACTTTGTAGGAGTTAATATACCTAGCTTAAATAGTTGTTTCCTAGTATTAGATTGTTTTAATCTTGACTCAGGACTTAATATATTCCGCTCAACTTTTAGCGTTAAATTGTACTCAGGAGAATTTTTATCTATATAAAACTGCTCTCGCTCTAACAATTTCTCTTCTGGGCATTCTTCAAGTATAAAAAATTCGAAATTATGCTCTTTATAGAGATTAAAAGCGGATTGAAGATGAGAATTCTCATGCTTATTTTTCCTTAACAAGGATCTATGTTTTAGCAGTCTTGTATAAATACATTTTGAACTACCAATATACTTCTTGTGATTTACAAGATTAATAATACAGTAGATTCCTGAAATTTGTAATTTTTTAGAAATGTTTTTCATAATACTTACTATTAGCGGTTAATGTTATATATGCCAATATAAGTATTTTTGAACACATTTCCAAATAAGATCGAAGAACTACAACTCTTTTACCTTACTATTAGCCGAGAATAATAAATATTTCCCTTGCTCTATTCCTGGGAATACTTCTCTAAATCTAGGAAAAGGCGATGGTATACAGTTTAGGAGACCTTTAGAGATCCTTTCCTTACGCTGTATTAAGTCCTGAAATACTCTATCAAATATGCTCATTAAAGAATAGTTTCAGCAAATGCTGTTCCATCATCACCACGATTTTCGAGATTCTCGATAGTAGTTAACAGATCAGATTCGCCATCTTTCTCAATGAAATATGGTAGAATTCGCATCAGGGAAGTATCAATTCCAAAACTTTTGACATAGGCATCAGTAGCCTCAAGGATAGTTTCCGATGGAAACTCACCATATCTCTTCAAAAAGCTAGTTAGCTTCTTTACTACAAGAGCAGAATTACTTCTCCAATATTTGTTGGTGCCAATTTTCTTTCCTGTAGGAAATTTCTCAGCCATTTGTTTAGCTAAAGCCTTGACATCATCTTCATTGGTTGTAACAATATGAGAAAGTCTCACTGCTTCTGTAATAGCATTATATCCCTTACCATTTAGTTGAATCATATGATCCTTAATGAAGATATAACGCTTATCCAGAAGTTCCTGAAACTCGCTCTTAGTAATTCTATTCCTTAGAGATAATAAGTAACAAGTTTGGTTAAAGGATAGGTTTTGTGATTCGTAAGCTTTCTCCTTAATAGTTATGTCCATTGAATGTACTTATCATCTAATCAGTTTCTTCAGTTACTCTACACATTCGTAACTTACTCCCCAGCCTAAATTAAAAGTCTCTACGAAGGCTCTTAACTTATCCTGGGGACTCATTTTCTTCCAGGTTTTAGGGTCTAGGATCCATGCAGGGCGATCATCTACAGACCTATTCATCTGGTATCTTAGCACATCATCTCCAACGATAGTTTTTCGATAACATGCTTTACCCTCTTTGCCCCAACTAAATGCTACAGGCAAGTTCACTGTCACAATAATTTGCATGGCTACTTTCTTTTAAACTTCATTCTCTTAGCATTCAACTCATTGAAATATTCTCTGAGGTGCTTCCAATCCCGTTTCTTCTTTAGAACTTTGATAATAAACGCTTCCTCTCGTTTACGATCAACCCACGGCCCTTCACTTAAGGAGGGCTGTTTCTCATACTTGCTAGCATCATAATCTAAGCGGTGGTGCTTACAAATTTTAAGAAGTTCAGGAATACTTTGAATGAATCTTGCCAGAGATATAACCAGCGGGATTCGAGAGTCTTTATCCCGATTCATAGACCTCATAAGATCTCTTTTGGAAATCTCAAATTGGACACTCGGGATTTGTACAGAGTTTTCAGTCACTTGGACTACAATGTACATATACCCCTCAGGGGGTATCATCTCAACACGCGACGAATTGTACGTCTGATAGTTGAGGGGAATTAGCAGCTTTCCTTGGAATTCTGCTAAGGTTGCTTGTAATTTATTCATTCAGCAGTTATTCACTTCCATATGAATTGAAGTTATCCCTACGATAAGGAGTAACCTGGGACAGAGACTGGCTTTTGATAGCTTTCCTATAGCCTATAATTTTGTCTCTATAGGACATTGTACGCCATTTAATTAGGCATACATAGTCCCATTCTTCAAAATCATTTCCAGCATTATAGTAGCCTCTATAAATCCCAGTAGCTTGTTCTTTAAGGTGATGTGGAGCTTTTCGAAACCACTTGTCAAGCTTTCTTGGGGAGGGATCTCCTCCACACATAGCTATAATAGCTCCTGTTACCCAAAGTAAAGCTATTCCTAAAAATACTATCAGTGGAATCATTACTTAATTTTTACATGACGAACATATAAGCACTTTGAGCATATGTAATTATTATGCTCAGCAACTACAAATCCCTCTTGATTCTTGTATTCCACTGTCTCCACTTGCACAAAGGTATGTTTGCAGAATACCTGTCGTAAGTAATGAATTAACCATCTCATAGCTGTAAAGTTATATTTCATCCGTGGTTTGATGCCTACTAACAATAGTATGAATTTTGCTAATGTACTCTGGGTCCGTTGCATACGGCAGTTCTCTTAAAAAAGTGTAGTATTCTTCTACTGTGCAGGAATCTTTGCCTAATTTATACTGAACCAAGTTTTTATATCCTTCTACGGAATCCCACCAATTTTCGAACTTGAAATAGTCCTTATTGGCAGAATCATAGAGTCCAAGTATATTGTTGTAATCCTTGCAGACTCTTGAGGTATAATAACCTGTTTCTAATATAGATTGGGCTACTACAATCTCTGGATGAAGGAGATTATAGTACATACAAGCTTGCTTTACAGCATATACTGTAAGCTCTTGTGGTATCTCAAACTTAGGCATTGAGGTATCTAAATACTCATCAGTACTGCCTTTGTTGAGAACGTTTGCAGGCTTCATTGCAAGCCCACAAAATAGGATTACTCCTACGATCTTAGGTATAATTTTCATCATATGGTGATTTGAAGAGCTAGTGAAGGGACTCGAACCCCCAACCTGCTGATTACAAATCAGCTGCTCTGCCATTAAGCTACACTAGCACCTTTACCTATTCAAACTGGAGCTCCACGATCTTCTTCTCGTGGTCAGTAGTAGAGTCTTTAACTCTGATAGGCTCTCCATCATTGAAGCAATGGAGCTCGTAATCTGGAGCTAATGTCCCCAGATACTCAATCATATCCTTGACAGTAATAGGTTTCATTTTCTTTTGAATTAATTCACGTAATTTATTCCAGAAAGGAGTAAGATTACTCTTATTTCTGAGGATACTTGCAGGAGAATTTCGAATAATACTCATCTCCATAGGATATAGGTTCTTAGTTACTATATACACTCCTTGGTAGAATTGTCTTTTACCAATTTGAGTTGAGCACCACTCTAAGGCTAACCTGCAAATTATAGTCCTCATGAGTTCAAACTGATCAGGAATCAGTTCTTTGAAGATGACATTCTTGTGATCTACTCGCTGATCTGCATCACAAGGCCCCGTATCACATTCTAAGATGGTACATTGAAGGTTAGGCTCGTGTCCTCGGAAAATGCAGCCTTCACAACCACCTTCTTTAGTAGCTGGATAAACTACTACTTTTTTAGGGGTTCCACGTACTTTACACGTGAATGCTTCCCCAATTTTTCTTTCTACTATAGATAGTGACATAGTTACAATTTTTTACCACATATAAGGTAATAAAGGTTAAGAGTATTGCAGGTAGGATTCGAACCTACGATCTCCTCCTTGAAGGGGAGGTGACTTAAACCACTCGTCTACTGCAACACTTTACTTACTACTCTAGATTAGGTTGTGTCTGAACAACACTGCGAAGATTTCTTAGCTTTGTCTGTAAGGCATCTGCACTTTCAGTATAAGCTCTTCCACAGTCTTCTAAACACCAAATGAGTATTGTTAATTCATACTCAGTAAGGTCTACAAGAATTTTTTTAGGTATCATTACTGCAAGATTTTAGTACAGCTAGATACTCATCCTTTGAAGAAATTTGCCGTAGTAGATATTACTCTTTCTGCTCTCTCAGGCTTGAATTCTCCATTTACACGCTTTGAATTCTTGTAATTCAGGCTCGTGATTGAAAGAGATGCACAAACTAGGCTATTCGCATTCTTTCGAAATTTGTAGAGACGATACTTATTATTGTACCATGCCATTCGATAAAGTTGGGGTGTTCCTCCAAACTTCTTAGCACACTCTTCGAAACCTGCTCTGAGATTATCAGGAAATTGGCTAACTACTTTAATAATCTTAACACAACGCTCTTCATCCCAGTTTTGACGATTCTTAGTCATAATAACAATATTATTGGTTAATAATTGTTGCGATGTCAGGATTCGAACCTGAAATACATCATCCAAAGTGATGTGTGTTACCGTTACACCACACCGCATCCTAACTATGCAGTCTTCTCCATAGCTTCTAAGTACTCCTTAGTAGTGATTTCTTCTGCATTTTGAAGTTCTGAAGGATCACATATAAGATTAGTTATCTTATGATGAGGTCTGTCAGGAACTAGCATTGTGCATACGAGAATGCCAAAGTTCTCACGTTCTACTTTAAAGTACTCATCATGAGCTCTCTGACGATTTGCAGGGAGCTTAAAGATTTTACCTACGAGGCTCATAACTATCGTTTGTGAGTTGAATCTTCTTTGTTGAGGTATTCATCGACAAATTTATCCAAACATTGGATAGTTTTATCAGGCAGTTTTTGAACAGTTTCGTTATTCTTGAGATAATCTATAGTTCCTCCAAGTCCCCAAATCATATAAGCTTGCTTTGTGTTAGGAAGAAATATAACTCCGAGTAAAGAACAGCCTAATATCAGGATTGATTTCTTTACTCTCTTAAGCATAACGGAATAGTCATCTTCGGATTTATCCATAATCATAAGAGTAAATCCTCCTACAACTGCTATTACTCCAAAGATTATTGAGAGAGCAATAAATAAACCACAAATGTAGTCTAATCGAGAGATCCAGTAGATTTCTGACATTTTAAATGAGATTTGATTTGGCTAAAATAATTGCTTGTTCTATATCATCAAAGAGTATAGGAGTAAAATCTATTCTGTCCATAGATACATTAAAATATCTGGGATCCATGATAACTCTATCATGAATATGACCGTGTATATTTCCACGAATCTTAGGACTGAATGAAAACTCTAGGGGATGAATAGGTATGTGGGATACAAAAAATCCTTTATACTTTATACATCCTATTACTCTTATTCCTAAACTGCGGACTACATCACAACATTGTGTTGTATCATGATTGCCTGCTACAAGAAGCTTATTTCCATGAAGTTTCGATAGATACAGAGGAATAAGCTCAGGTGCTTCAAAGGTTAAGTCTCCTACCATAATCACTAAGTCTTTCTTAGAGACAGCTTTATTCCAGTTGTCAATAATTAACTCATTATGATATGTAGGATCCATTCCCCTTCTACTCGTAGCTAAGCGATCATGTCCGAAGTGCATATCTGCTGCAAAGAATACTCTACTCATCGAATAGGACTCTTTTGCCACCACAGCATTTGCACCTTTCAGCTGAGGGATCGAAGTTCACCTGCCGACATTTGTCACATACCCATGCACCATTAGATAGGACTATCTTCCCAGGAATTCTCACAAGATCTGTGGAAGGTTTATCCATAACTAATGAAGGCAGGCTAGGTTTAGGATTCCGATAGTCTTTAAGGATTTCATCATCCTCCTGGTCAAAAGGGAGCTCTGAGTCACCAGAATCGTCGATATAAAGTACTTTAGAGCTCTTTTCAACGAGTTTAGGATCTATGACAGTGACTATCTCAGTCCATTCTTTTAGAAAGTCTATAATAGTCCTGTAAGGTACCGAAGTATAGTGTTGAGCATAGTCTAAGACGACATTTATAGGATACATTCCTGTACCTCTGAATTCTACCCTCAATAGATAACTACTTCCTACCTTAAAAGTACGTTCATTCTTACCTATATAGGTAGCAATGATTAGATGATTTGCAAATGATGTCATCTTATTCTTCCTCTGTTACGTAACGTTTGTTTCATATAGTCAGGGAATTTATCACCGAATCTTTTCCAATAATGCATACCACAATGGTCTATCCAGTAGGTGTTCCATGCACTACTGATTCTTGCAAGATCCTCAAATTCCCTAACTCTTATCCAACTTAGGCTACAGTTGATAATATCATATAGTCCAGTAGGATGCTTTTTACTTTGTACAGATATATTTCTTGACCAGTATGCGTGAGAATGCTGTTTCCTTAGTTCCTTCTTATACTCATTAAAAATTTTGTGAGATTTAAGGAATCTCTTAAATGCACAAAGATCTGTATACTCCTTAGCCATTATGCATCTAATTTGACAATAATACGAAATAGCTTCTTAAAGCTTTTCATACTTAAGTCACTTATCCGTACTACAAAGGATGGAGAAGTTTCTAATCCTAATAGTTCTCTTATAGAGTATTGAGGATTCATAAATAGGAAGTTATGCATGTAATCATACATTCTTTTATTCACTACCATTCCTCCAGGTAGTTGAATTAAGTTACTATAAATAGGTTTTTTCATATGTCTAATTATATTAGTTAGTGACTGTAGGAGCGATCAAACTCCTATAGTCTAAATATTACTAAAGCGTGTTGTTACACCTAAAAGAGTATTATAGATATTGCTACCTATAATACCGCAAGTCATTAACTTGCCTTCATTGGCAGAAACCCAGCAGTGGCATTAAGGCTCTTAACTTAACTTCGCTAACCGTTACCCTTATATTTCAGGTTTCTTATCGGGTTTAGTCCTTCGCTATTATTTAAGTATACCTACAGTTTCATTCTGGGAGTAAACTGTTAACTTTATACCCTACCACCGCCATCCCAGACTTCTCGATATAATTGTTGCTCCATATTACAACTTCTTAAACTCTTCCTCAAGTTGTTTTCTCTCAGTTGTTAGGAGGGTGACTATATCTTCTCGAAGTTTCTCAGACATCAGTACTTTTACAATTCCTAACCTGTTGTGGTTGAATAAAAGGTAAGAGTCTTCTGCATTTTCTAAGAGGTCCACTGTATTCCTTATATCTTCAATCTCTTCTAAAAGCTCTGTAGCTTTAGCGTGTGTTTCCAGATTCATTGTGCGCTGTAAGGAGTATATAACCCATCTTAACGTATTGGTTCAATCCTTCAGTACTTAAAGGTTCATCTAAAAGTACAGATTTATATTGAAGTTGTCTCATTGGCCAATTTTATTAAGTTCAGGAAAGAACCATAGGAGGAAGAATACGAATGCAGCTATACCTATAAGTATTAAACCTATACTAAATATAGCTATAAATATCTCATAAGCAGTCTTATCTTCTTTCCAGTATTCATAAATTATCTTTCCACCATTAGCTTTGTAAAGTTTCCATTGGATTTTAAGACTAATGTAGGGGATACCCCAGAGTATAATCCAGAGTAGAATGATTCTCACGTATAAATGCATCTTGTATGTTAGTTAATAAATGTACCCGAGGTGAGATTCGAACTCACAACCAGTAGATCCTAAATCTACTCGCACTGCCAGTTAGCGTACTCGGGCAAGATAGGACAAGTTATACTCCTGTCCTAAGAGTTTGGTTACTACCAGAGTTGTTCGAGAGTTATTCTTCCTTTAAAAGCAACTACCTCGTTAGGTAAATACTCTCTTACATATCCTATATTTCCAGGAGCAGTTGTATATACTACTATACCCCGAAAGCGATTATCACTTTTATAGGTGCACAGAAGTATTTCATCAGGATAAGAAGGATGCGAGACTAATGTACCAGTTTCTATCGTAATAGAAGGTGGTGGTATAGTCTCAAGAATAGTATCACATTTCATACAGATTTATCATCTTTTAGTTTGAGACAATGTTACTGTTCCCCAATAGTATGAGATCTCAGAAAGGAAATTTTCATACTTCCTCCCAAGTTCTATGCACCTAGGAGAATGTATTACTACTCCTGTCACACGAGGCGGAGTTGTGGAAGCAACACACATAAGTATTGCATCTGGTGTCTTATTCCTGCAATAAAGAGTTCCCTGTTCAATTGTAGGATGCTCTTCTACTATAGGTTTAGAGTAAGTCTCTGGCTTCATAAGCAACAAATTTCACCGAAATGACGCTCTTCGATGTCTTTCATGCTTGCGAGTTTTGCAAGTTCACCTTTGATTTCGTCGAGATCCTGGACAGTAGCCTTGAGAGCTTTGTTCAGGTTTACACCGATGCGATTGTACATCTTCTGAGTAGCCTTTGACTCTGCAATCATCATACCTTTCTTAAGGTCAAACTGATCTTCAGGAGCGCATCGTGCAATACCACGTACAGTACCTGCACTGAAGTTCAATCCCATGGTCTTTACGCGAGCAGTCATGACACAGACTACTACTTTTCCACTCTGGTGGAACTTGGTCTTTTGATAGATTTTCATAACTTATATAAGTTAAAGAATTGATTCTTAATAAAAATGATACTCTTTTAGCCACTGCTGGAGGTAAGTATCTGGATAGAACTTTACAATCTGCCCCGTCATTTCCTACGGTAGTCTTAATCACTATCACCTGCCTATCGTCACGACGCATTCGTGCATAAGCTGTTATTGTCCTAGTTGCGTAATCAAATAACCGCTGTACCGGGAGTGGGATTCGAACCCACATGTCCCATTCGGAACGCAGCATTTTAAGTGCTGTACGGCTGCCATTTCGTCATCCCGGCCCATGAGAGTTTATTTAGTTAAAACAGCCCCATTTTCAATTGCTTCAAGGACTCTTTTAACACAGTAGTTTACAGTTTCATTGTGTTTACACTTACCAATAGGAGTGTTAAGTATACTAACGAGAGATACTAAACATTCCTGATCAGTAAGTTCATCTTCTACTAAGTAAGGATCCATAGCTCTACATACTAAATGCTGATGCCCACTTAGCAGTAACTTCAAAGTCCTCACTATCCATATTGTGACTCATAGAATACTTATACCAGCAGTCGGGAAGCTTGTAGTACCCTATGACACATGCATCCTGTGCATCAGGAATATAAGTAAGGAGTCTTGCATTACAACCGTATGCATAGCTGAGATCAATCTCCAAGATTAACTTCGTGTCAGGGGCAAGATCTTCTTCTTTAATTGAGTCCAGAATCAACTGTCGAGCTTCGTTAGTCAGAATCTCTGATCTCTTAAGGTGCTTTTCAGCATCCTTACAAAGGAATGTAATTGATTGTTCCATAATGTAAAATTTGAATGTTTGTACTCCCTACAGGATTCGAACCTGTGACCTATGGATTAGAAATCCATTGCTCTATCCAGCTAAGCTAAGGGAGCCCGATTGTTAAGGTCGCACAAAGAACAGATGTATATCCTCTTTTAAAATATAGGTATATTCTCCTATGTCATCGATATAACGAAAGTTGTTACTTCCTGTTATAACTTCTAATTCATATTCCTTACCTACTGTAGTTACAGAATTAGGACATTTGATACACTTCCGAGGACCCAGTGTAGTAACCTCAGTAGGAGCTATAGTCCTTAGGAATATTATACGAGGACCTTCTCCTGTAGTTCTGCCACATCCACCTGTATCTCTCTTATAGTTCCCAGTACATATACAGCCTGTACCTGTCCTAAATACACAATGGTATGCAGGATCTTCTGCTGCAAAGCACCATAGACTTGGATGTGCCTCTGCAGCTCTAAGCCAGGTATTAACACCTTCAATTTTAAAAACTTCTCCTATCTTTCTCATAATTACATTATTTTTCATTAAAAAAGGGTAGGGCTTTCACACCCTACCCCCCGAAAGGAAGTGTTTGTGCTTCAGGATATAAGACCGATATATATCCTCAGTTACTGGCTGGTAATTATCTCAGGGTTTTATTTATAGTATATAGGAACCCTTTGCCATTACTAGGCAATAAACCTACTGGTTTATACTCACCAAGTTTTTCACTCTTCGGTCTCAGAGTGGTTACAATTACTCTTGTAGGATTTGAGTAACTGCTTAATTTCTTCGGCTACTGCTAAGCATTCTTCTTGGATTCTTGTAGTTTCACGTAGAAGTCTTTCGAATTCTTCAGAAATTGTTTTCATAGTAGTGAAAGTTAAATAGTTAATATTACTAAATATACTTCCACTTCTCCCAATATGCGGAGAGTGAGGGATTCGAACCCCCGGTACGTTGCCGTACAACAGTTTTCAAGACTGTCACCATAAACCACTCGGACAACTCTCCAGTTAATAAAAAGATAGCTATTTAGCTTCTTGCCTCAGGTTGCTATCAAGAGGAGCTCTTTCAATCTACCCTGCCATTTTCCTGCAGTAGCTACGTCACCTCACCTGCCATTCACGAATTACGTATTTATCCAATGGCTG